AGAGCCTGAAGCAACTGAAGATGATCCTGATCCATATGGTGAATCAACTCCAGAAAAAGTACTAGACTATCTACGTGGTAAGGTCGACGTAGTCTATGGCTAAGAAATGGCACGGCGGGAAGGGGAGTGATCCCCGACCTGTTGATAATGACAAATATCGTGAAAACTGGGATAAAATTTTTAACAAAAGGAGTTCTCCATCTGAAAAAAATGATGTATAATGCCCAATCATTATGGAGAAACTATGTCATTCTATACCTCAGTATACAAGCACGGTAACACAGTCTACTGTCGTGGCTACGACGACAACGGCAAGCGCTTCACGCGTGTAGACCGAAACTTTCAACCAAAACTATTTCTTCCTGATCCAAAAGGAGACTGGACTGCCCTTGATGGTAATCCAGTCACTCCTATGGAATTCGATTCAATCTCTGACTGTATGGACTACATCCATAGATATGATGGAGTGGAAAACTTCCGAGTATATGGTAACGACGACTTTGCTGCACAGTATCGTCAAGAGCATTGGCCTGGTGAGGTCAAGTTCGATCGGAACATCGTCAACGTAACAACAATCGATATCGAGGTCGCCTCGGATGACGGATTCCCACATCCTGATAAGGCAGACAAAGAAGTAATCTCAATCACCTGTAAGAACAACATTGACAACATTTACTATGTGTGGGGTCTGTATGACTATGACACGAGTAAGTCTATTATGAAAGATAATGTTGTGATGTATGAGAAATGTAATGGTGAAGCTCAGCTACTAATGAAGTTTCTCGATTGGTGGTCTGATAGTCAGAACACACCAGATATCGTTACTGGCTGGAATAGTAAACTATTTGATATGGTTTATCTCGTCAACCGGATTACTAAAATAATCGATCACCAGGAGATTGAAAATCCAGGCCCGTTTGCTAAAAAACTATCCCCACATAAGATTATTCAATCCAGACCATTGTCAATTAATAATAAAAGGATTGCTAACTATCAGATTCGTGGCATCATGCTTCTCGACTATCTTGATCTATTTAAGAAGTTTGGATACTCATATGGAGCTCAGGAGTCGTATCGATTAGATCATATTGCTCACGTTGTTCTGGGTGAACGTAAGTTATCCTACGAAGAGCACGGATCACTGTTCACGTTGTATAAGCATGACTTCCAAAAGTTTATTGACTATAACATTAAAGACGTTGAGTTGGTAGACCGACTGGAAGATAAGCTTGGTCTGATTACATTGGCAATGACTATGGCATATACAGCTGGAGTCAACTATGATCAGGCATTCGGAACCACATCGATCTGGGATACATTCATCTATCGTATTCTCTATGACAAAAAGATTGCAATTCCATTCAGGGGACCTCCACAAGAGAAAGCTGACCTGGGAGGCGGTCACGTCAAAGATCCAATGGTTGGACGACACGATTGGATTTGTTCATTCGACTTGAACTCTCTGTATCCTCACTTGATTATGCAATACAATATGTCACCAGACACTATCGTACCCCATCGCGTACCAGGAGTTACTATTGATGGAATCCTCAACAATTCAATACAGAACGATACGGAATATGCAATGGCCGCTACTGGTCAGTGTTTCCGAAAAGACAAACGTGGCTTCTTACCTGAAGTCGTCGATCAACTTTACGCCGACCGCAAGAAGACGAAGCAGAGAATGCTCGAAGCTGAACAGAGACTACAGAATCTCCCAGCTGATGCAACACCCCACGACAGATATGCACTAGAGAAAGAAATTGCTACCCTAGACAATGCACAGCAGGCAAGTAAGATTCTGATGAACAGTCTTTATGGTGCGTTGGGTAACATTCACTTTAGATACTTTGATCTTCGGATTGCTGATGCAATTACATCGTCTGGTCGTCTATCGATTCGATGGGCAGAAAAGTATGTCAATGGCTATATGAACCAGCTGATTGGTACAACTGATACTGACTACATCGTTGCCATCGATACCGATTCACTATACATTAAGACAGATCAACTTGTTAGCAAATTTAATCCTAACAATCCAGTAAAGTTTCTTGATAGTGTGTGTCGTGATAAGTTTGAGCCTGTGATCGCTAAAGGATATGATGAACTGGCAAAGCGAATGAATGCATATGAGAATAAGATGGTAATGAAGCGAGAGGTGATTGCTGATCGTGGTATCTGGACTGCTAAGAAGCGATACATTCTCAATGTCCACAACAGTGAGGGTGTTCAGTATGCTGAACCCAAGCTGAAGATTATGGGTATTGAGGCAATCAAGTCATCTACACCAACGGTGTGTCGTGATGCACTGAAGAAGTTATTCAAGGTAATTGTATCATCGACAGAGGAAGAAACTCAGAAAGTGATTGCCGACTTCAAGGCTGAGTTTATGTCGCTAGCACCAGAAGATATTTCGTTTCCGAGAGGTGTATCAAACATTACAGGATGGATAGATAATAAGACAATCTATCAGAAAGGAACTCCTATCCATGTTCGTGGAGCTCTGACATATAACCATCACATCAAGAGTATGGGACTCGAGAAGAAGTATCAATTGATTCAGGATGGTGACAAGATTAAGTTTTGTTACCTAAGACTACCCAACTACATTAAGGAGAACGTAATCACATTTCCTGACTACCTTCCACAGGAACTCAGGTTAGATAAATACATAGACTATAATAAACAATTTGAGAAGACATTTCTCGAACCCCTTCGATTTATCCTAGCCGCAATTGGCTGGAAAGCAGAACAAGAAGCATCATTAGAGGACTTTTTCGTATGATCACACTTAAATGGGAATGCCCAGAATTTCACAAAGATTACACCAAGGCTCGTACAATTACCCATATTCTCGAGGACGAAGCTACGTTAGACGAGATGCTGGAAGCATACGTTGACTTCTTGAAAGGCATCGGGTATAGTGTTCCTCAATATAGTTACTTAGATTTTGTATCTTTAGATGATGAACCTGTCCTACAACTTGTGAAAAATGACAACTGATATATCGTTAACAATATTCAATAAAATATTTGACAATAAGACTCATAAGCGAATGGACTTTAAGTCCTTCGCTGAGTTTGAGCAGCTGTTATATAAGTTGTCGCAAGTTCCGAGGAAGAGCAAGAAAGACGCTCAGTTGATATCTCCAGCAACCTATGTACCAGATACAACACGAGCCAACAATAACGTAGTCGATTGGGGTGGCTGGTGTGCAGTCGACGTTGATGACCATGAATTTAAGGGAGATCTAAAGAGTGAGCTGGATGTATTGGTTGGTGATTATTACTACGTTTGTTATAGTACTGCAAGTAGCAGGAGCGATTCGCCAAAATTTAGGCTTGTATTTCCACTTCGACGAAGAGTTGGAAAAGAAAACATCAAAGCATTCTGGTTTGCTCTCCAATCAAAGCTCGGAGACATTGGAGATCGCCAAACTAAAGATCTATCAAGAATGTATTATATCCCTGGTCAATATCACGGGGCTGACAACTTTATTTTTACTGGTGGTGGCGTACAATCTATTGACCCGGATCAGTTAATGTCTGAGTTTCCGTATTCGGAGAAAAGAGACTCAAATAATTTTATCGATCGTCTGCCAGAAGAAATGCAGAAGCAGATTATCGAACACCGTAAAGCTAAACTAGAGAATACTAGCTACCGATGGACATCATATCGGGACTGTCCTTTCTTTCCCAAACATCTTGAATCAGAATACAGAGCGATCACGGGAACGGGGTGGTATATTACAATGTATAGAATTATGGTATCGATTGCAGCAAACGCTATTAAACGTGAGTATCCCATCACAGTGGCTGAGATTAGTAATCTTTGCAGGGAGTTTGATCGAGACACAGGTAATTGGTATGCCAATAGACCATTTGATAAAGAAGCGGACAGAGCACTTGAATTTGTTTACAAAAACATGTAAAATGTCCCCAACAGTTAGGAGATATAATGAAAGAATATTTGTATAGTGAGATCTTCAACTCCATTCAGGGGGAAGGTCATTACACAGGTGTACCTACAGCCTGGATTCGATTTTTCTTGTGCAATCTACAGTGTAATGGATTTGGACAGGATGAGCCTACTAATCCAGATTCATGGGAACTTCCATACGATAAGATTGATCTAAAAGATATTACTCGAGTAGAGGATCTTCCTGTATTTGAAAAGGGTTGTGATTCATCTTACACTTGGGCGAAGAAGTTTAAGCATTTGATGGGTTCGGGAACACCTGAGCAACTTGCTAATAAGATTATTGATATCATTAGAACTGATTCTAATCCAGATGGTCTGTTCCGTCATCCCGTATCGGGTCAAACGTCTCATCTATGCTTTACAGGTGGGGAACCGTTAATGCCTAATACACAGGATTGTATTGTCAACATTCTCCAGCATCTAAAAATGAAACCCGGTTACAATATTCAGTGGGAAGATAAGAATCTAACAAAGATAGGCAATCTCCCTTCTTCGATAACATTTGAGACGAATGGAACAAAACCTCTCAAGGATGAGATTTATAACTATTTTGCAAACCGTGGTACATTCAATAATATTGACTTGTTCTTTTCTGTTTCTCCGAAGCTATGGACTGTAGCAGGTGAGGATCCAAAGCGAGCGATTAAACCTGATGTCGTCTATCAGTATTGGGAGTTGAGTAATCGTGTTGCCAGGAACACAGGAGCGAATACTAATTTCATTCCTCAGGGTCAGCTAAAGTTTGTTGTCGGCCCTCACAAAGAGCAGTGGGAAGAAGTAGAAGATGTAATCTCTCAGTTCCGAGCTGCAGGAGTGAAATGGCCTGTCTGGATCATGCCCACCGGTGCACGAGTTGAAGAACAAGAGATGGTTGCGGGAGATGTAGCTAAGATGGCATATGAGCGGGGATATAATGTCTCAGCTAGGGTGCACACATATCTATTTGGTAATGCAATAGGAACATAATGAAGTTTAAAGAAAAGATTTATTTAACGTACGATGATACGTTATCGATGATGAAGAACCTCGAGTATGAGGTTTCTAAGATGAGACCCGACTTGATTGTCGGTATTGCTCGTGGAGGTCTGCTTCCTGCTCTACACCTTTCCCATGCACTGGATGTTCCATTAGAGTGTATGCAATGGTCTACACGGGATAGTGGGATGAAGACATTTTCGGGCCCAGTCGATGAAGAATTACAATCGGGTAGAACTGTTGTCTTTGTCGACGATATCAATGATACTGGACTAACTATGCAGCAGATCAAAGAAGAGTATAGTACTTCTCCTCCTATCGATGTGCAGCCTAGGCATATGAAGTTTGTTTCGCTTGTCGAAAAAACAGAAAGTAAATTTAAGACGGATGCATGTTCGTTACGTATTGACGATCCAAGATGGATCGTGTTCCCGTGGGAGAAAGATTAATGATTTTGAAGAGTACTAAATCTTATTACAACTTACCTGTTGCTCATATGCAGTGGTTTGATACAGATGAACTTGGACGTGAATGTGAAGGTCCATGCTCTAAGTGGCATGGTTATGATCGTTCTGTTCATTTTGAGTTTGCTGGTGAAGCTGACGAGCATGGATGGATTGTTGGGTTTGGGGATCTAAAGAAAGTAAAAAGTTTTCTTGAATATTACTTTGATCACACAGCACTTGCTGGTGCAGACGATCCTCGTATGGAGGATATTACTCACGCATATGCATCAGGCCTAGTTGATCTTCGAGTACTCCCATATGGAGTATCAATGGAGATGTCCTCTATCTTTATCTGGGAACAGGTCAATCCATTCATCTATTTGATTACTGATGGACGAGCTTACATCTCTCGCGTTGAGTGTAGAGAGCATGAGAAGAACTCTGCCTTCATTACCATAGATGAAAGGGTTGCTCTCAAGCAAGGTAAGAAGAATGCATGTATTGACAATTACTTAATTCAGAAGCCTTTATGGGATTGGCAGAGTCCAGCTAAAAAGCTGAAAGAGTATAAATAATTGTCTCAAGCAACGAAGTATTCCAGGGGTTGCACGTGCAATGCGTTTTTCCCTGGCGGGTGCAGTGAGTCCTCCTTCCTTCCACTCACGTTAAGTTCAACCTGAAGGAATCAAAAATGGCAAAGAACAATCCAGAACTAGGCCGAGCGGTCAATAAGTACCTAGACACTCTAGGTATCAATACTCCTATCACAGCTCTCGTTAAAGAAGATCGTGAAGAGAAACATCGTAAAGTAGCAGACCTTACTAAAGAGATGCTCGAAGTACTTGGTCTTGATCTAACAGATGACTCACTAGAAGAGACACCGATGCGTGTTGCTAAGATGTACGTTGACGAGATCTTCTCTGGTCTACGTTACGATACATTCCCTAAATGTACTACAGTAGAAAATAAGTTCTGCCATGGTGATGAGTTTGTACTAGAAAAGAACATTACCCTCTACAGTGATTGTGAACATCATCTACGTCCTATCATTGGACAAGCTCACATCGCTTACATCCCGGGAGAGAAGGTCCTAGGCCTATCCAAGTTGAATCGTATCACTCAATACTTTGCTCAGCGTCCTCAAGTACAGGAACGTCTGAATCAGCAGATTGCTCATGCGATTGCGTACATCACTGGATCGCAGGACGTGATGGTTGTTATCGAAGCTGGACATACTTGTGTATCACAACGTGGTATCAAGGACACTCAATCTTCTACAGTAACAGCTTGTTGTCTTGGAGAGTTTGGTGTACACAATAGCGAACTTCGTAAAGAAGTAATGTCTAATATTCGAGGCTAGTATGGATAAACCCAAGTACAGATCAGTATTCATCTCTGATGTGCATCTTGGAACAAAAGCATGTAAGGCAAAACGTCTGCATCAGTTCCTGGACTCATTTCATGCTGAAAACTTGTTCTTGGTTGGGGATATTATTGATGGATGGGCTTTGCGTCGACGTCACTACTGGACTAAAAAACAAACAGAAGTGATTCGGCGCATTCTTAAAATGTCGGAGGAAATCAATGTTTACTATATTGCTGGTAATCATGATGAGTTTATCAGACCGTTTTTCAAATATGATTTCCAATTTGGTCGGTGTCAAATTCTCGACTCGTATGATTATGTGGGCGTCGATGGACGCAGGATATACGTATCTCATGGTGACTACTTTGATCTCACAATGAAGATCCCTACTCCTGTAATTAATTTTGCAGCAAGGATATGGGACTTCATTCCTCATAAAGAGGGTCAAGATTCATTTTCACATATCATGTACAATATTCTTGGCACTGAACACACAATTAAAAAATACATTAAAGCAAAAGGATATGACTGTGCAATCACAGGACATACTCATTCTCCTAAGATAAAAGAAAATTATATGAATTGTGGTGATTGGGTTGACAATTGTTCTGCTTTAGTAGAAAATACAGATGGTAAATGGGAGTTAATATATTATGAAAAATCTGGAACACTTGATAACGGAAGCGAACTCGATTGAAACACTTGATGAGTTGTATACTTTCGTAGAGAATATGATTGACCAGTATGCTGCTGGTAAGCAAGAGCTACATCGATCAAAGCTTCAGTCTATCAAGTCTACTGTTGAAATGGGTATTGGAAAGAAAGAATATCTTGAGCGCCATGCTCGCGAAAAGCTTTTTGCATTAATTGGTAATGTGTGTTTGAATGAGAAGGTATTGTAATGGCTGTTAAACCAACAGATAAAGTATATCGTGGTGTCTATGGTTTTGTACGCGACAGTATAGTTCGTTATTCCGGATCTTCAATGTGTAAACTAACCACATTGTCCGAGAATCATAGGAACTGGAAAGAAAAATATGGATCCAGTGGCTGGACTAATTTTAGAGGACAATTGGTTGAAGATAGTCGTAATGAAACTGGCGAGTTCATTTGGTTGGTTAAACCAGCTTTGAGAACACAAAAAGAAGTTGAAGAGATTGAGGGTCAAATTATTCGTTTACTTCAACCTGAATATAATGTAGACTATGACCCTGTTAAGTCATCAATTGATAATGGAAGATATAATGCAGAGTAAAGATTTTATCTGGGTCACCTTTCAGAAGGAAGGTATTCACAAGTATCCAGATGCACCAGAAGGGGTAGAGTTTCTACGTCATCCTCATCGTCACATCTTTCACTTCCGAGTTGAGCTCGAGGTGATGCATGACGATCGTGATGTAGAGTTTATTTTATTTAAACGTGAGCTGGAAGCTTTGTATGATGGTGGCACAATGCAACTTGATTACAAGAGCTGTGAGATGATGGCTCGTGAGTTGGCAGTATACATTCGGGCGAAGTATCCCGGACGTACGATTGCTATTGAAGTATCGGAGGATGGTGAAAACGGTTGCCGTCTAACATTTGAATAAGGATATATTATGGTAAACTTTTGTCATATTGCACCGACTTCGTTTCTCGGTGCTTTCACCCGTACCAATGGTGCACATCTCATCCTCGCTCATCTTGTAGAGCAGGATCCTGTCTATCGCGAATTCTATAGAAGCCTTGATGATGGCAAGCAGAAGATTATGGATAACTCTGCTTTCGAAATGTACAAGCAGGGTCGTCCAATGTACTCTACTGATGATCTCCTTCCTATGGCAGAAGCCTGTGGGGCAGATATGATTGTCATGTCTGACTATCCAGGCGAGCACTCATCAAAGACTATCGACGCAGCTCGTGAGACTGCTCCCATCTATCACGATGCTGGATATGAAACATTCTTTGTTCCTCAGTCTGAAGTAGGTGATCTCGAAGATTATCTGTATTGTATGGAATGGGCTTTGGATGAGGGTCGTAAGTATGTGGATCGTATTGGTCTTTCCATTCTCGGGTGTCCGAATGCATTTGGTGTAGAGAAGGATAATAAGCTTCAGCGTTATATGTCCCGCTATCGTATCCTCGAGATTCTCACTCAACGAGGTCAATTCAATAGTCATCACTACTATGAGGATATCTTTCATTGCTTAGGAATGGTTGATGGTCCTAATGAAATCTCTCTACTTGAACCATGGCATCGTTACATTGCTACATGGGATTCGTCTGCAGCTGTGTGGGCTGGTCTGAACAATATTCGTTTTGATAACTCACCCACAGGTCTTGTTGACGGTAAGTTTGAGAAAGAAGTTGAGTTTGATTATACGTCAATCGATATTGACAAATTGAACTCAGTAATGTATAATATCGGGTACATTGATGAACTAGCAGGAGGTCGATAATGGCTTTTGAATGGCACAGAACACATAAGATTCTTGATTGGGTTGAAAACCATATGACAGAGTCTGTAGAAGAATACGTCACAGAATACTATGGTATTGAATCAATTGAAGAACTAACAGAAGAGCAGTTAGCTGAGCTGGAAGTGTTTCGTGATGAAGAGCTCCAAGAATACCATCCTCTTCAAATGGGATTCTCCAATGTAATTAATCATGTGGAGAATTTAATGTGGGAAAGAGAGCAAGAGAATGAAACAGATTCGAGTGACGAATGAGCTCAAGAAGAATGTCATAGAGACAGAAACTTGGTATAATGAAGAAAAGAATGTATACGTCAACTTTGAAACAGGTTGGCGTTTTGCTACGTATACACTGAATATAGAAGATGACGTTGCCTTTGAAGAAGTCTACGGTACTAATGAGAATGGATTCTGTGTCCAGGAGTTTGAGATCGAAGATATGGAATCCTCTGACAGTTTTTCATTTGATGTAGACGATGCATGGTCTCCAGGTAAGGGGTTGACAGAAGAACAGCAAACAAGTATAATAGACGAAGTTCTCGAACTGTGGGAAGAAGACGGCTGGTCAGGACTTGAGTCTGCAGGCTGGGATCATCATGACACCGAGACATGGATCTATGGACCTTTAGAAGTGGAAGAGGTTAATCAGTGATTGAATACAAGCGTAATGAAGATAAGATTATCAAAGCGATTCAGCAATACGTTGATTCGACATACAGTGCACACTACAGTGGCAAGTCTGGTCATCAGGTAACCGATGACTGGGATGATATGGGTATTATGAAAGAAGCATGCATGTCTAATATTATTAAGTATGCAAAGCGCTTTGGTAAGAAAGAAGGATACAATCCTAAGGATGTAATGAAGATTATTCATTACAGTATCTTTTTGTTAAATGAATTACAAAATGAGGAAAAGAACAATGACGATGCTTAATATTGGCAGCCGGGATAATAGCTCATCCCTGACTGGTATTCAAGAGGGAGACGTTCAACCGAATGCAGTCGACCTTCGTATTGGTAAGGTGTTTAGTATTAACAATACTGAATTTACCATTGACGAAAAGATCAAGAGTCATCGTGGTTCTGTTGAGATTAAGCCTAATGAGCATGGATACTGGACACTACAACCAGGCCACTATGAGATTGTTATGGAGAATGAGGTAGACGTAGCTGAGGGTGAAGCTGGGTTTGTTATTACACGTTCTACACTGAATCGTAATGGGGTGTTCCTAACCTCTGGTTTGTACGATAGTGGATACAAGGGGGTGATGGCTGGTGTAATGCATGTTGCATGCGGTCCTTTTACTATTCAGAAGGGAACACGAGTCGGTCAATATCTTTCATTTACAGCAGAGTCTTTACATAAGTATGACGGTGATTATGGTAAAGGCAAGGAGCATGACAAAAAGTATGGATAAACGAAACCAGCCTCTTACAGCCAATACTTGTTATTGGGTGAAAAAGAAAGACGGTAAACACTACAAGGTATGGTCTAAGACTGTACTCGATGCTCGTATCGAGCGTGGTGAGATTACCGAAGATGATCAAGTATTAATTCAAAGGGTTCAATAATGTCGATAATGGACAAACTAAAGAAGAACTCGAAAGTCAAAGAGACTTCGATTCTTTCCGAATCCAAATTCTTTACCAGTAAGGATATGATTCCTACTTCAGTGCCAATGATCAACGTTGCCTTATCGGGTGATGTTGATGGAGGTCTGACACCTGGGTTAACAGTCCTTGCTGGTCCATCTAAACACTTCAAGACTTCTTTTGCTTTGATGATGGCTTCGGCCTATCTTGATAAGTATGACGATGCTGTCTTATTGTTTTATGATAGTGAGTTTGGTTCACCACAAGAATACTTTCAGACGTTTGGTATCAATACAGAACGTGTACTACATACACCTGTAATGAATATCGAAGAGCTAAAGTTTGATCTTATCAATCAGCTTGAGAATATTGAGAAGGGTGATAAGGTAATTATTGTTATTGACTCTATTGGTAACATTGCTTCTAAGAAAGAACTCGAAGATGCGATGAATGAGAAGTCAGTAGCAGATATGTCTCGCGCCAAGCAGTTGAAGTCATTGTTCCGAATGACTACACCATACTTGACAATGAAAGACATTCCATGTGTTGCTATCAACCATACGTATAAGGAACAAGGACTGTTCCCGAAAGATATTGTCTCTGGTGGTACTGGTGTTTACTACTCAGCTGATAATATTTGGATTATTGGTAGACAACAAGATAAGCAAGGAACGGAGATCAAAGGTTATCACTTTGTGATTAATGTAGAGAAATCACGGTATGTTAAAGAAAAGTCAAGAATTCCTATCTCGGTCAGTTGGGAAGGTGGTGTTCAGCATTGGAGCGGTTTGCTTGATGTTGCTTTGGACGGGGGCTACGTTGGTAAGCCTTCTAACGGTTGGTATTGTCGTGTCGACCGGAGCACTGGGGAGCTTATGGATCCAAAGTCGAGAGAACGGGATACACTCACTGCTGAGTTCTGGCAACCAATACTGGCAGAGACAGACTTCAAAGAATACATCAAACAAAGATTCTCAATCTTAACGGAGGCTGTCGATGACGGAACCGTTGAAGGAGAATGAGGATTATGAACTTGTTCCTGAACAAGATGATCAATGGGCTGTGAGAATCCTTTCTGGACCTTTTGTTGAAACTGTAGTACAATATGACACTATAAGATTAGATGGTAAGGAAGGGTGTTTGAGATACAATTTTGAGATTGTCTCTTCACCTGATCCTGATCTGCAGAAGGAGAATCAAGACTTTCTGCAGCATGTGACAAATATTCTTTACGCATTGCTCTTGCAGGGTGTAGAGGATGGAAGTGTGGACTTTAAAGAACAAGTATGAATGCAAACCTAGAACAGACTATTCTACGAAACCTTTTGACTGATGAGAAATTCATGAGAAAGGTTTTGCCTTTTATTAAGCCAGACTACTTTGAAGGAATATATCGAATCCTTTTTAGGGAAGCTGGCAAGTTTGTGGCAAAGTATAACAAACTTCCTACCGCCGAATCGTTTCAGATTGAGATTGATCAGACAGACCGACTAACAGATGAGCAGTATAGAATGTCATCCGAGATTCTACCTCATTTGTTCTCTACAGAAAAGGTGGACGAAGAATGGTTAATCAATACAACTGAGAAATGGTGTCAGGATAGAGCAATCTATAATGCTATCATGGAATCGATCTCTATTATTGATGGTAAACATGAATCATTAACAAAAGGTGCATTACCTGACTTATTAAGTAAGGCTTTAGGTGTGGCGTTCGATACAAATGTCGGACACGATTATATTGAAAATGTGGAACAACGGTTTGACTTCTATCACACGGAAGAATCGAGATTGCCATTCGATCTCGAATACTTCAACAAAATCACAAAAGGCGGCCTTCCGAATAAAACTCTTAATATTGCTCTTGCTGGGACAGGGGTTGGTAAATCTCTGTTTATGTGTCATGTTGCTGCTGCAGCCCTGACACAACAGCAAAATGTTCTCTATATAACAATGGAGATGGCCGAAGAGCGTATCGCAGAACGTATTGATGCTAACTTATTGAACGTACCTATTGATCAGTTAGATAAGTTATCGAAGGATATGTTTACAACCAAGGTCGCTGATATCAGTCGTAAGACGAATGGTAAGTTGATCATTAAAGAGTATCCGACTGGTCAGGCTCATGCAGGTCATTTCCGTGGGTTATTGAATGAATTGAAGCTAAAGAAACAATTCGTACCTGATATTATTTTTATTGATTACTTGAATATTTGTTCTAGTTCTCGTATGAAAGGAATGGGTGGTGCAATCAATAGTTACAATTATATCAAAGCGATTGCTGAAGAACTCAGAGGACTTGCTGTGGAATTCGACGTACCTATTGTATCTGCAACCCAGACAACCAGGTCCGGTTATTCCAACTCTGATGTTGGACTTGAGGACACCTCAGAATCGTTTGGTCTCCCTGCAACTGCCGACCTCATGTTTGCACTTATATCTACAGAAGAACTTGAGCAGGCTGGACAGTTGATGGTCAAGCAGCTGAAGAATAGATACAATGACCCGACAATGGCTAAGCGATTCTTGATTGGGATTGATCGATCTAAGATGAGGCTGTACGATGTGGATGAACAGGATCTAGTGAACGACGATCCAATACCAGACAAGCCACTAAACACTTTTGGTAATAATGAAAAACCTGATACTAATGGATGGAAACTATGACAGAACGAGAAGAGTTGATGACAATTACATCGGAAGAATGTGGAGAAGTGGTTCAGGCCTGTTCCAAGATGTTAAGGTTTCCAAGTGATCAATCAACAGAAATGTTGAAGAAAGAACTCGGAGATCTGTATTGTATGATTGAAATTTGTATTGAAAAGAAATTACTGACGTACACTGAATTAATGGATGGATGTAAAGCAAAGCGAATAAAGCTTAAAGAATGGAGCAATCTGGAGCTATGAATGTTAAGCTTATATCATACTCTCAACCAAATACACAACTCGCAGAACAAGCCGATTCATCGATACAAGATCTCATCGCCTTCTGCGCCCGTGTCTCCAACCCATCCAACCAACTTAACAAAGAGACGAACGAGAAACTCCTTGGATATCTATCACGACATAAGCACTGGTCCCCGTTCGAGATGGTCAGTGCTTGTTTAGAGATTGAGACTACACGAGACATCGCACGTCAGATTTTACGTCATCGTTCGTTTTCTTTTCAAGAGTTTTCTCAGCGGTACGCTAATCCAGACCAAGAGTTTGGTGAGATGTTTGAGCGTAGAGAAGCAAGATTACAAGATGAGAAAAATCGTCAGAACTCTATTGTTACAGACGATATTGAGATTCAACGTGAGTGGGATAGAATTCAATCTCGGGTTGAGTGGATGGTTGAAAGAGAGTATCGTAACGCGATTAAACTTGGTATTGCAAAAGAACAAGCGCGAGCATTGTTACCAGAAGGACTAACAAAGTCTCGTATGTATATGAATGGAACACTTCGTTCGTGGATCCATTTTATTGAACTACGTTCTGCTAATGGTACGCAGAAAGAACATATGGAGGTTGCCAGAGAATGTGCACACGCAATTGCTGCTATATTCCCTAGCATTTCAGACTATGTCGAACATATTTGATATCAACAAATATCGAAAAAGAAAAGAGGAAGCTGCTGAAGCTGCAATGGCCGCAGATCTTCATAGACTCTTAGGTGAGATTATGATCGATGATGAACCACTGATTATTGAAGTGGTTGATAGCGATGGTAACCGAACTCTTGTCAACTTAGATGACGTTCTTGGTCTAAGTGATTCATATCTCTAGTATTTTTTATTTTAAAATAATTACAAAAAACTGTTTTCTTTTTCTTATAATGTAGGATAATGGCTACATCAAATGAAGGAGAGATAGAAATGATTAATTATGTAACTAAGCGTGAGTACACTGGTAAGAACGCAGCGATCTTGGCTGAAGCTGGTGTTGATGCAGTATTGACTTTCAAGCAGGCTACTCGTGAGTTGGGTATCCCAGGAACTAAATTGAAAGGTTTGAAAGCTTGTGCTAAGCTCGTGATGTTCTCGAAGGACGAAGACGAAACTGAGACAAACAAGAAGCCACGTTTCTTCTCAGTGTTCGATGCAACAGAAGTTTTGGCTCGGGCGTAAGGAGAGAGGTTATGGGTTATACTGCAAATTATCTTGACGTCATGATTGTGCTTGGCGTCACTGGAGTTGCTATCTCTTGGCTGCTTATCTCTGGTGAATGGAGAAAGTTCTAATGATTCGTATTCTTCGAGAAACAACTGGCACGGTGGATGACTTTACTTATCAACCACATCTTTATTATGTCAATGAAAAAGACAAACTTGTTTGGTTCCAGGTTGGAGATTACTCTCGGGGATTGGATAAGTATACGAAACCGTTGAAGTTTGACACGCGCGGCCGTACATTTGATTTGGTTGGCACAGTACCCGAAGAGCATGATGATGATATTATCGAAGTTGCTGGCTCGAAGGGTAAAGTGTACCAAGTCAACAAGACTAAGAACACATGCACCTGCACCGGATTCAAGTTCCGAGGCGAGTGCAAACATTTAAGTAAATGATTGAATTTGTTATTGAAAAAAGATTTGAAAATGTTGTTTACCTTTGCCAAAGTATATGAGACAATGTTTACATCAAATGAGGAGATATATTATGAAAAATGAAATGATGGATGCGGTAGTTCAAAAGATGATGTTGGACTTAGATCGTATGTACGGTGAAATGACTAACGCAGAAAAAAGCTATGCTCATAAAGCTATGGCTGCTTTGCTTGGCTTGCGTGGTGAGATGGCTACTCCTGAGGAGAACGAAAATGCGTAACATTGATATTCCAGGTGCAAAGGAAATCTTCGCGAAACAGGATGAGCTTCTGAAAACTTTTACACAGAATCGTGGATACATCAAAGCAGCAATTGCAATCCACGAGGCTGTGCGCGAGGATTACTTTTTTGAGAAAATGCGTAAGCTACGTGCCTCAACTGCATACGAACGTGGTGCAGTTGAGTATTACAACAAGTACGGAACAAGCGGAGAATTCTAATGCGATTTCATTTGATAGATAAAGATGGTAACATTGTATTTAATACACGAGACAAGCAAGAAGCGTACGAATATCAAAATCGTCGCCGGCCCGATTGTATTATTAAAATGGTAAAGGGGATTTAATAATGAGTAAGATGGGTAATGATTTCTTTGATATGCAAGAAGATGCAATTAACTTATCAAAGGAAGACTTTGTCAAGAAGTACGGCGCAATCAATGCTGATCTGTACGAGCAGATCAATAATAGCAATGAACCGGATCCAGAGTTCTTAACAGAATGAAAGTTCACATTGGTCCATATAAAGATGATGATACTCCTCGCAAAGAGGAGGTTCACATCCATGAATATGACACATGGAATATGGACCATACACTGGCCTTGATTGCTCTTCCTATGCTCAAACAACTCAAAGAAACTAAGCATGGTGTTCCTTATATGGATTACGAGGACATGCCAGAGCATCTACAATATATTCGTCGCGAATGGGATCCAAGAGCAGTTGGTGATTTGTTTAATGGCACTGGATATAATGATGATGAATTCCAAAGACAACAGGAATGTTGGGATTGGATGATGGGCGAAATGATCTGGGCTATGGAACAAGTGATTCAATCTGACGATAGTCAGTTTTATGATCATTCAGAGGTTGACGAAAATGATTCTCTTGAAGAATCCGTACATAAGTTGAAAGTTGACACCGAAGGCTTAAAACTGTATAATGATCGTATTGTTAATGGATTAAAACTATTCGGTAAGTATTACCAATCGTTATGGGATTAAATTATGAGTAATCAAAGAGCAGGAAAGTTCAAGCCAGCATCGATGCGTAGTGATGACACATTGACAGATGGTTGGTACAATCAAGAAGATGATACAACCAGTTACTGGGTCACAGTAAAATTTGAAGACGGTGTTGGTTTTCCTCAGCAACGTAGATTCTTGAACAAAAGTGTTCCAGCCGCTATCTGGGCATGCAAGAAGGAGTTTGGCCGATTGATCAAAGTCGTCCAAACCACAACTAGCATGGTAACGAGAGAAGATAAGTGTATTCCACCGCCACCACCAGGCTGGAAGTTTACAATGTTTAAAGTTAATATGAAAAAGAATCGGTTTGGTAAATTCAAGCACGGTAAGGCACAGGTGATTAATGAGTAAGTATATGATGGTCGATACAGTCTCAATGTTCCGCATGCGGTATGTTGTAGAAGTGCCAGATGATTGTGAGAATCCAAAAGACGAATACTTGTTTCCTTGTACCCCTCAAGAATATGCTAGTGATACTGTTGTTTGTGAAAACACTCGAGAGTTTTCTCAGGAGCACATAGGAGAGAATATAGTAAGTTGTCGTGAAGTAACATTAGATGAGGCCATCGACCAATTCAAGGTAGACAATGGTTACTATACTGATTGGACAGATGATATGATTGTGAAATCAGCTATCACAGAAATTGATTTTGACCGAGAAGCTTACTATGAAGAGGAAGAAAGAAAATGGCGACAAAATATCAATTAATGGTCGACCCAACTCCTGCTGGTTGGGCATATGGATTTCCTCGTGCATTACCAGAGGAAGCAGTTGGTGGCACAGGTTATGATCTATGGATCAAAAACGATTTTGATCTAGTAAAATGGGTTTGTAGCTTTGGCTATCCTGAAGAAAGTTTTGAAATGGTCAGATCTTGGCCACAAGAGGTAGAGTAAAATGGTAGGTTGGTATAAACTAGGAAAGATCGGTTATGGATTACTCGATTCAACAAAGAATGGACTCAAAAGTGCACCGATGGAATATAAGTTTTTAGCAACAAACTTACTTGCATCGTTGTGGTGTATCGCATTCGGCATCTTTACTGCTGAGCTATTGTTTATTGGTTATAACATTATTGGACATATTGCTTTGATTAGTATGGTATTCTTTACATGGTTTATTTTTACCATTGAAAAGAAAAAAGCAGATCCTGCGCCACCGAATAAGGTACGCTGGAATTTGGAGAAAGAAGGTTAATGATTATGTGTGGTGGAGTTTATGAAGACGAGCTCAAGGAAGAACTCGCCACGGAACAGGATTTGAGCAAATATAAAAGAAAGCCTATGGGCGATATTAAGTTTATGACTGCTGCAGATTTTATGGAAGAGCAAGATGATGGATATTGTTATCCAGGGAGTGATCCGCAAGAATGATTAGTTATTCTACCAATTGGATGGGACCGATCAATGAAGAGTTCATTAATGAGTATGGATCTCATTGGTCCGGAGGCCGTATTGACATTTACGGTGTGCCTGATCATCCTTGGGGATTTGAATACTCATTGCCGATAATGCGGACTGAAGATTGGAATCCGTTCAGTGCTTGGTTGGAAGATCTTGAGACAGAAACACTCTGGACGTTTGAGCAAATCATGGAGACCTATTTGCAAGAGACCGGTCACGTGATTAGATGGTGGAAAGAAGATGAAATTGGAAGCTGAGGAAGGTATTACACCCGATGCTTGGGTGATCGTAGAGATACAAGATCCGATCCATCCAGGTTATCCCCCTCGTCAAAAGATTCTCTCTGGTTGGTCTGGTAGTTATCTGTATGGGGACTCTTGGCGTATGAGCTCACATATTAAAGAAATCAATATAAAAGTAAACCAAGACTTCTATACAGTTAAAACTGAAAGTGGGTCAACATACTATTTACTTAAAGGCCGTCAAGGATTACGAATGAGTAATGCTGGAATATATAATGAACTAAAGGAAAGGTTCGGCGATAGAATTGAGATTATTGAATTATGAAAATTAAAATTGAAATGGATATTACTCCTGATGAATTTCAGGAGATTTTTATTCCAGGTGATAAACAAACAGAGTTTCAGATGAAATCATATGATGCTTATGTTGCTGCACTTGGTGATGTTTGGTTGGATCAAGTAGATCCATATAATGTTTTGAGAAGAAACAAATCCTCTAGTTAGCTAGAGGATTGTCCAATGCGCGCTGAAGTTTCTTTCCAAGACGATCTTCAAGATCTGTGATCTCACGATCTACTTTATCCTCTAGATCAGTTCTCATACTATCATTACGTTCTGCAAGACGATTTGCTTTTTCATCATAATCGTTTTGTAGAGCGTCTCTTTTATTCTCAAAACGTTCTTCAGCATTTGAAATTGACTGACGAACATCTTCTTCGGTCTCACGGATTTTATCTTCCATACGATCAACTTGCTTTTCAATACCAAGGATATCGTCTCTCAAACCAGATTTGATATCCCGAGTATATTCAATCGCCTCATCGATGCGAAGCATTTGCTGATCCATCTTGAGAATAACTTGATTGTTTGAAGCCTCAATCGCATCAACGTCAATATTCTGGATGATCTCTTTCATATCCATGTAATCTTTATAGATCTCAAATCCACCCCAGGCAGCGCCGCCAGCAGTCGACAATGCAGTAAGAATAATCATCATTTTTCCACCACGGAATGTCATTCCGCCGAATTCAAACTCTGCCATTACTTTCTCCTTATACTACGGAAGCCAAGCCCATCACACCAGTGATTAGCGCTCCAACCAATTGGATATTTTCTGACTTGCCTTCAATGTTTTCTGTTCGAACCAGATCTTCCATAAGCTCTTTTGCTTGCTGAGATGATATATTGCCCATTGCTTGTGCATCAGCAATTTCAAGAGCCAACGCCGCTTGTCTTTCAACAAACTCGTCGCCACATGATAATAGTGCTTGTACTTCTTTAATATTTTCACTCATTAATATCTCCCCATTGTTGCGTCTGCAATATCAGCAGATTGTTTAACTAGTATCTTCTTCTTCATGTTACAGAAGAACGCGTTGTTGGAATTATCTTCATATAAACCATCGACAGTTTTTTTCATTTCCCCGACGATTTCCCCTATGTCCGAAGAACCTCTGGACTCAGAGTAGTAGGTAAACAAATCCACCCTGTCTTTGATTTCTTCAACCTGATGTTGATATGGTTGACTACAGTCGAGTTTAGCAACCGCAAATCTTACATCAACAGCAAGCATTGATTCGTTATCGTCCCAGAAAGACGGGATGGTTGAACATCCCGTCATCAGAGCTAGTCCTAAAATAGCTGCACTAAGTTTTAACATCATTTTCCTCTATTTGTCGTTTTAGTCTTTCCACTTCCCTTTGAAGTTTGCGAATCATTTCCCTTAAATTGAAATAATCTCTATCAGACATAAGACTCCTATCTATATTGCATATCCACCATTTTTTCATGGAGGATTTGCTGTGCCAGTCCGTTTCTTAGACCACGCCGAGATTCTGGCACTTTAGTCTCGGTGTAGAATTGGACATCAGGAAGATATCCACCATTCATTGCCCTACTATATGTATTAAAGTCAGGAACATAGTTTATCAAGGCAAGGACTTGAGCTTGTGCTGCTTGTTGTGCTTCAAGCGATGCAGCTGCTGACATTTGTTCGGCCAATGAAGCAGCCTTTTTCGCAATTGCTTTTTTCATTTTTTCTTTCTTTGAATCTTTTTTCTCAGATTCTGAATCTCCTCCATCAGAAGACTCTCCCTCAGATTCATCGGATGATTCAGAATCGTCTCCTCCTGCTTCTTCAGTAGATGCAACAGACTCGGTTTCGGTTGTATCATTTTCTAACTCCAGGGAAGCCAGTTCTTCTTCCATTTGCTCTTCTTGAGTTTCTTGTTGAGATGGTTCTGGTGCCAGGTCAGCAACAGGTTCTGTAACCACAGTGGGGACCGTTGGGCTAGTTGACAGATCAGATAGGATACCATCGACGGTTGAGTCTCCTGTTGTTGACGGTCTTCCGATTTCTTCTGGATCAGTGACAGGCAGGACCGTCTCCGATGCTGAAGAAATCGTCTCCGGCGTACTTGTTGTCTCTTCATTTAAGATATTCTCCTGTGCATAGGCTTCTGCATATCCATCACAGTTTCTATCATATAAAGGATCTAAAGAACATTGATATTCGAGATAGGCTTGGGCGTATCCGGGACAGCCGGTATCAAATAAGGGGTCTGATGAGCAGTTGTAGTCGTACAATGCTTCGGCATAGCCTGGACAAGCTGTATCGTATAGAGGATCAATGCTACATTGATAGTCAAAGTAAGCAGAAGCGTAACCAGGACAACTCTGGTTATATAAGGGATCTGCATTACATTGTTGGTCGAAATAAGCCTGTGCATAGCCTGGACACCCCGAGTCGTAAAGTGGATTTGCTTGACAGTTTAGTTGGTATTGCTGTTCGGCATATGCTTCTGCATATCCAGAACATGCTGGATCGTAGAGAGGATTTGCGGCACAAGGATCAGCAGTATAATTAAGAGTCAATGAGACGTCTTTGACTTCTGGTCCATAATAGCCTGCCCAGAATCCACCATCCTTACCAATGATTCTCAATTGAATGTTTTGTGGATCAAGGTAACTATTTGCAAAGGTTTCGGTACCAGCACTTGAATACCAAGTATCATCTGCACCAATATTGCTATAATCATAAACATAATCCTCGACCTCATTACCATTTGCATCTTTTACAGTTACTTCAAATCGTAATGTATCTCCACCTCTGCCATTGTTGGAAACTCTACGCCATGTCCAAGCATAGTTGTATCCATCAACCTGAACACCAGATGCTTGTAATGCATCATTGATTGCTATTGTTTGAGAAAGAATATCCTGTCCATAACTGAACATAATCGTATCAGTACTGTTATCATATAAAGCACCACTACCAGAGATAGATGCACAACAACCGCCAGGGTCATTGCCGTAAGTAGCACCGTCCCAGCTATCGTTGCGAATCACATTACCTGATGTATCAGAGTGTGCCGGTAAGTGCAAAGATAAGAGCAGAAGTAGCAATACCCCAACCCCAACCTTCAAACTTGTCATTACGTCTTTCCTCTACTTCGATCTCTGTTGGCTTCAGCTCAGGATTTGCTTCCCACAACGCCTTTGCTTCTGATCCAATCTTACCTTCATAAGGACAAGGAGTTCCTGCCATCCACATTGCATTGAATACACGTGGATCACCACACATAATAGAAACAGCAGCAACCTTCATACCCATGTCATATACAGTCTTTGCGAGTTTTAATCGTTCACAGTTGAGATCCCTAACTGTAGCTCCACCAGAAATACCAAGGATTTGAGTCTGTACAGCACCAGAAACTCCAACCGTACATAGATCAGAATTGCTTGAATTAATAGATGGACTAATTGCAGAAGAAGGTGGAGACTTAACTGTGGTCTCGGTCTTTCCTGTAGTCGTAACCGTACTATTGCTGGTTGAATCAGTCACAATTGGGTCAGCACCAAAAGCCATAGCTGTAAACATAATTAAGCCAGCCATTGCTAGCTTCTTAAGCATCTCTGCTCCTTATTTTATATTTGAAAGTAATAATAGAACAAATCCAGATATAACTGTAAATCCTACAGTTATTGCTGAACCAATGATCAATGAATCGATAAGAAGTTTCTTTCTTTTTACTTTTGCAATCTGTTTTAACTTCATTTCTTCTTCTCGACTTTTTTTCATTTGAGCCTGGAAAGTAAGCCAGTCCTGCCACATGCCACCTCTTCCCTGCCAAACCATCATCTCTTTTAGCTCATCCTCCTGAGCTTTAAGCTTCTCAGCAGCCATGAAAGCTTGTAAGTCAGATTTGTATCCATGTTCATGAGCTTTCTTCTGAATCTCAGATTTTAGACCAAAGTATTCTGCGGCTGCTTCACCAGCCTCATAAATTTCCTTTCCATTCTGAATCGTCTGCTTAATGACATCAAATGCAGCATTAGCAGCGGCAAGCTCTGCTAACATAATCGACTCCTCTCTCTATGGGATATTTATAATAAACCTGTTGCCGATAATAAAAAATTAATATATAATAGAGTAGAATTCAGTGAAGCAAAGAGATAAGTTGACGGACCCGGGGGCAGTACCCGGCGGTTCCACCAAAAGCACTTCGAGGAGTGTTTCTGATGGGACCGAAATAGATTCGACGGCGACCCAAGGCTTTGTGGAGAATAGGTGCGCAAGCTACCTCAGGCGGGTGTTAGATCATTAGCCGAAAATGCAAGGACTTAAAATAAACGCAAACGATGACGTTTACGCTTTAGCCGCTTGAGGCTAAACGGGGTCTGGCCCACCTTGTAATCCAACGGGCTACTTTTTTGGAGATGTAAGCTATGAGCTTCTTACTGGCAGCCGTAGCTGCATTCGAATTACAATTACCGATTATGTGTGGTCCTTCACAAAATTTATTGGAGGGCCTTCGTGAAAGATATAAAGAGGAAATTATCTTTATGGCACCAAGTAAAAATGAAGATGGTGAAGATTTGGCCCATTCTTTTTGGGTGAATCCACGGACAAAGACTTGGTCCTTCATTGTAACAAACAAACAAAAGCAAACGACATGTGTTATTTCATCTGGTGACAACTTTCAGTTATTTCCACCACAAGGCACGGAAACATGATTACAGAAAAGTATAGGAATCATTTGACACCAGCCAATCTATTAGAGGCTGAAAATTATTTGCATTACTGTATGCGATATGGAATTGCTTTTGAACCTGAATACCTTCCTGATGAGATCATTGCTGATCTCCTTCTTATAAAGTGCCGTGAATTATCAAAAGACGAATATTCTTAAGTTACCTTTTATATCCAATCAATACCTAAAAAAAGATATTAGTTGGATATAAAACAAATTTTAAATTAATTGAAAAAAACTGTTGACTTTGTATAAGTATGGTCGGATAATGTTTATCTGAAATCAAAAAACAAAGGAATTTATATTATGGCACATCAAGTTGAAACTATGGCGTACGCAGGTGAACTTCCTTGGCACGGTCTTGGAGTTCCTGTTTCTAATGATCTTACTCCTGCTCAAATGATGCAGAAGGCTGGGGTCGATTGGAAGGTTGAAGAGCTTCCTTCATTTGTTAATCTAAATGGCGAACAGATTGCCACTGGCCAGAAAGCTCTGGTCCGTGCTACTGACGGCCGAGTTCTTACCAATGTAGGTAAGGACTGGAATCCAGTCCAGAACGAGCAGGCTTTTGAATTCTTTAGTGAGTATGTCTTTGCTGGTGATATGGAGATGCACACTGCTGGATCTCTTCGTGATGGCCAGATGGTCTGGGCTTTGGCAAAAGTCAAAGAATCATTTGATTTGTTTGGTGGTGACCAAGTAGAATCGTATTTGCTTTTCTCTAACCCACACCAGTATGGTAAGTCAATCGATGTTCGATTCACTCCTATTCGTGTAGTGTGTAATAACACATTATCTTTGTCTCTCAGCATGCAGGCTGAGCGTCAAGTAAAGGTTGGACATCGTGTTGAGTTCAACCCAGGTGAAGTCAAAGAGGCTCTTGGAATTGCTTCTGAGAAGTTGGCTACATACCGTGAGATGGCAGAGTACCTTGGCTCTAAGCGTTTCACTATGGATAAGCTAATTGAGTATTACAACACAGTTTATCCTCGTCATTCTGACAAGCGTGTCAAAGACAAGAAGTTGTCTGCAGAGACATTGTCACGGAATGCGAAAGCATGTCTTGATGTCCTCGAGACACAGCCTGGTGCCGAGTTTGCTGAAGGCAGCTGGTGGCAGGCATACAACTCTGTGACGTTCAATACTGATCACGTCCAGGGACGCAATGCGGACAATCGTCTGTATTCATCATGGTTTGGTTCTAACCAGACTCGCAAGAAAAATGCGCTGGAAACAGCGATCGAGTTTGCGGAGGCGGCATAAGCCCCTCCCCCTTTCTTCAGTATATCGATTACTTTTTTGTTATAAATACATTAAGGTAATCGATGGAACTGATAATGGACCCTGAGACTAAAGCTTGGCTAACAACTGACGCTGAACATCTGTGGGTCATGGATAAGCTGATTCTATCCAGGACTATGGGATACATGTGTGGTCCCACTGGTTTGGATGTTCCGTATCCAGGCGAGTATATTGTCAGACCTTGTGTGAATATGCTAGGACTGGGATTGGGTGCGCAAAAAGTATTTCTTGAACAGTCAACCGATCATCTACCACTTGGACATTTTTGGTGTGAGTGGTTTGAGGGTGATCATTATTCTGTTGATTACTTTTGGGGCCAGCAAGAGCTGACAGTTAAAGGTATAAAAAATAAAGATACATTGACCCATTGGGATTCATGGATAAGAGATGATATAGTCTTTCCTTTTCCTGATGAGTTAGAACAAGTATCGTTATCGATCCCTTGGATCAACTGTGAGTTTATTGATGGCAAATTAATTGAAGTTCATTTGAGAAGAAATGAAGACTTCAGTTTTTTAGAAAACCAACAGGAATTTATACCCGTGTGGGAAGGTGATAGTAAACAACCACCAGAGGGATATCAATATATTGATTATCCTGAACTACACGGCCGCGTCGGGGGATTTGTAAGGTAACATGATTAAGTTTAAGAATTATATATTGGAGGAAACTATGCTTCAAGATGAACTAGTCAAGAGGCTTGTTAAACTCGGATATGGCAAAATTGAACCCGATACAAGAAACCGTCTATTTGTCTATGTTCCAAGATCAGAAAGAAAAACTGAACTTGCAAACATTGCTGATAATCTAAAAGCAATTGGTGCTATACTAGATGTATCTGATGATGGTCAGAAGGCAGGAAAGTCGTCAGAAGGTACTGTCAAGTTTGATGGAGCATATGCTGGTCAATATGTTTCTGTCAAACCAGCTGCTGGAGCTAAAGACCTTACTACAGATGAAAATGAATCTCTCGCTGCATACTTCATTGCCTGCAAATTGAAACATCCTAATACTGAATTTGCTATGGATGATTTTGCCAACCTATCCGTACAATCAAAATTCTCGGCTGAAGATCTGATCAAAAAAGCGCCTCAGAGTTGGATCATCAGCTCAAAGTTTGTTGCTAAAAGAGTTACAAGAGTTCCTCAGATTGCTAGTAAGCCGTTTACTATCTGTCAAAGAAGTAACAGTGCTTTTGTTAAGAATATTTCGGATGCAGCTGATTCCCTATTGAAAAAAGCTGGTAAGGAAATGCAACTAGATAAGTGGAATCCAGCTGACATTTGGATGGTCAATCCTAGATTCCTCGACACAGACTTCAGTCAGTTTGAAAGTATCTACGAACTGAACACATGGCTACAGAAACAATATGTTGCTAAGACTGTAATTGGTGTATCATTAAAGAAGACTGACAGTAAAGTCAAAGGTGAGATTAAGAACTTTAGAGCAATCCAAAAGCCTATCAAACTCACTAAACTGGATATTGGTAAGCGTGGATTCACTCAGAGCAAAACCTGTACGATTACATTCAATGGTAGAGATTCACTGGATATCAGATCGTTCAAGCGAATGTCTCCTGCTCAGGGTGAGTTGAAAGGTAGACTTGCTGCGGGTGGTAAGATTACACCAGCAATGATCGAAAAGTATATCCAGGAGTGTGTCGGTGGCCAATTCAAAGTAATGACTGCTACCGAGATCACTCAGATGTATGATAGAGATAAGAGAAAGATCTATCAGTATGCTCTTGACCAAGCTAAGAAGTTTGACTCAACTATCAAAATGAATGTCGATGAACTAATGAATGAGATTGAGACACATAAAGATTATAAGACCTCTCCAAAATCATATCTGATATCTAAGATTCAGGGAATGGAGATGATCAATGCTCTCAAAGGTCAGCCTAATGACAAGGTTGAATGTGCGATCCAAAAGATTGTATCATATGCTGGTTCCCAGACAGACGTTAGTTCTGTATACATTAAGATAAGTTAAGATATGGCTCAGTACAGTAAGAAAAGAAATAGTAAACAAAGACCTCAGAAAAATGATGATCTTTATGAAGTTAATCTCTTAGCTCATACAGATGGTGAATTTGTTACTGCTGTCAATCCATTTGGTAAGCAAGTAGTTCTTGTTGATGATGATACCGTACAGCATACATCATTAAACAGACGTAAGGTATCTACATTTGAGCTGACAGATTTTGCAACATTTACTCGATCTAAAGATACAGGAATTTTTGATGAATTAACTTCCGGTACAGCAAGTGCTACACATGATGCATATCTTGGTATGGTTAAACTAGAAGTCGGTTCAGATGTTGGGGATGAAGTGATTCGTCAAACCAAACGAGTTCAAAGATATCTTCCTGGCCGTCAAGGTGAATTTTCAACAACAATTATCTTTGGAACACCTACTACTGGCATTCGTCGCCGAGTTGGCATGTTTAATGAATCGAATGGATTCTATTTTGAAGATAGTGGTGATGGAACATATCGTTGTGTTTTAAGAAGAAATACTGCAGGTGGCATTGAGGAAGAATCATATGCTCGTGATGAGTGGAATGTTGATAAGTTAGACGGTACTGGTCCGAGTGGAATTACAGCTGATCCTGAAATGATACAGCATATGAGTATGGAATATGAATGGTTTGGATCTGGTATGATTGAGTGGAACTTTGTCATTGACAATAATAAGTTTCCAGTTCATCGCATTCTTCACGCTAACAGACACCCTCATACGTGGGCTTCAAGGGCAGCATTACCAATTCGTGTGGAATTAACCAACGTTACTGGTGCTCCTGGTACACATACTTTTTATCAAGGTGCTCACGCTTTGTCTGCAGAGGGTACTACCACACTGCTAGGTAGACAAGAAAGTATTTCAAGCGCAATTACCGGTAAAACTCTAACTAATGCAAATACTTTTTATCCAATTGTTGCAATTCGATTAAAATCGGACTCTCTGTTTAGTGTTATTATTCCAGATGAATATGCTGGTTGCACATTAGATAATACAGATATCTTTATTCGATCAATTGAAGGTGCTACAGTTACTGGTGGTACTTGGGTAAGTGCTGGAGCTGAGAGTCCGGTGGAGTATAATATAACTGCAACTAGCTTTACGGGTGGTAATATTCTTCAGACAACATATGTTAGTTCTGGTAATCAGGGTGAGAAGTATACGTTTCCGCAAAGATCAATTACTCAGATTCAGAGAAGTACAACTACTACTCTTGGAGATACATCAGATGTATTTTTAATTGCCATTGCCGCAACTAGTTCTAATAAAGCTGGTTGGGCGTCTCTTGGTTGGATTGAGGTACGATAATGAACTTTGCAGAATATATAACAGAACAAAAAAACACACACATGACTCACATTGAGGATAAGGTTTTATATGGCGGAGTTGATGGAACTCGGCAAGCAATTCTTGCATTACGTGCTCTCAGAGATACCTTTGCTGGTGAACACGATGGAAAAGTTTCTGTTAAGTGGGATGGTGCTCCTTCTATCTTTGCTGGTACTGATCCTCGTGATGGACGATTCTTTGTCGCCAAGAAAGGTATTTTCAATAAAAATCCCAAAGTGTACAAGTCTGATGGTGATATTGATGATGATACAAGCGGTGATCTTAACACAAAGCTTAAGCTTGCTCTAAAGCATTTACCGGATCTAGGAATCAAAGGAGTAGTTCAAGGTGATTTCTTATTTTCAAGCGATGATATTAAGAGTGAAAAAATTAAAGGAAAAGATTACATCACGTTTCATCCGAACACAATCGTCTACGCAGTCCCAGCCAATACCCCTATGGCGAAGGAGATCAATGCGGCGAAAATAGGAATTGTGTGGCACACCTCGTATACAGGAAACAGTTTTGAAACAATGAAAGCTAGTTATGGTGCAGACGTCACAGGATTTAGAAAATCTAAGAACGTCTGGTCACAAGATGCCCTACTAAGAGATATGACTCAATATACTATGTCTAAAAAGGACACGGAGGAAGTCAATGAATATCTTACACAAGCTGGGAAATTGTTTAACCAAATCTCAGGTTCGACGCTTAGACAGCTCGAACAGAATCAAAAGCTTGCTCAACATATTGAGCAATTTAACAACACCCACGTACGAGCAGGCACAGTTATTACTGATACTGCAGCGCACACCAGAAAACTCATCGTCTGGATCAAGAATAAGTACAGGAAGGAAATTAGTAAGAGAACTACTGAAAAGGGTAAGGCTACTCAACAAAAAGCGTTGAATGATTTACTTGAGTTTTTCTCTGCAGCGAATAAAGCATCGTTACAAAAAATATTTGAATTACAAAAAGTTATTGTATTAGCGAAACTAAAACTTATAAATATATTAGACCGATTTAATAAGATTAAGACTTTTCTTAAGCATACTAAAAACGGTTACCAAACCACAGGGTCAGAAGGCTTCGTAGCCATTGACACACTTGGTGGTGATGCGGTTAAGATTGTTGATCGTATGGAATTTTCATACGCCAACTTTAGCCCAGAAATTTTGAAAGGCTGGCAAACACCACGCCGTCAATAATATATTAGATGGGAAAACCAGGAGAATAAAAATGGCAGAACAGCTTCTGCGATTCAGAGATGTACTTGAAATGGATGGGAAGGATAACTTCAGCCGTCCATTATCCTTTGACGATTTACACGTCACAAACTACCGTCCTGGTGAAGACGATCTTACCAACTATCGCGCCTATCGTCGCAAAAGAACTCATGGTGTAGGCGAAGGCGGTCCAGTTACAGAATCAGTAGAAGAAGCTCTAACCGTTCAACAAAGACTCCAGCGCAAGAGAACATTCAAGAGACTTCAACCGAGAATCAAGCTTGGTCGTGAAAGAGCGAAGCGAAGAATTGCCTCCAAAGAAAAATTAATGAAGCGAACTCGTAAGCAAGTTCGTCAAATGTTCTTAAAGAAATTTACCAAAGACATTCCAAAGTCAGAGCTGACATATGCACGCCGTCAAGAAATTGAAAAGCGTTTAGATAAACCAGCTATCAAGAAAAGAATTGACACATTGGCAAAGAGAATGTTTCCTAAAGTTCGGCAGGCCGAACTAGCAAAGAAAAGAGGCGGCGCTAAGTGATTAGTTCATTTAAAGGCTTCTTAGTTGAAGAAGAAAAAACAGTTTATTTCACGTTCGGAAGAATGAATCCTCCGACGATTGGTCATGAGAAGCTTTTACAGGTACTTGCATCAAAAGCGGGTAAGAACCCTTATCGCGTATATCTCTCTCAGTCAGAAGACCAAAAGAAGAATCCTCTTTCATATAAAGACAAAGTCAAGATCGCTAGAAAGATGTTTCCTAAGTATGCAAGAAGCATCATGATGAATACAAAAATTAAAACTGCTATTGATGCTGCCACTCAGCTGTACAACGATGGATATGTTAACCTTGTTATGGTTGCTGGTGGGGATCGTGTTCCTGAATTTGATATTCTATTGAAAAAATATAATGGGGTCAAGGGACGCCATGGATTCTATAACTTCAATAAGATCACAGTTGTTTCAGCTGGAGCCAGGGATCCTGACGCAGAGGGCGTAGAAGGAATGTCTGCATCAAAGATGAGAGATGCAGCTAAGCTTGGGGACTTTACCAAGTTCAGTCAAGGTATTCCAAAGAATGTTTCTAATGCTGATACAAAAGCTCTATACAATGCTGTCCGTAAAGGAATGGGATTGAAAGAAGCAAAAGAAACAACACAGCACGTTCAGCTCGAGCAGGTATCAGAGATCAGAGAATCATATGTCAACGGTGAACTTTTCAAAGAAGGTGATACCGTTGTCATCAAGGATACTGGTGAACTAGCAAAAGTCAAAACACTTGGTTCTAATTACGTTATCGTTGAAGGATCGGGTAACAAATATCGTAAGTGGTTGGATGCTGTTGAGAAAGTAGAAGACAATAATGTAGAATACGAAGTTGCTCCTTTCTCGGTGAAAATGGAATCATTAAGCGAAGCTCAGGATCCAGATATCAAAGATCGTCCAGGAACTCAGCCAGCAAGATACCATAAAGGTTTGGCTAAGTCGACTAAAGTAAAAAGAGACGCTCAGTTTAAGAAACAAACAAAAATGGCTGACGATGATCCAGCTGCTTACAAGCCAGCTCCTGGTGATGCAACTGCTAAGACAAAGCCAAGTAAGTACACCAAAGCCTTCAAGCAAATGTTTGGTGAGGATACGGCTGTAGGAGGAAAACAATACAAATACCTCCACCATTGTCCTAGTGCAATTACAGCATTTAAAAAAGATATCAAAATGCACGGCAATACTAATGAAATCCATAAAGCAATATCAGCTGTGGATCATTATCTTGAAGTGGAAGATAATGCTAAGAAGCGAGGATATGCAACTCAGGCTGATATTGACTTGATGAAGAAGAGACAGCAACCGGCTAAAGCGGCCATTCAAGCAGCCGGGTTGAAAGATCACAATTATCATCAGAGTCATATCGATACGCTTAAAGATATGCTAAAAGAACCTACTAATGAGCAAAATATCGAAAGAGTTAAAGATCGCATTTCTCGTGAAAGAGAAATTGAAAGAAGAAGAGATGCTGCTGATAAGAAGCGTCATGACTCGATGATGGATAGAGCTCGTTCTGCTAGAACAAGAAGAATTAACAGAAGGACTTCTTAATGATCAAATTTCAACAGTACATAGAGGAAGAGGCTGGTAAGTCTCTAGCTGATAAGGCAAAGAAGTCAGGTATTTCTGTAGGTACGTTAAAGAAAGTTTACAACAGAGGTGTTGCAGCATGGAAGACTGGTCATAGACCAGGAACAACTCCATCTCAATGGGGACATGCAAGAGTCAATGCTTTCATTGTGAAAAAGAAAAAGGGTGGTCTCAATCACGATAAGGATCTTGCATGAAGTCCTTCAAGAACTTTATGGAAGGAAAGACAGCAGACCTTATCAAAAAGAGTCATAGTAAGAGAGGTGCACCTGGTACTCTCAAGGCTAAGATCGATGGACCAATCACTTTACAAAAAGTTAAAGCATTAAAAAATAGACCAAACGCTACGACTTCGGATAAGAAGCAAGCCAACTTTTATATTAATATGCATGGAGGTTAAACATGCCACTTAAAGTATCAGACGGAATGGGAGCGTGGATTTCTGATTTCAAGAAGTCTGATGCCCCTCAGTTCAGCGGTAAGTCAGATAAGGAGCGTCGCGAGATGGCGATTGCTGCTTACTTGGATGCAAAGAAAGGTCCTAAGAATGAGGCCCATGATAATCCTCCATTTGACCCAGATCCACCAAAGAAAAATATGAAGAAGAATAGTGACGGTTCTGCTACTTCTCCATTGTCAAGAGCAAAACAACTTGCTAAGATGGCTCGTGACAGAGGAATGAAAAAAGAAGATGTTAATGAAGCAGTTCATCCTGATCATGTAACTTTGCATCCACATAAGACCGACAAGACAAAGTATACTGTTGGTCAGGTGGGTAAGAATGTCAAAGGTCGTTTGAATCCTGGTGAACACATTTCTGATTCAGAAGTAGACGATCTTCATGATATGGGTATGAAGGTTAAGCATGAGCGTAGACCTTACAGAGAGTCTGTTGAATTTGACGAAGCTAAAGACATGTATGCATCAGCTGCAAAAGAGCTTAAAGATTATGCAAACAAAAGCGGTGGTATTGACAAGAAAGATTTCCACACTGCAGCTAAACATATCGAGAATATCGGTAGAGCTAATATTATGAATAAAGGTCAACATCTTGGACAGTTAAGCAAGCATTTACGTGACCTCGATACATCCCCGCGTGAAAAGGTATTATCTGTATTAAACAAGCATGGTCATAATGTTGGCGACTTTATGCCGGGTGCTAAAATGCGCCGCGAGTCAATTGAAGAAGCTGGATCTCCCGAGCGTTACAAGATGATCAAGAAAGCTGGTGACAAGTATAATAAAGAGAAAAAGAAAGCTGAACGTGACGCTATGAAGGCCATGTCAAAAGACAAAGATATGATGGGCGAAAACAATTCAGCTCCACAATCCGCAGCTCATCGTCGTGCTCAAATGGGTTCAAGATATAGTGATATCATGAAAAAGCGTCAAGCTGACAACGAGAAAGCACGTCAAGCTTTGAAAGATCCCGATCATAACCCATCATGGGCAAATTCAAAGTCAAAGACTGAAGAAACTGTATCTGAATTGAAGAAGAGTACATTGGGTTCTTATGTCAATAAGGCTTCAAGAGATGCTGCATCAAAAGCTTATGGCGCTGCTTCAGCTGCTAAAGATAATAGAGCAGATCAAGCTGGCAAAGATTTCTCTAAATCTATGAAGCGTTTGAAAGGTGTTGAGACAGCTACTAAGAAGATGGCAAAGGAAGATATCGACGAAGCGAAGTCATTTGATCAGAAGTTCAGAGATCATCTGAAGTTTTCTATGTCTAAGTCTCCTGCAGTTCAAGATTATATGAAGAAGCGCAGAGCTGATCGCGATGCACGTCATGCTAAACAGGATCCAGCTGCTGTTAAGAAAAATTATGGACCAGCTGTTATTCCACCTGGTACAGCTTACAACAAAGCACGTAAGAAAGGAATGAATCCTTCAGCAGCTGCTGATGCTGTAAGTACTGCATTTAAGAACAGAGCCAAAGGGAGAAAGCTTCCTGAGGGAAAGATTGAAGAGGCAGCTCAATTCAAAGTAGATATTGAAGGGTTGCCTCCAACTTTCATTCAAGGTAAATCATCTGCGGAGATTTTAGCTAATCTCCGTAAAATTGTTAAACAACCATCCATGATCAAGAATGTTGAAAGATATACTGACATGGAAGTAAAGAAAGCTTATCGTCAAAAGGCACAGGGTCGTCCAATGGGTGAGGCTGTTGATTCTACTGATACCGGTGGTGCAGAAGAAACAAAGATGGCAATGAAGCAAATTAAGGCAATGAGACATTTCCTTGATGGTATCGAACAGAGAGTCGGTAATCAGGGTGATATGGAAGAATGGTACCAGAATAAGTTGACCAAGGCTAACGATTACTTGAAATCTCTTTATGCATACGGAAAGGGTGATGAAGAAGTTTAGAAATCTGAGACAAGAATCTATGGGGCCCCAGTGGCTGCATAAAGCAGTTATGGCACCTAAGATGAAAAAACTTGTTAGAGCTTATTTAAACTGGCGGAAGAAAAATCCTGGCCAGGGTGCGCGTGGTGTACAACAAGCTATTAAGATGATGGGATTGTCTCCACGTGATGGAAATCAATTAATTGATAAGCTCAATGATTTGGTCAAACAAGGTAAACTTCCTAAACATTTGGCGATTAGTGAAGAGTATAAATACGAGGAAGGTACACCGGAAGCAGCTGCTCATGCTAGGAAAATGACTCCCGGCCAGAAAAAAGAAGCTGCTATGCCTACAACAGCTCAGATTCGAATGAACAGAGCGTTGAAAAAGCATGGTGTTGGTAAACATGATGACTTCTATAAGTCGCAGATGGATCCAGAAACTCGTAAGAAGTATGAACCAAAGAAGTTTGAAAGAAAGCCTGTATCACCAGGAACATCTGTTCCTCCAGAAAAAAGATTTAATTGGTTGAGGAAAGACTAATGGGTTTCAAGAAGTTTAGAGAAGAGTGGATCGACGACACGTGCGAATGTGATGAGTTGTTTGAACAGCTCGAACTGACAGAAGCAGAGTACCAAGGGAGAAAGGTGACATTGAATGATCCGTTCCGTACTCCAAGTGGACCCAAGAAGTTTTCTGTATATGTCAAGAATGATAAGGGTAACGTAGTTAAAGTAAACTTTGGTGATCCCAACTTGTCAATTAAGAGAGATGATCCCAATCGTCGTAAAAGTTTTAGAGCACGTCACAATTGTGACAATCCAGGTCCAAAATGGAAGGCAAGATATTGGTCTTGTTACCAATGGCGGGCTGGAGCAAAGGTAGATAATTAATAAGGATAAGAAATGGCTACCCGCGAAACTCAAACAACTCGTCTCGATCGAATCGAGGAAAAACTCGACAAGCTTGCTGAAGCTATGGTCGCAATGGCACGCGCCGAAGAAAAGATTGTAAATCTTCAAGGCGATCATGCTGACATGCATGAAAGATTAAATAGACACTCTGAAAAATTAGATGAAATTGAAAGAGTGTGCAGAGATAATCATAGAACAATTGGTGTAATAAACAAATTGTTCTGGATTGTATTAGTGGCCGTAACAGGGTCGGTAGTAACACAACTAGTAGGTATAATTTAATGAAAAAAGAAATCGAAGCGTTGGCCCGCGCTTATCAAGAGGTCACTGAAAAAATGTCTTCAAAAGAAAAAATGAAGAAAGGTTTGTACAACTCTAAGCTCGATCCTGTCGGACAAGAAGATGGTGACATCGATAACGATGGAGATAGAGATAAGACAGACAAGTATCTTCATAATCGTCGTAAGACAATTGCCAAGGCTATTAAAAAGTCTGGTAAAGACGATCCAAAGGGTGAAACTGGCGAAACTGCTGTCATGAATCCTAAAAGTGAAAGTAAGTCAACTACTGAAAATGTAAGATCAGCTGATAAGAAACCCGAAGTGTTTGTTGCACCAGACGGTAAGAAACATACACGCATGGTCCCAGCTGACAGAGATGTTGTTAAAAAGGAGTCTACTGATATGTCTATCAGAGAAAAGTTGTTGTCTGTTCTTGAAAAGAAAGATCACGGCAACACTGAGCAGAAGCAAGAATATGATGATAATTGGTCACCATCTGCTAAGAAGATGGCAGCTGATCATAAGCCTGAAGTAATGGCTGACATCAAGAAAGCAACGGATGATAATGCAAAAGCTGAGAAGCAAGCAAAGGTTTCACCAAAGAATCCTACTGATATGAATGCTAAAGGTGATAAAAACATTATTAATCCACCAGAAGATATTACTAAGAAGGGCGGTATGAAAGAATCATTCTCACAAACAGTGAGATCAATTGCTGCTGCTTATAAGGAAATACAAAAATGAAAAACGCAAAGGCTACAGTAAAAGGTTGGGTTAACCCTAAGACAGGTGAGCTTCTCAAGGCTCAGAAAATGACTCAGGAAAAAGCTGATCAACTCAACGGTGTAGTAAAACCTGCACCGGTTGTTGAAGCTCCTAAGCCAAAAAGAGCTCGTAAGCCTAAAGCTAAACCAGTTGTGGAAGAAGCTCCTGTAGAAGAAGTAGAGCCTGAGGTTGAACCAGCTCCTAAGACATCTTTTATTAGTAGATTCACTAATTAAAGCAATATATACTCTTATACATTTTAAGGGTATTAAATGCTTGTATTTGAAAAATTAACTGAAGAGAATTTATTTCTCTATGCTGCCAAACATTATGATAATCCGACCTTCTCGGATATTGATGATTTTTATGAAGATCTAAAACGGTTCAAATATATTAAGAGATTAACAAACCGTTACCTAGAACATGATGATCTGGCTGAGAGGTTAATTTTAAATCATCTGGTGGTGGTCTTCAATGTCTTTGGTGTTGAGGCCACCTTAAATATTCTAGAGTTGAAACTCGATGAAAAACACTGGCCTGTCATCAAACCATTTTTAATCTTCCTTAGATATATCACCAACGAGCAGCTAACAGATATTGAAATGGATAAGACAGTAGTAAAAAGATTGAGAGAAATATAATGGGAATTGTAAAAAGAGCAGCCGACCTAGCATTTACCTTTAGATTCATTCGCATGCTTGTCCTTGATTGGAAGGATTGGGATGCCTATAAGCTAGGAATCATAGACGAAGAAGGCAAGAGAGACAAGAATGTCAAACTTGATACAGATGAGAAGAAATCTGCCTACACTCCTTTTATTCGTATGGCTGCTAACATTAAACGGCTGCTCTCCAAGATTCCAGGTGGATCCTCCAAAATCGGAAGTTTCGCTGCTGCTCTATTTCTAATCAAAGAACAATACAGTCTGAACGATCGTGCAATCGATGAAATTATAAATAAATTGCACGTTGATACAACTGACCTGATGGTCGAGAATACATGGTTCATAGTAGACGATAAGATGTTATCGCCTGGTGTATACAAGTTATCAGAAGCTAAATTATTGAACGATACATTCGATGAATTGGTCAGAGCAAAAGATAAAATAAAAATCAATGAGGATTGTTATCCTATTGGAAATGTCCTTGGTATAGATATATACAAGGCAACACATTTAAACACTGGACGCGAGATATATGTCTCTGCGCAGGAATTAACGAAATGAAAAAAGTAAAAGAAGACGCTCCAGCAACCTCTACAGCTTCAATTCCCAATCCTGCTCAAACTGCTATGGGACCTCGCCTCAAAACTACTAACGTCACTGATCGCAGACGTAAAAAAGATCAAGTGCCTGTCCTACTTAAAAGATTTAGAAAGTACGTCGAAGATCCAAAATGATTAAAATTTATGTCATGGTCATAGTACTAGGAATACTTGCCTCTGTAGGATATGCAGGTGTGTGGTACTATCAAGATACCCAAGCGCGCATTGCCACGTTACGCGAGAATAATGCCAAATTAGAAGTTGCCATCGAAACCAGTGAAGCCAGTCTGCAGACACTACAACAGGACATGGCTAAGTTTCAAGAATTAAATAACCAATTACAAACACAATTACAAAAAGCCGAACAATACGGCGATGAACTTCAATCAAAGCTACGCAGACATGATTTAACTGCATTGGCTCTAAAGAAGCCTGGATTATTAGAAGGTAAGATGAATGGCGCAACAGCAAAACTTTGGCGTGATCTCGAGCAAGACACTGGTGGTACTGGGGACACTCCTCTTCCTAACTGGCTGCAGCCTGAACCCGTTCAGCAGCCAACCGGAACCGGAGATCAAAGTAGTAACCAAGGTCGAGAAGACAACGGTACCAACGGTAGCACGCCCGAAACCAATACAACTAACTGATACAAGAATCTACGTTGTCAATAAAGACAATCTTGATGACTTTATCAAAGAGTTTACAGACACCAATGGTGATCTGGCCTTTATCGCTTTGTCGGTAAAGGACTACGAGAACTTAGCTCTCAACATCGGAGAGCTAAGAAGATACATAAATCAACAAACTGAAATCATAGTATACTACGAAGAAGCCGTAAGCCCCTCAGCTCAACAAGAGCAAGATAATAATCAGTAGTTTACAGACTATGAGACTTAGTGTATAATACCGTTTTACACGAGGCAATTAATTAATGTCAATAAAAATAGATAAAAGCAGAGATGACCTACTTACCGACTACGCTATAGGGATGCTCAAGGATTTCTATATGCGAGGTAATGAGGCTTCTCCACAAGAAGCCTATGCACGAGCATCAGCTGCATGGTCAACATATAAGGGTGAAATGGATGCTGATCTTGCACAGCGTCTTTATGAGTATGTGAGTAAAAGATGGTTTATGTTTGCCTCTCCTGTACTATCCAATGCACCAAATGGAAAGGTAGAAGGATACGGTCTTCCGATCTCTTGTTTTCTTACTTACGTTCCTGATACATTAGAAGGTCTGATCTCTCATTCATCAGAACTTCGTTGGCTTTCCATCATGGGTGGTGGTGTTGGCGGACATTGGTCTGATGTCCGTACAGTATCGGATAAGGCTCCTGGTCCTATTCCCTTTCTCCATACAGTGGATGCTGATATGATTGCTTATCGTCAGGGTAAGACGAGAAAGGGATCATATGCTGCTTACATGGATGTATCTCATCCAGATATTTCAGAATTCTTGAATATGCGTATTCCGACCGGAGACGTACAACGTAAGGCATTGAACTTACATAACGCTATTAATATCACTGATGAATTTATGGAAGCTGTAGTTTCAAACAGTGATTTTGATCTGAGAGATCCAAAGGATGGATCTGTAAAAGAAACCGTTAATGCTCGTAAATTATGGGAAAGAATTATTGAAGTTCGTTTTAGAACAGGTGAGCCATATTTGAATTTCATTGATGAAGCAAATAGACACTTACCTCAAGCATTAAAAGATAAGGGGTTAAGAATCAATGGCTCAAATCTTTGCAATGAAATTCATTTACCTACCGGCGCTGACCGTACTGCGGTTTGTTGCCTATCATCTCTCAATCTGGAGTTCTACGATGAGTGGAAAAATACCACTATTGTTGAAGATCTCGTCACGATGCTGGACAACGTACTTGAATACTTTATCGAAAATGCACCAGATGAAATTTCAAGGGCTCGCTATTCTGCAGCAAGAGAGAGATCGATTGGCCTGGGAGCAATGGGCTTCCATTCACTTCTCCAAAAGCACGGGGTTGCTTGGGAAAGTGAAAAGGCTCAGGAGATCAATCATGTTGTATTTTCTACGATCAAGAATCGAGCTGTGGCATCTTCGCAACGGCTAGCAGAACAAAGAGGAGAATATTTAGATGGATATGGTACCGGTTTACGTTTCGCTCACTTACTGGCGATTGCTCCTAATGCAAGTTCAGGACTTATTGTTGGAACATCCCCATCAATCGAGCCTCTCAAGGCAAATGCATACACACATCGTACAAGAGCGGGATCACATCTTGTAAAGAATAAGTATTTAGAAGAAGTTCTTGACGCTCATGGTATAAATAATGAAACTACCTGGACATCGATTATTACTAATAAGGGATCGGTTCAACACTTGCCCGAGCTCACCGAAGGCGAAAAAGCGGTATTTAAAACTGCGCAGGAACTTGATCAGAACTGGGTCGTACAGCATGCAGCTGATCGACAGCCGTTTATCTGCCAAGGCCAATCGGTTAATCTCTTCTTCCCGGCCGGTGCAGAAAAATCTTATGTTAATAAAGTACATCTCAAGGCATGGAAGGAAAAGCTTAAGGGATTATATTACCTTCGTACAGAAGCAAAATCTCGTGCTGAGAATGTATCAGAGAAGGTTGAGCGAGTAGCATTACAAGATGACATGAGAACCTTAGTATACGGTAAGGTTAATTGTCCTTTCTGTACTCAAGCAAAAGAAGAGCTTGAGCTCAGGGATATCCCATTTGAGTTTATCGATCTGGAAGAGATTGGTAAAACCGCGGCCGAAGTAACTGGTCGTAAAGTGAAGACCGTGCCACAAATTTATGTGGAAGGACAGTATGTTGGTGGTTATGACGAATTAATGGCGTACCTTAATAAACCAATTACAATAGAAACAGATGAATGTCGAGCATGCGAGGGCTAATATGCTAACAGAGTTTTCAAAGACTTACAAACCATTTCAGTATCCGTGGGCAGTTGAACTTACAAAGAAGCATGAAGAGATCCATTGGGTAGAAGACGAAGCTGAATTGTCAGAAGACGTTCAGGATTGGAGAACCAAACTAACAGATTCTGAAAAAGAATTTGTGACTCAGGTTCTTCGCCTTTTCACCCAATCTGACGTACAGGTTGGTGAGAACTATCACGAGTTATTGATTCCACGATTCAAGAACAACGAAGTACGTAACATGCTTTCATCGTTTGCAAATCGTGAAGGTGTACACCAAAGAGCATATGCTTTGTTGAATGATACACTTGGATTGCCAGATGAAGACTTCCATGCTTTCTTAGAGTATACCGAGATGGCTGATAAAGTGGACTTCATGAAGCAAGGTAATATTCAATCTCATACAGGTGTTGCCCTAGCACTTGCACAATCAGTATTTAATGAAGGTCTTGCTGTCTTCGCATCGTTCGTTATGTTGCTAAACTTCCAGCGCTTTGGTAAGATGAAAGGTATGGGTACTATTGTTGAATGGTCAATCCGTGATGAGACACTACACGTACAAGGTAACTCAAAGTTATTCCGTGAATTCTGTAATGAGCATCCACGTATCGTCAATGATGAGCTCAAGTCTAAAATCTACGAGATGGCAAAGAATGCTGTTAAGTTAGAAGATAAATTTATTGATCTGGCGTTTAACGGACATGACATTCAAGGTTTGACTAAAGAGGAAGTCAAGCTCTACATTCGTCATATCGCAGATCGCCGTTTGCTTCAACTTGGTATGAAACCAAAGTTCAAGCAAAAAGACAATCCCCTCCCTTGGTTGGATTGGGTATTGAATGGAGCTTCTCATGATAACTTCTTTGAGAAGCGTGTAACTGAATACTCCGTAGTCGGCATGGAAGGCGACTGGGGGTGGGAAGCCGCATGAAGCAATTGAGGATTATGTGTGAAGAATGTGATATGGAAACACATCTTGTCGTTGAGGAGTATGTTCTGGTCGAGTTTTGTCCGTGTTGTGGGAGACGTGCGGAACCAGAGGACGTATCCGAAGGGGATGATATATAAATGCATGTGGATATACGAAGATAAACCGTTTATGGACACCCCTGATGAATATCAGGGGTTTGTCTATTGCATTACTGAATTAGACACTGGTAAAAAATATATTGGTAAAAAATTCTTCTGGCGGCCTAAAACCTTACCCATCACCAAATCTCGTAAACGTAGAATAAAGACTCGTGTTGAGTCTGATTGGCGTGATTACTTCGGTTCGAGTATTGAAGTTCAAAGACTCGTTGAATCCAAAGGACATGACAACTACAAACGAGAAATCCTAAAGCTTTGTAGGACCAAGGGCGAATGCTCTTACTATGAAGCCAAACTTCAATTTGAACATGATGTTCTACTCTCAGATGAATACTACAATGAATTTATTGGTTGTAAAATTCACTCAAAGCACTTGTCTAAATAAAAATTATCCTGTATAATACCCGAGACATTTCGGGGAAGGAATGATATATGATTATTATGGATTATAATGGAATTGCAATGGGTTCTATTATTATCGAAAAAACATTGAATGAAGAATTGATTAGACACATGATCCTTAATACTATACGTATGTATAGGGTAAAGTTTCATAAAGAGTATGGTGAAGTTATTCTCGCTGCAGATGGTCCAGGTAACTGGAGACGAGATGCCTTTCCTCAATACAAAGCTTCTCGTCGAAAGACGCGCGAAGATTCAGACTTTGATTGGAACGAGGCTTTTCGCATTCTCAATACGGTACGGGAAGAGATCAAAGAAAACTTTCCGTACAAAGTAATTCAAATTGATGGATGCGAGGCCGATGATATTATCGGTACGATTGTTGCCAATACCCAAGAGTTTGGTAACTATGAACCTGTGATGATTGTATCAGCTGATGGTGACTTCAAACAGTTGCAACGATACGACAATGTCAAACAGTTCTCTCCTATCCTGAAGAAATTTGTTACAGAGGATCATCCGAGACTGCATCTTGCGGAGAAAATTATTAAAGGAGACACAGGTGATGGGGTTCCTAATATCTTTTCTGACGACAATGTGTTTATTGAAGGGTTGCGACAGACCCCTGCTTCTAAGAAGAAAGTTACAGAGGTTCTTAACTACTTTGACTCGCCCAGTTCTGAATTACCACCTTGGTATCGAAACTGGCAACGAAATGAAATGTTAATCGATCTGTCAAAAACTCCACAGACCTTGAAAGAGAAAATACTCGAGTCATATCAGGCTCAAGACCCATGGGGAAACAAAGGCAAGGTCCTTCCCTACTTAATAAATAAAAAGTGTAAATTATTAATTGAATGCATTGAGGAGTTTATTTAATGCGTAAGTTTATATTTGAGGTGCTTGAAGAAGTCGCCAAAAAGAAATCCAAAAAGGATAAAATTGAGATCCTAAAGAATAACGAGTCTTGGGCACTTAAGGACATTATCCGTGGATCAATGGACCCAAGGGTTGTTTGGTTGCTCCCAGAAGGTGAGCCACCTTATACAGCATGTCCTATTGAATCAGTTCCTACAAATCTTATGAAGGAAAATGTTAAGTTTGCCTACTTTGTTAAGGGTGGTAAAGGAAAAGATTTACCAGCATATAAAAGAGAAAATATTTTTATAGGAATGCTGGAATCAATTCATCCAGATGATGCCAAACTAGTCATCGATATGATTAACAAGAAGACCCCAAAGGGATTAACCAAACCAATTGTTAACGAAGCTTTCCCTGGATTGCTCCCGGAGTAAATATGTCAGTACAAGATAAAATTAATGAGCGTATGGATCAGTTACAAGAGATGATGGAGAGTCAAAAGCACCTTCAACAACAAGAAGAAGTTGCTGATCACATTTCATCTGTCAGTAAATTTTGGTCAGCTCTGAGTGATGAGGATAGAGATTATATTCACGCAGCTCGCCATGCATTGGAAGAACAAATGTTATGGGCACGGTCATAATGCCAACATATGTTTTTAAAGATACAGCTACTGATCAGATTGAAGAACACATTATGAAGATATCTGAACTTGATCAATTCAAGGAAGATAATCCTCATTTGAAGATTCAACTACAACCATTGAATCCAATCTCTGATACAAAAAGTCCGTTGACAAGGGCTGGTAGTGATTGGCAAGATCATTTGAAAAATATTAAGAAAGGAAGTGGCCGCGGCAACACTATTAAAGTATGAGAACATTTGAGCATGATCCAATTGATCTTGGATATATTGATCTAGAGGCCGAAACTTCCGACTCTGGACGACTATATAAGACTCCGGAAGGTAGTTTCCCAAGTGTGACTACTGTCCTAAGCATATTAACCGAAGAAGCAATCCAGGCCTGGCGTCAACGTGTGGGTGAAGAAGAAGCCAATCGGGTAAGTGGTCGTGCCTCTCAAAGAGGTACTTTAGTACATTCGATTATTGAGGATTATTTGAATGGAAAAGATACTTCAGAATATCTACCGCATATCAGACAAAGTCTCGCCAATGTTGAGCCGATACTCGACTCCAGGATTGGACGTATCTTTGGGATTGAAGTTCCTTTATATAGTCAGTACTTGGGTTTGGCTGGGCGCTGTGATTGTATTGCTGAGTTCGATGGTGTAACGTCAATCGTTGACTGGAAGACAAGCAAATACCCCAAGCAGAAAGAGAAAATCACAAACTACTTCTGTCAGATGGCAGCCTATGCAATTATGTTTGAAGAACGTACGGGCAAGGCTATCACAAACCTCGTCGTCGTTATGGATGTTGATGGTCACGAACCTCTTGTGTTTAAAGAACATAGAGACAATTGGACTGAAATGTTACATGATACAATTAAAGAATATAAAAGGAGACAATTTTGGCCGACCTAGACTTTGACTTTGGTTTCACTCTTGTTGATGAAAACGATCTGGAATCAGTAAAAAATATTAACGAGAAGAAAGATGCCCATATTGAGTTTCTCGATAAGCAAGTGAGTGAAATATACGAAATGATTCTCCCTCTCCTCACCAACCTTGAAAAGAACCCTGAATTGGATTACATCAAATGGCCTGGTAAGGACCGACAAAAAAAGATCAAAGAGTTTAGACTCCAACTTGATGATATTGCCGGAAGACAATTCTCCGATATCTCTGTAGATGATTGATATCTAACATTATTTTTTTATTCAAAAAACTGTTCCCTTTCTTGAATTTATTTGATATAATGGCTACATCAAATGAGGAGAGAATATTATGAAAACAATCGAAGAACTTAAAAAAGAAATTGAAGAGTTAGAAAATGACATTGCTGAGTGTGATTTTGGTTCTTGCTCTTATGATTTTCTTAATGCAGAGATAGAATACCTTTACATCGAGCTTGACAAAGCAAAGGGAGGAGAATGATTATGAGCATTAAAAAAGATTTTGAAAAACTCTTGGCTGAAGGTGTTGCAAAAGGTGTCTTCGAAGAAAAGCAAGTGTTTGAAATGGAAACATGTTTGCAGCAATACGAAGTTGCAACACGGACCATGGCAATAATGATTCCCTATATGTCACACATGGTTGAGTTGAAAAAATATGAAGCAGCTTAATGAAGAAATCACACTGATTAAAACAACTGGTTGGGTCTACTATGTTAAGTGGATATCAACCTTCTTTGTCTTAGTCTCAGTGGCATGTAGATCAGTTGAAGAAATTCCTAAAATATATGACGTTGTATTTTCGTGGGTAGGTACTGCCGGTTGGCTTTATGTTGCCCTAGCTTGGAAGGATAGAGCTCTAATTATTTTGAATACAGTTGTTGGGTTCATGTTGTTTACAGCATTGTTGAGGTATATATTTTGAGAAAGCCAGATCGAGTAGCAGACAATAAAATGACAATGCCTTATGGCGATAATGTTGCTGCTCCAGCGATCACACTTCCTGATACTAAAGACTATCGCGAAGTCAAGGTCAAGGAAGCACAAAATAAACTCAAGACTCGATACGAAGAGCTCGAGGCAGAATTTAAGAAGCTTGTAGAAACAGCAGCAGACAATGATCTGATCTACAATGCAGCGATACGGTTCAACCCAAAGGTTGGAGAAGTCTACCATCTGTACAAAAATCATGATGGAGAAAACTGGGTTAGTATGATAGGTCCCGATGAATGGGGATCAGGTTACAATTTTGAATTTCTCGGTAGTTTTAGACTTGCTACCGACTCAGTATGGATAAGAGAGGAATAATGACAATATATGTTGATATGGATGGAGTCATTGCTGACTTCTTTGGTGGTCTTGAGCGAAAGTTCAAGGTGTTTCATTGGAAAGATATTTTTGATGTTGATGAGCGAATCTTTGATCTTCGCAATACAGACTTCTTTCAGAATCTTGACAAGTTTGAAACGTCTGATCAATTGATCAATTTTGTACGAGAGTTGTCTAACGGAGACTGGGGTATTTGTTCATCACCGATCCGTAATGATTTTGCAAACTCAACTTACCACAAGCGTTGCTGGTTAGAAAAGAATGGATACATGCCTGCTGTTTCAAAATGCATTTTTACTGGCAACAAACACAAGTATGCAACTTCAAGTATTACGGGTCTTCCGAACATTCTGATTGACGATAAGCCAGATAACATCAAGCGTTGGAATGATGCAGGTGGTATTGGTATTCGCTATCAAGCAAATGAAGATGACTTGGAAGAATATTTATTCGCAAGACTTGAAGAAGTGTATAAATAGATAATATCACTTCACTAGAGAGTTGCTATGTCTAACAGACGGATATCCAAACTAGCTAAATCAGTCACACCTGATGGTCAATTTACCTCCAATGCTATTTCACCAGATGCTGGAGTTGGTACACCAGTATCATATGATAGTGCGGGTGCATTTCCTCTTACAGGGTTGACAACTGGCCAGATTGCATACTCAGAAGCAAACAATACTCTTTACATGACAAACGGTTCGGGTTGGTTCAAGGTGAGTACTGTAAATAGTACTCCTACGATTAGTGGATTGACGTTTGGAGATGGCTGGAATATTGAGGATAGTATTTATTTTTTCGACTCGGCCATATCCCCATCAATTATTACTGTTAATGCTACTGATGCTGATAGCACACCTTTGACATATTCTCTTGTAGCCAATTCGGTATTTGACTCATATACATCAAATACTATTGACGGAAACCGTATTTCTGTCACATTGGATGATTCCGCTGAAGTAAATGTTACGGATTTAACTATCAGAGTCTCAGATGGTGTCAATATTGCAACATTTGGATCCCCCTCCATTAGAATGTCAAAGCAAAGACCGATTGCAATGCGCAATGTGTATGCATTGAACGGGCCAGCGTTAACCGCTGGAACTAAATCTGCTACTATTAGTAATGGATTTACGGATGAGTCTAATACTTTGGATATTTGGCTTCATGACGCTGGTTCATATACAGTATCCAAAGAGACTGTTCAGTTGACTGGTGGAGGCACATCTTACCCAGGTACAACTGTTCTGCATACTGGTAATACAGACAATGCATTTGCAATCGGTGGTAGATTATCCGGATCAGCATATTTGACAGACTCCGCACGAATGCAGTCTGGTAATGATTATGATGAACAAATGTCTCTAGAGTTTTGGTTTAAATTCGATGGCCAGGAAAATATCAGAACTAAGTGGTTTGGTAATGGAGACGGGCTGACGGACGCTCTGTTTTTCTTACGTGATGGTGATGGCTATTCATACAATGGTAATGGTAGTGGTGGTGGAGCCGATAGAGGTCCGGATATGAATCATCCTAATTATGATTCCTGGAACCATTGTTTAATTAACATGTATGGTGCTGCTGATAGCATTGAATTTAATTACTTTATCAATGGAACACTTATGACTACCTCTCTCGGACAAATTGGTGCATCCGGAACTCATGAAGAAGATACCGCTGTCTTGAATAGGGGAACCTTTAATGCGGATGCAAGAAGATTTACATTCGGAGGGGATAATGCATATGCAGGTGCTGCGCCTTTTGAACCAATGAAATTTGCTGGAATTGCTGTGAGATATACAGAGCCATTGTATGGTGACAACTGGTCAGATACAACATCGTTTACACCAACTTTAAGAGAGCGTTAATGACTCGTAATAGAGATTTAGCAAGAGGCCTCGGTGGTGCAGATAGTACTGGAGTTCTTGGTGCTGAAAACATACCAGATGCAACACTAACGACTGATGTGTACGATAGTGTAGGTTTATTGCCTGTATCGCCGGCTGGAACAATTGCATACACTACATCAACTACTAATCCGTATGTCTCAGTTGGTAATGGTTGGGCTAGATTGAGCTCATCAAATACTGCACCAACAATTTCTTCGGTAACATTTCCTGATGGTACAGAATTTACACATCCAATGGTTGGTTCGGCTAATACATTAAGGGCAGTGGTAAATGCTACAGATCCTGATGGCCTTCGAATTCAATCATATGATTATATATTGGGAACTGGTTCTTCTGATCTCTTCACATTGACGGGTCAATCGGGCGACACGTTTTCATTTACAAGAACAGCAAGTGTTTCAGCACAATCGCGAACATTTGCACTTCAAGCAAGTGATGGAATAGCTACAACATCATCATCAACACAAACATTTACCTTAGGAGATGATGTATACCACACATCAGTTACTAATATATTTAGAGTAACAACCCTAGCACTTGGTCAATATGCATCTCAGGTAAGAATAAGTTTTGAGCCCGATAATCCAAACAGTGACCTGTCTGGTCTCGAATCAAGCTTTCCATCAAGCATTACTTTTAGATCAATATTAATGAAAAATTCATCAGGAACTACTGTCTGCTCGATACAAATGCCTGGTACCACAACCTATAATAGTAGTGGTGATCAAAGATACACATTCTCGAATACATCTGTTGCGTATCTTGATTTCCTTTGGCTATATCACTCGTATACAGCAGACCCTATCGTCACAGTAATAAATGGAACTGTTACACCAAGTGGTGGTGGCGGAGGGGACAACATAACAAGTCCGAATCTGGAATACGATCCACCATTTGGAACAACTGGTGTGAACACCTTTGATTTTCATAATAGTACGGTTGCTGGGGCTACTACTGGAAACAGAGTATTCACATATACGTTTAACGAATAAGTATAAATAACTATATCCACTATGAGAGGAGATGGATATGGCAGAAGAAATTGAAAAGGCTGGTTTTCATCCAGCCGATAGTAATGGTGATGGAATTGTTACTGATGAAGAACACGAGATGTATCTTGAGTTCAAGCGTAAAGAAATGGAAGACCAAGATGCACAGCGGGATGCTATTCGCAAAATGGCATGGTTCGCACTATTTGGACTTTTACTTTACCCAATCGGAATCTTTATGACTTCCGCATTTGGTTTAGATACAGCAGCTCAGCTAATCGCTGATATTGCACCAACTTACTTTGCTTCAATTGCAGTTTTAGTATCTGCATTCTTTGGAGCGGATGCGTTAGCTAAGAAAAAATAAATGTGGGTACTTCTCGTAATGCTATTGACCGCGAAAGGTGAGGTCGTAGCTTACGATCAAGGACACTTTACTAATTGGTCTCAGTGTAGATCAGTTGGTAAGGCTATGATAAGCGAGCTTGACGGCAACTATACATACACATGCGTTGAATGGAAAAATAGATAATTAGGTAATTATGAAACAAATGATATACCAGGTTTACGTTGGTAAGCCTTCTAAATTATATGACCGTTGTGTTAATTCTGTATCGGAGTACTGCGAGCGTCATGGGATCGACCATATCGTTCAACGTACTCCGATCTTAAAGATCAAACCAGATGTATTTGCCACCAACCGATCTAAAGAGTCCTACGAAAAGCATGGTGGGTTCCTACCAATCTACGAAAAAGAAAATGCGTTCGATTACTTTGACCGATACGACCAAATTGCTATTGTGGACGCTGATATTTGGATTCGACCTGGTTCTCCTAATATTTTTGATAGCGTTGATCCCAGTGTAGACTTTGCTGGCGTCATTGAGCGTGACATGCCAATCCAACCTTGGTATGCTCAAAAGATTGATAACTATTCAAGAATGCAATACCAATCCCTTCACGGTAAAGTTGACTTCAATCCTGGTAAGCACGGATTTGAATTCTATAACATGGGTCTGATGGTGATGAATAAATCGATCTATAAGTATATCAACCAGCCGGCAAAGGACTTTATCACAAGACCTGAGTTCAAAGACTTTGTGGATGGACAGGGACCTTGGAAGTGGTCAACAGACCAAACACTTTTGAATTATTGGGTACGTAAAGAGAAGATGAAACAACAACATTTGAACTGGAAATGGAATGCTTTATACACAGCAGTCAAAGATCCAGCCTCAGCATATTTTGTACACTTCTTCTTAAAGGACAAGCTTCCCAATGCTGGAGAAAACGTTGATCAGCTGATGAAGGACGTGATGTGATCAAGTTAGTATTGTTTGACTTAGATGGTGTACTGATCGATGCCAAACAAATTCATTACGAGGCCCTTAATGAGGCTCTTGGACCTCAGTACGCAATTACAGATGATGAGCATCATAATATTTATGATGGCAGGAAGACTCGTGAGAAGCTTGATATGCTTTCTGATACAAAAGGTCTTCCACTCGATCTTCATCAAACAATTTTTGAAAAGAAACAAGCGCTGACAATCGATAAGCTTAGTGAACTTAAGCCAATCCGAGATATCAAGATCTTATTTGAAGAGCTCGAGCTTCACGATTATAAGATTGGGGTTTGTACTAATTCTATTCGTCGTACTGCTCTGACGGCTTTGGCCAAGACTGATTTGATTGAACATTGTTCTATTATTTTATCAAATGATGACGTCAAGAATTCAAAACCACACCCTGAGATCTATTGGAAAGCAATGTCGATGATGGGTGTCCTACCTGAAGAAACGTTGATTATAGAGGACTCTCCTCCAGGACTATTAGCTGCCTCTAGATCAAGAGCTAAGTATATCAGAGTAGCAAATCCATATGAAGTGAATTGTGATAAAGTATTTCCACATTTGAAAGGTGAACCAATGCAAAAGAAATGGTCTGATGATAAATTAAATGTTTTGATTCCGATGGCAGGAGCTGGAAGTAGATTTGCTCAGGCTGGATACACATTCCCTAAACCTCTAATTGATGTAAACGGCAAACCAATGATTCAGGTTGTGGTCGACAACCTTGGCTTGGATGCTAATTATATCTTTGTTGTACAAAAAGAACATAGAGAAAAATATCAGCTTGATACAATGCTGAACTTGATAGCCCCTGATTGTAAAGTAGTGGAAACTGATGGAATTACTGAAGGGGCTGCATGTACAGCGTTACTTGCAAAAGAGTTTATTGATAATGACCAACCATTATTTTTTGCAAACTCTGATCAGTATGTTGAATGGGATCCAATCGAGTTTATGTACAATATGCAAGAAAAGAGTGCTGATGGTGGTATTGTTACTTTCAAGGCAACTCATCCTAAATGGTCATTTGCAAAAATAAATGAAAAAGGTTGCGTAACAGAGGTTGCCGAAAAGAAACCAATATCGGATAATGCTACGGTAGGATACTACTATTGGAAAAACGGTTCTGACTTTGTCAAGTATGCTGAACAGATGATCGAAAAAGATATTCGAGTCAATAACGAATTCTATGTTTGTCCAGTGTTCAATCAGGCAATTGAAGATGACAAAGAGATTCGAACATACACAGCGTCAGGTATGTGGGGTCTAGGAACACCAGAAGATTTAGAAACTTATTTGAAACATAACACATGAAAAACTCTTGTTTTGTAGCACCGATTCATGTTGGAAAGCACATGGATCGTGGAATTGAATTTATACAATCATATAATAATCACTTTGATGATAGTGATCTGTTTATCGTATTCACTAATAAAGATGAGAAGGATCTGTTCGAATCTAAGACAGAACACCTAAGATATCAGTCTATTGTCTGTACAGAAAAGCTTCTTGGTTCAAAACCAATTACCCAGAAGAAGTTGTTTGGAGCTCGATGGGTATTTAATAACACCGACTTTGACTATGTCGCTGTTATCGATGTTGACTCTAAATTTATTATGAATAAAGACTATGATGCTCTGTTTAAACAACAAATCAATGAAAAGGTCTATACAGCGAGCAAGGTAGTTAACCGAGGAATCAATGACATGATTGGTAACCGGACTGCCAGAGACTTCTTCATTGAAGAAGATTATGAGAAGATTAAACAGACAACAGATAACTTTCATAGCTATATTTGGTTTAATGATGTTCCTGTATATGATCGCGAAAGGTTCTATGCTTTTTTAGAATACATTGATTATGACAATCCGAATGTCAGATCTAAATTAACATATGAGTCATTTGATTTCATTTTATTTTTCTACTACCTAATTACTCAGGACGACTGTAGAATCGAAATTATTAATGTCGACAGCACTCTTGCTCCTCAAGGGGACAGAGGAAGCTTTTTAGAATCTCAGACGAGAATTGATCCTGTTTTCTTTAAGAAAGCGTTTGCTAAATATAAGCCAATGTGGATTAAAAAATTAATTGACCAAGACTTGATGGATAACGTGTTCATGTTAATGCACACAGATAGGAAATGAAATATGATTAAAGAATTATTTAATAAGTACGGCTGCGATAAAAGTAAAAAGCATCGCTATGATATATTCTATCAACCATTGATCGATGTGTATGGTGGTCAACAAATCAATATTCTTGAGATTGGTGTGTTCAAGGCAGATTCGACCAAAGCATTCCTAGAGGGCATTCCAGAGGCATCTTTGTACGGGGTTGATTTATTTCAACGTGTCCCTATTGAACAGTGTCGCGGTAAATTTGCTGCTAATGATCCTGTGGCATTTGCTCAATGTGATTCTATGGATAGTCAATCAGTTGCCGCGGCAATGAAATCATTTGGTGATATAAAGTTTGATATTATTATCGACGATGGTGCTCATTTTCCGGAAGCAAACAAGAAAACACTAGAGAACTTTATTCCGTTTCTTGCTGATGGAGGCACATATGTCATCGAAGATGTTTGGCCGATAGATAAAATGACAATGGGTGAGATGAAGCATGCTTGGATTCAAAAATATCCTGAAAGGTATAATCAATTTCAACAAGATATGTTTATCAACTCGTTGAATAATCTCAAGAAAGAATACAATCTGGAAATGGCGGAACACGACTTTAGATCGAAGACCGGAGAACCAGATAGTTTTATTATAGAGTTAAAAAAGAATGGCTAAGAATGCAATCTTCCAATATTACCTAAACTACAATGGAATAGGTAAACAAAGCAGGCATTACCCAACAGAGGGAATGCCTGAGTGGGCCGAATATTCAGTTGCATACTTCAAAGAATATGCTAAGAAACATGATGCTGACCATCACTTCATGACAGACAGATTTGTTGAGTCTCGTTCCAATTACTTTGAAGTGACAAGAATATTTAAAGATCCTATCTTCGATCAGTATGAGAATGTATTGTATTGTGATGTAGATGTCATGCCGAAAAACATGGACGTTAACGTGTTCAACTTGCCTGTAATTGATGTTGCTGGTTGGCCTGAGTGGAGGCACCCGGACATCACGGCTCAGATTAATTGGCAGCCATCAGGACCACTAACACAAAGGTTTGCTCATTTTGGAGCCCCGATCATTCCAGCGAAGAGTACAAATGCTCCTTTGAGGATGATCAACTCAGGTGTAATGGTATGGTCAAAGCAGGCTAGGCTAAAAGCAAGAGAACTGTTTGTTGACCATGAGGAGTGGTTCGAATTTAGAAACGCATGGTTGGATAAGAAGTGGGTTAATGTTGGTGGCCACAGTTCACATTGTTTGGATCAGCCATACATGAACGCAATGTGGAGCAAACACAATTTTGATGTCCTTGAGCTTGGAATTGAATGGAATAGATTCCCAACAAGAAATGAGGACTATCCTTGTAACTTTGCACATTATGTCAACGACAGTAGATATCAGATACCAAAGATCTTTAAAGATTTACGATGAATATAGCAGTGTGTGTCTCTGGTGCTCCCAGATCAGGAGTAAACAACAGAGACCTAAGAAGAAATTATGATAATCTCAAAATTAACTTCCCTGATGCAGATTTTTATTATGGGGCCTGGAAAGGATATGAGACTGTCATTGAAAAGTACTTCCGAGACTTTGATGTGAAATTCTTTGATGAACCTAAGATCGATTATCATCCGTTTCTGGATATTGAGGTTCCTGAGCAATCTGGTAAACTTGCTAAAGCTGTACGTCATGCAAAGGCAAATCAAAAATTCAAGGAAACTTCTTCTCACCAAACAAAACAAATACTTGCACATTGTAAATTAGTTAGCACTTTACCACAAAAGTATGATATAATAGTCAGGTGTAGATACGATACACTTACATATCGACATGCTAAGTTTGAACAATATGTCGAGGATAGTTATCAAAACAAAAGAGCAATAGGGTTTGCCTGTCTTTCAATTAGTGATTCAGGATTCACAAAGATACGAGAGCAGCGAGATAATAACTATCATGATCATTTTCTATTTGATCAATTGATTGTTCATCCTAATGAACTGTTGGATATTGATCGGGTATATAAGCTGCACGAAGAAAAGAAATTAATTGCTGCTGAGTATGGTTGGTGGCAGGTACTCAGTGGAGGTAATGACCATAGGTGTTTTTCTGGATGGGCAAATCCGGATAAGTCTGTGGTCGGATCATTTTTATGAAAGGAAATAATGCATGAAAATATTTGTACTTGGAGGAGATGGATTCTGTGGTTGGCCAACCGCGTTAAAGCTAGCCAAGAATGGTCATAAGGTATTCATTCTCGATAACTTATCACGTCGACAGATTGATGTGGAAACGAAAAGCAATTCGTTAACAAATATCTCTCCTATCACTACTCGCGTCGAGACAGCAAATCAAATACTCGAAGCTGATATTGAATTTATTAATGTCGACATTACAGACTACGAGAAGTTTGTTGGTCATGTAAAGAAGCATAGACCAGATACAATTGTTCATTTTGCGGAACAACGAGCTGCTCCTTACTCAATGATTTCAAACAAAGAGAGACGATATACAGTTGATAATAATGTGGTGGCGACACATAATGTATTAAATGCTATTGTCGATGTTGATCAAGATATTCACCTTGTCCATTTAGGAACAATGGGTGTCTATGGTTATTCAAAGGAGTTTGGGGATATTCCGGAAGGATATTTGGATATCACTGTCAACCAGACTAATGAACAGGTGGACATTCTATATCCAACAAATCCTGGTAGTGTCTATCACATGACGAAGTCTCTCGACCAGATTCTTTTTCAGTTCTATAACAAAAACTGGAAATTGAAAATCACGGATCTTCATCAAGGAATTGTCTGGGGAACACAGACAGAAGAGACGCGTCTCGATCCATTACTTGTTAACAGATTTGATTACGATGGTCTTTACGGAACAGTACTGAATAGATTTATTTCTCAAGCTGCAGCAGATCATCCATTGACAGTTTATGGTGTAGGCGGCCAGAAGAGAGCGTTTATCCATATTGAAGATACAGCAAACTGTGTAATGTTAGCTTGTCAGACACCACCTGAAGATACTTCAAGAGTGAGAATCTTTAACCAGGTTTCTGAAGTTCAAGAGGTCAATGAGTTGGCTGATATGATTGCAACGAGGTATGGAGCAGCAATTCAATACATGGACAACCCTCGTAAGGAAGCTCCTGTCAACGACCTTAGTGTGGTCAATGAAGGTTTGAAGTCTCTTGGTTTTGAACCAATTACGTTAAATGAAGGATTAATTGATGATGTTAAGTTCATTGCCGAACAATGTAAAGACTACATGCTGTTTGAGAATGTAACAAACTCACCAAAGTGGTAACATGAAGAATTTAATTTTACAACATTTTTCTGTCGAACCAGATCTAGCTGAAGTCAAACAATCGTTGTATACTAAGGCAGTGGGATCAGTAAAAAGATATGCTGATAATATTGGGTGGGACTATCAACTGAAATCTGATAACTACTTTAAAGGATTTAGTCCTGTATGGGAAGTATTCCGAATCCTTGAATCAGATGAGTTTGAAGAGTATGACAGAATCGTCTTTGTTGATGCTGATGTTTTTATTCGTGACACAGATGTAAATGTCTTCGAAAAATATAATGAATTCTCCGCATGTAAAGAGGTTGATGATCCTCATCCTAAATCCCGACCTGAGTTTGTAAAATGGGGAAACCAATATTTTAATAGTGGAATTATTGTATTTACTAGACACTCAATTAACAAGTTAAGAGAATTGAATCCGAGGAAGTACAGGGAAACATATAAGAATACAAAACCTGGACGGGATCAATATGCATTGAACCTAATGGTTGAGCAGGCATTCGGTAAATATCGCAAAATCGATAGATCCGATTGTTGCTTTCTAAGAGAAACAAAATACTCAAAGCATGCTCCTGTTGTCCATGTTGCTGGTAGATGTAGACAAATTTACAATAATGATGTACAATCGTATGATAGAGAATTTGGAGTTTAAATGAAAAAGGTTGTTCTGGGTTGTGGTAGAGAACCTAAGCTGGGGTGGATTAACACTGACCAGAAAGGATTTACCAAACAAAAGACATTGTCGTGGTTTGAGGAAAAACGAAAGGAAGGATATACAATTATCTTTCTTGATGTGACGGAGAAATTTCCGTTTGAAGACGAATCAATTGATTATATCTTCAGTGAGCATATGATTGAACACGTCTATGAAAAAGATGGTTTACATTGTTTACAAGAATGTTTAAGAGTATTGAAGCCTGGAGGTGTTGTTCGTACAGTTGCTCCTAGTAGAACATTCTATGAAACACACCGCGACGATCATTCTGAATTTACAGTAAATTATTGCCGCAGGATTCTCAACCGAGAAACATTTCTCGGAGCTGCCAATCAGATTGCACAGAGAAGTTTAGGGGAACAAGGTCACTATTGGGTACCCACCCTAGAGATGTTGATCGATCAACATAAGAAGGCTGGCTTCCAGGATGTTAAAGAATGTACATATGCAGAAAGTGAACACAAAGAGTTGAACGGTGTGGATCTAGTTGATGGCTTGCGTGAGCATGAATCGATTGTTGTCGAAGGTACAAAGTGAAATCAAGTATTATCGTAATTAAAGATAATAAAGTTTCTGAAGCGGCTGCTGAGAAATGCATGAAGTCCACAAAGATCTTCATTGAAACATTTGATGCTATCACTCCAGATCAGGTTGATGGTCTGATGGAAGAATATGGAATCAAATGGACATATCCTTGGGACAGCCCTAAAGTTGACTTTGCTTCAGGGTTGAAACTCAATCCATACCAAACACCCAACCCAAAGGCTCGGATTGCATGCTTTCTTAGTCATTATATTCTTTGGAAGGAATGTTCTCAAGGTAAGGATCCGTATATGATTCTTGAGCATGATGCTATTTTTGTCAGAGACCTTGATATTCTTAGAATATTGGATAACAAGTATCAAATTGTTGGAATCAATAATCCTCTTGGTGCAACGAGAAGATCTCAGCAATATTATGAACTTATTCAAAAAAATAATGACTTTATTCAACAGGTTCCGACAATTGATGAGGTTACGGTTCCTCAGGGTCTCGCTGGAAACTCAGCCTACATAATTAAACCAAAGGGTGCTAGGAAAATGCTCGAGCTCGTTGATGAGTATGGAGCGTGGCCAAACGATGCACTGATGTGTAGACAACTTGTTGGTAGCATGCTTGGTGTGACAAAAACATTTTATACGAAGGTACAGGGAACCCCCTCAACAACATCATGAAAGCATATGTAATTACAATCTTTGATAATGATAAATCAGTAAAGTCGGCTGAACGCTGCATTCAGTCTGGAAAGATGTTTGGTATTGATGTAATCAAACATAAGGCATTTACACCAAGTGATAGTCCTGTAAAGATTTCATCAGAAAAACAAATACCAATCGACAACTTCGAAGAAAAGTATTCGCGATTTAATAATTGCTTGGCTGCATTTCTTTCTCATTTTACGTTATGGGAAAAATGTGCTGAGAGTAAAGAACCATTCGTCATTCTTGAACATGATGCAATTTTCGTTAACTCGTTGCCATCTCTGTTCCAGAGCTCAATTGTTAATCTTGGTAAGCCTTCTTATGGACGGTTCAATACTCCTCAAGTATTAGGAGAAGGTCCTCTTGTTTCCAAGAGATACTTTCCTGGAGCTCATGGATATTATATTGAGCCTGCAGGAGCCCGACAACTAATTGATAAGGCACTGAGAAGTGCTGGACCGACAGACGTGTTTATCAATCTTGATAACTTTCCCAACTTAAAAGAATTTTATCCGTGGCCAGTAGAAGCTCGTGACACATTCACGACTATTCAGAATGAGGTTGGCTGTCAGGCAAAACATAATTATGGTGAAAAATATGAGATACTCTGAAGCATTTTTAACAGGATGTGATGAGAATACAGAATGGATGTTACCTTGGTTTGTGGAGAACTATGAAAAACATAATAATACTCCATTGGTCTTCGCAAACTTTGGTATCTCCTCCGATATGTTAAAATACATTCAAACAAAAGCTGTCGGTGTTTTAGACTTGTCAAAGTTTAAAGGAAAGGGGTGGTTTCTTAAACCAAAATCAATGGTTCATTGTCCATCAGATAAAACATGTTGGATTGATACAGATTGTCAAGTCCACGGAGATATCAGTGGTATCTTCAAAGAGGTTGAACCAGAGAAATTGTCTATGGTTATTGACCATCCCTGGACAAAACGCAGACAAGAGATTTGGCACAATTCAGGAATTGTTGCCTTTCAAGGTAAGCCACAGATTCTTAAACTGTGGACCCAGCAAGTGGAAGAAACATCTGTTCGGGGTGACCAGGAAGTTCTCCACTCAATGTTAAATCCGATTACAAAAATGTCATATATAAAAGACCTTCCACACAAGTACAATGTGCTGAGATTAGATATTATTGATGGCCGCAGACCAAAAGGTGAGCTAGTAACTCACTGGACAGGTCAAAAAGGCAAGGATGAAATTAGGAGACAAATGAATGCCTAGGGTTGTACACATTGTTGGCAATGGTGACAATGCTCATTTCTATAACGAGGCTCCTCGCAAAGGACTAAACCTCACATGTAACATTCCACCATTTCCTGTAGAGAATGCATATGGAACTGTAATTGTTGACTTCAAAATGATGAAGGCAATCACAGAAGGAGAGATTGAAGCTCCTGGTAACTGGATTCTTGGGATGAGACCAAAGATTTGGATGGAAAAGAATCCAGGGTTCTATATGAAGGTTGCCCCTAGGATCAAAGAATTCTATCTAACACTTCCTAAGTATGTTGCAAACTATACTGATTTCAATTGTGGACATATGTGCACTCACTTTGGTTGTACAAAGTTTAAACCAGATGTTGTTCATATGTGGGGATTCGATTCGATGTTTGATTTTAATCTAAGATCATGCACAGATTTTTATCTTCCATCTCCTCGCGATGATATGAATACAAATCGGTTGGCTAACAACTGGAGACCAATCTGGACAAATATGTTCAAAGAATTTAATAACGTTGAATTCGTTTTGCATCATAATCACAACAATATTAAGTTCCCTGTTTCCGACAATGTTAGGGTAGAACTTCATAGTAAAGGTAAAAAAGCTTCGTAACTACTTAATTTCTTTATGATTTCTTTTTTATAAAAACATGTTTTCTTTTTCTCATAATGTAGGATAATGGCTACATCAAATGAAGGAGAGATATATGAGTAAGTTTGATGTTACGGTTTCTGGTTACAACTGCAGCTACCACGAGTCTTTTATTATTTCAGCTGATTGTAAACTTAACGCGCTGAAAAAGGGTATGGAGCTTGCACGTAAGTGTGACAGCGTATCTGGCTATTTAAGAGCGACAGCACGTCTTGTTCGGGAAGAAACTTTCACACCAGGTATCTGCGTATGAATATTCCTCGCGAGAAAGAAAAGATTGTCGAAGACATGGTCAAGCTTTGTGTCCGTCATCTTCGTAAGAAGAAGTATGAGCTCAACCTTCCTAAGTCTGCTGTTGATAATGCTGTAAAGTGTTTGAAGGTCTATGCGCGCCGTAATGGCCGCTCATGGGCTGGACATAACATGATCAAGATCAATGTGTTGTGTTGGCAGTTCGGTAACTCAGAATGGAGTGAGTACAGTCGTTTCAATATGGATCCTGTGATTGGTCGAATCACTGTTACAGACAACCGAGACATCCTCCTTTGTCTTGTAGCTCATGAGGTGTCACATTTTATTCAGTTCACATACTACAACTGGTTCCCTGAGTATATGAAGAGAAAGCAGGATAAGGATCGTGGCCACGGAGAGTGCTTCAGAACTATCTATCGATATCTTCGTTCTGATCTAGTTAATCCTATCATTAATCAGAAGCAAGAAGCATATTGGGAGAGATTGGCATGAATACAGTTTGCAAAGTATTCTACACAGTCCCTGGAAGTGATCACTGGCATCATATGAAATGGATGAACACAGAACCAGAAGATGCTATCAAAAAGACATTAAAAAAATACAAACGTGTTGTAATTCAGGATACAATCGTTTATACTCCTCAAAAAGGAGATGTGATATGAATCAAATAATGGCATGGGGTTCTACAAAAAAGAAACGTGCACTAGCAGAAGATGTAGTTAATTTTTGTGTCAAACGATTGATGCCTCGGATGAAAACATTAGACATTTGTATTCAATTGTCGAATGATCTTGAATTCCATAGTGGTTTCTGTCTTTCAGTTACGAACAGAGAATTTGTTATTGAGATTGATGCCAAAGAAACTATTGACGAAATGATTGAGACACTTTGTCATGAAATGGTTCATGTTAAACAGCATGCTAGAAATGAACTCAAAGATACAAGTTCGCTTGCCTTGAAAAAATGGAAAGGTGAAGAATATATTGCCATGTACACAACTCTTGATGAGTACATGAATCTTCCATGGGAAAAAGAAGCTTACGGACTTGAAAGTATTCTACGAGATGAATATAAATCGTTGAAATCTAAGAAAAAAGTTTTCAACAAAAAAGATTAAAAAGTTGTAGACATTTTCTTCAAGAGGTAAGATAATGGTTACATCAAATGAGGAGAGACATTATGTACACATTATTAGATCACTTGAATTCGCTTAACGCTCAAGCTCGTAAGTGGGCTGAGGAGAATGATGGATGGGCATCTGAGTGGACTCTCGATCTCACGCATTGGGCTGAGATGGGTGTTTACACCGCTGCGGATTTCATCCGTCACAATCTGATCAATGGGATCAGTGACGCGTCGAAGGACCTTTATGGTTGTCGTCTGCGTCTTGAGTGGGATAACTACTCTATCGAAGAGTTGCAGGAGAAGTACGATGACATTTGTCGTGCTCTGAATGCTCAGTTCGAGATGGAGCAGGAGTGGGAGGCCGAGAAGGCTGAGGAAGAGCGGATTGCTGCTCAGGGTCTTCAGCTCGATTGTGAGCCTCTCCCTTATGAAGAATATGTATACTTGGAGGAAGTGTAATGGAATTTTTAGGTTTGATGATTGTGGTTGCCGTTGTTGAATACGTAGTGGTATCAGCGCTATGAAAGGCAATCCTATATACGCTTACAAGGGTTTGACATACGAGGTTGTGTCAAACAATACAGGACAGATCGTAAAGCGCCAGATGCGCTTTCGAGATTCGGGTGAACAGATTGATCTAGATATGTACGGAGAAATCTCACTCGAAGAGTTCAAAGAAATTGTTGATACGTATTTGAATACAGAGCCTGCATAATGGATCAATCAGAACTGTTATCACTGCTATTATCTCTCTCCTCTCTCGTGGTAGTGGTAGCAGTCCTAATTGGTCTATTTTCAGCAATCGTATCATTCATATCAAAATATGGGATGCATATTATTTTAGGTCTTGTGGCGATGTATATTTTACAAGATGCTGATATGTTAGACAATTTAAAGAATCTGCTCGTAGTTCAGTTGGATAGAACATCTGCCTTCTAAGCAGAGGGTCGCAGGTTCGAATCCTGCCGAGCAGGCCAATTTTGTGGACGTGGCTGATAGGTTAGGCGACTGACTGCAAATCAGTTTTAGGCAGGTTCGAATCCTGTCGTCCACTCCAAGTCTCCAGTTGGGCGTCACTGGAAACCTTTTGCAACGAACAAAAGGCGCCACAGTTTACGGAGTATAGGTCAGTCTGGTAGACCGCTGCCCCGATAGGAACGTGACCGAATACCTCTCGCTGATGGGGGGTAAGGTAGACCGAAGGGGTAGCGCCCATGTCCTTAGCGGGAACGTCAGGTCGTAGGAGGTCCATTCGGAAAGGTACATCAGATAGTACCTCCTTGGGGGTTACCCGAATCCCCCCGTTCCGCCTTTTATTTTAGTAAGAAGGAATAAGTAATGCAAAAAGGTGATATCGTAACAGTTTTTTCTCTAGCAGGAGAGATTGTAGGTAAATACATTAATGGAAAGGATGGTGAAATTTCACTTGAGGATCCACGAGTATTAATGCAGAACGAGCAAGGGCTAGGTTTTGCAAAGGGTGTTTGTGTATCTGGTCAATTACAGACTCGAAAGATCACAATCAGTAACTATGTGTTTATCACACCAACAAACGAGGAATTCCAGAAGGCTTATGTTCAGGCTGTTTCTGGTTTGGTAATATGACGCATGAAGAGATCATTCAAAAATTAAATGAAATTGATGAGGACCTTGGATTCCTAGAAGAGGTCGGTAACAAAACTTCTGAGGTGGAAGAGAAGATCGAAAACCTCAGAATGCTTAGATATGAATTTGAGAGGAAATTACATTATGACAAAATCACAAAGGCTCCAGCTAATCAAGAGGGTTGCTAAGAAGGTTGACCGTGAGCGTAAAGTAGCTGCTCGTCTTGCTAATGAAAATTCTGTTTACATAGATGAAAAAGAAGTGTATAATGCTTTGGAAGGTTCAGGTGTTATAGATACCTACCAAGCAATGAAAGGATATGATGAATGGCAGTAAGCAGACGGAAAAAGTTAGCTCGCGAAAATGCGTTACGCATGTATAGTAGCGAGCTAAAGCGAGCTAAGAAGTTCGAGGCTCCAACTTCAAAGATCGAGGAATTCAAAGAATATGTTCCGAGCAGGAAATATGTACGCGTACCTGAGCCCGTTCCATCACTCACCCAATACCAACTCTTCCACCAGACCGCAGCAAAAAGAGAAAGAAAAGAATACACAGGAGACTACGTCACTGGTCTCGCCACCCTCCACAAAAGCAACATCGTCCCAGTAGGAAAGGACGACAATCCAGTAGATTATGCAACGATGAGACGTAACTGATGGCTACTAACAAAGGTGTATTGAAAACAGGTATCCGTAATATTCCCACTGATGGTGATTGGAATAAAGTTGATTATTATTTTCACTACAGCTTAGATGAGAAGGATAGATCAAAACTTCTCAAAAATTACATTAAGAACAATTACTCAAAAGAAGACTACAGTGCCGCTACTGCAAATGCCGAGTGGAATTTCTCTGCTTATGGAAGTATTGTTGCTGCATGTTATTGGATGGATAAAGGATACGAGTTCCCAGAAAAATATAATGACCTGGGTGAAAAGGTCAAAGAATATATTGATACGTTGATATCAAAAGGCAAGGGTATCCAACGTGCCAAAGCTGCTCTAACTGAGGAAAGAGATAAAAAGGTCTATACACCACAACAACGTCTTGCGATGAAGATCAATAACACTGTGATGTATGATATTGATCAACTTGAGGAAGAATGGTTTAACAATGAGGACACATGCCTTGACATTGTTGCTGCTTTCCGTATCCACGAGTTGAAGGGTATGGCTGTTGGACCTGTGATAGAGTATCTCAAGCGTCTCTTACCTGAATATCAAGACGCTCACAGTGGTGTATGCAAGGATGCAAAGGCTGCTTACGGACACCTTGGTAAGAGAGAATTATCTCGGAGAATCAAGTGTGTCAATAAAATGATCGCAGACCTTGAGCAATTTAAGGATAATCAAAAAGCGATGAGGAAGAAAAGAACAAAATGAGTGTAGAAGAAAACTTCTTAACCAGAGCAAAATTTTCAAAGCTGGTCGAAAGAACGGTGATTGAAAAACAACTCTCATATATGGATGCAATAGTATGGTTATGTGAACAGAACTCCATTGAGATTGAAGACTGCAAAAAGTTTATTAATCCTATTATTAAAGATAAACTTGAAGCGGAGGCAAGAAGACTAAATTTTTTGCCAAGGACTAATGAACTCACGTTTGATTAGTCTATATAATAGTGTACCCATCGGTACAAATATAGTGTATAATACAGCAACATATTTCAGCAATACAAGGACAATACGATGTCATTCGAAAATCTAAAGCGTAATCGCGATCAAATCTCTAAGCTTGTTCAAGCGGCCGATGCAGTCGGTGGAACCCAAGAAAAGAAATCCTACGGTGATGACCGATTCTGGAAACCTACAGTCGATAAGGCTGGTAATGGGTATGCAGTCCTACGTTTCTTACCAGCAGCAGAAGGCGAAGACCTTCCATGGGTACGTTACTGGGATCATGGGTTCAAAGGACCTACTGGTATGTGGTATATCGAGAAGTCTCTGACTTCTGTCGGTCAACCTGATCCTGTTGGCGAGTTAAACTCTCGTCTGTGGAACTCAGGTATCGAGGCTAATAAAGAGAAGGCTCGCGATCAGAAGCGCCGTCTACATTATGTAACTAACATCCAGGTGATTAGCGACCCATCCAATCCTCAGAACGAAGGTAAGATCTTCCTCTATCAATTCGGTAAGAAAATCTTTGACATGATTATGGACGTAATGCAGCCATCATTCCAAGACGAAGATCCAATCAATCCATTCGACTTTTGGAATGGAGCAAACTTCAAGTTGAAGATTCGTAATGTTGAAGGCTATCGTAACTACGATAAGTCTGAGTTTGAGTCACCTTCACAGCTTGCGTCTGATGAAGAGCTTGAAGTAATCTACAGTCAATTGAATCCTCTACAAGAGTTCAACGATCCAACTAACTACAAGACTTATGATGAGTTGAAAGCTAAGTTGATGAAGGTTCTTGGTGAAGAGGCAGAAGCTGGGGCTCCTACTCTGAAGCAAGAGGCTCAAATGAATGAACCTGCAGCGCCTAAGTTAGAACCTGTCACAGCGGACGAGATTCCGTTTGACACGGACGAAGACGACACTATGTCATACTTCGCCAAATTGGCTAACGACGACTAAGCGTACAGTACATACTTGTTGTAAGTATCAAAAGGGGTACCCATTGGTCCTGCCAAGGTTACCCCGCTACTGTTATTCACAGTAACGCTCTTATCACTAGTGTCGAGCATATTAACACCACCTGATGTATTCTGCATTGCAACACTTTGATCTGCAACATCTCTTAGTATTGTTCCTGACATAGGTGCATATGGAGCGGATGCTTGGGAAGTTGGTGCACTCAGGTCGTTACCTAAATTACCAAATTCACCATAATCCCCAACACTTTCACTACCAGCTTGTTTGCTGTTATTATTCATTAACCATCCAGCAAACCACTGACCCAATAGATCCCCTCCCAATCCACCACCGATTGCTCCAGCAATTGCGCCGAATGGACCTGCGCCCGCACCAATTGTAGCAAGGGCCAATGAACCGGCAACACCACCAAATAGTCCGCCGATTGTTTTTATTTTTTCTTCGTCGGAGGCATCACTCAGTAGGATTGCCCCAAGATATCCAGCTGATAATAAGCTCCCGAGGAATGGTATACTTTTACCAACTTTAAGGAGTTTTCCGAATCTGCTATATTTTTTAGCTGCAGCTTGGTTTAATGGATTCTCCATACCCAGTCGGGACATAGAGCCACGAACCTGATCAGCTGATACGGTTTGTCCTTTGAGATTTGTAACAGCGCCGGTCTTTTGATTGACGTTATACCCTTCACCTTCTAATTTTTTAATATCGGCTGCAGACATCCCTTTGATCTGCTCGGTATTCATTCTTTGCAATTGACCTTTGGTCATTTCACCCATCTGGGTTTTACCAAACTCTTTAATGGCCGTACCACCAAGAACCAGACCAGCTAATCCTTTAAGTCCATTATATGCCATCTTAAATGGAGCTGCTATTGTTTTCAATATCAAGCTTACTGTACCTAACGGTCTAAACATTACAGCAAGACCAGCAATCGCGATTCCAAAGTCATCCCAATTTTCACCTAAGATATCCAAGTCCTCATTCATTTTTTCGAGATCTTCTGAAGTCTTGTCGTTCTTCATTAGATTGCTTAAATATGTGGTACCAGATATTAAGAAGTCTATTGCCTTACCAAACGTATCTGTGACAAATTTAAAGGCCTCATTAAAGGTTGGCAATCCATCTAATCCAAACATCTTGGCTAAATTATCGCCAAACGAGGCCAACGTATCACCGAGCTGATCAAGTTTAGCTCTGTTACCTGCATCTAACAATACACCGGCAATGAAACCAATTGCTCCGAACTTTTTGCCAAGAAGCAATCCTAGGGCACCAAGATTGAGGCCCCTGAAGATAGCATCTCCTAAAGCTTTACTGCCTGTGGCTGACTCAACATAGTCAGCAATTTCATCTGCAAACATTTTTGCAAGAATTGCTGGGAGGGCCCGCCCTAAAAGAAATTTAGGTAATTGTGAAGCTAATGCTGCACCTAAACCAAATAGACCACCTTGTGGCAAAAAGTCAAAAAGTCCTTTGTTGCTGTCTGCCTTGGGTGTAGTGCTTTTCACTGCCCTACGTTCTTCTGCTCGTTTTTCCCGATCAGCCTCAAGCTGATCCATTTGATCAGACTTAAAGGTATTAATTAGAGAAGATAGATCACTGGCCATCCCAGCAATAGCCCCAGCCTGAGCTGCAGAAAGATTGTTCTGTTCTTCCTGGAGCTCGTTCTGCTTGACTAATTGTTCTTTTACATCAGCAAGAGTTATTGCCATTATTGCATTCCCTGTTGTGCCCTTTCGTTCTTTTCTTGGATGTCAGTAATCAACATCGTTAAGTAAATTTCTCTCTCCCAAGGGATCATATCTTCGATCTCATGTAGAGAATAATGAAAATTCTGCAACAGCTGGAAGTTTGTCTTAAAATAGTTTTCCAGCGATTCATGAGAGAGACTTATTAAAAAAAATCGTCAATCCCCTGTAATGTTACTGTGTTATCTTCCCCACAGTTTACACACTTAAAGTCCACATCCAACTTCATTGTTGGCATATCTTCCATAAAGTCTGATACCTTTTGGAACTGAGCTGCGGTCATTGACTCAACAAAGTTCATTAGGTCTTCAGCACTCTCATCTGCAGCAAGTACATTTTCTTCTTCTGTCATAATCGATTCGATGCTTGCTATGATGATGTTCATAATGATATCAGTCGATGTCTTCGATTCAAAGATATCATTGTTCTTCATGAACTTTTCATAGTTAGGATATTTCATTTTAATTGAAATATCGTCAGTAAGCTTGATCACACTAGACTCTTTCTTACCCTCAATTTTGACATCCTCAAGATTGATATCAAGGTTGTTTTGAGTCTCACAATGACTACACTTCAATCCAATATCTACTTTCTCACCAACCGACTTTGCTCTGATCTGAGTAAACAAATAATCCACATCAAAGGTAGCCAATTGATAGACATCAATGTCTTCCTCAACACACGATTTGATTGTATCGAGGATTGCACCAATAATTTGTTTCTTGTCTTGTGACTCATAAGCCAACAACAAGACCTTTTGTTCTTTAACAAGGAAAGGTCGGAACCTTACCGTATCACCTGTTGACGGAATTTGTACCGTATACTTTGGTGACGAATTTAGTGATGGTATAGCCATAATTTCTCCATTATACACCCACGTTTACATTGATAAAGTTTTGTGAAGGTTGAATTGCCTTCCACTTCGTATATGAAAATTCAACATTCACTTCAACAAGACCGTCCAAGTCATTTGAAAATTCTACTGCGCTGATTTGAGTAGGAAATGCATCTTCGAGCTCAATACTGTATACTGAACCTCCACCTGCCCCAACGTTAATCTGAATTGGTCCAACATTAGCATTGATACCAATCTGAGGTTTTCTTAATTGATGAATTTTTATTGCTGCAGCATAACCTGTACTTCTGTATCCACCGTATCCAGATGGCTTCTTATATCCCACCAACCCATTGTCCTCATTCATCATTAAGTCTAGCCATCTGTCAAAATATTTGCGAATGAAATAATCGTTCATAGCATAGAATGACAAATTAATAGGAGGAACGGCGTATCCGTATGCAATTTTTTCTGCTTGCATACCAATAACACGATCGACGGTTAAAATTTGCTTGCCAGGGAGGGACGCATTTTTACAAAGAAGATTGAGTTCTCTTTTTTGACTAGAACTTGATCCTCCAGCACCTCCGATTGACGGAAGTTCAACGAGAAAGTTATTGCTTCTGGCAAAACCAAATGTAACGGAAGCAAGTGATTTGAGTTCGCTTATGTTTGCCATATTACTTTATCATTCTCTTTGATCTGGTGTACACTTGAGATGCTGTTAGTTTCTCGAACTGGGCTGTTGGCAAAAACGTTGCAATCTCCCACTCTGGTTTATCAACCAACGCAAATCTACTTTTTACATGATCATTTAAGTAATGTTTGATCATTGGTGAAATATATTTCTTTGGAATTCTTTTGATGGCAACTTCTTTGTTATCTTCTGCTAAGACAGCATCAAGGACCTTTGCCCTAAGCACTGGTGGAAGATAATGAAGATTCAAACCATAGAATCCACCATCTGCAGGACCAATCATAAGGATCAGTGGAAACTTATCATAGTAGGGTAATGTCTTCTTATGCTTAGGATCATAGAAGAACATGTACATATTTCCAACCGGATCCCTCATACTGCTTTGAAGCTTAACAGCTTCGTCATTCATAACGGATTTACCGACACGGCCGAGCTGTGTTGCTTTCCTCCGAAACCAATCCATAGATTCTTTTGTACGAGGTTGAATACCAGCGCGGAACGCTTCAATCTCTAGTTTTTGAAATAGGTTGCTCATAAAAGTATTTATAGTTATTTTTTAGATTTTTTCTTACGGTATGGCTGCATTCTTTTCAGAGGCTTTTTAATTTTGCCAGGCATCTTTTTTGGCAACAATCCCATCTCAATCAACGTATCCTCAGTCCAAATCTGAAATTCCCAACTGCGGTCTTTACAATATTCTTCGGCGGCTTCCCACTTGTTCATATTTTTAATGTATGTCAATCCTTCGTTGATGTATCGCTTTGTCCGTCTCTCCCCTGTTGGAGGTTTTGTTTCCTTATCTGGCTTAATTTCAACAAGAAGTGTTTTCTCTTCTGTCACAATTTTCAGATCAGGAAAATACCGATGATATTTTTTGTCTACATCATAGTAGTATGGAATAATAATTTCTTCAGAGCTCCAAGCCTTAACCTTGGGATTTGTGTCACACCAAACGAAACAATATTTTTCCCATAGGGACCTGTAGACGATCATGTCTGGATCGCCTTTATACTTGTCGCGATTGATAACTTGGTATTTACCTGAATATGCCATATTTGATTATAAATAAAACTAAACTAATTCTATCTATAGGTTTTCTACATGGCCGTTGAAGATTATAAGCCTGGTCGATTTGAGTATCCAGTTGACGACAGAGACAGGTACAATGCTAAGATCCAATTTGAGATTATTAAAACTAATCCTCCCACAATTCGTGGAGACTTCAAGTCCCTGTTGAAATGGAAGAGAGATGGGGATGTCGATATAGATGCATCAGGAAACCGAGTAGATCGACCAGAAAGCAAGCCACTCAAGGCTTCTGGGTATAGTGTCAGTGCAACTGGAAAAAAAGTTGATCTATATGTTCCTCAGGCGCATACGGTGACAGATGTGTTTAGTTATAACAACGCAGCCTCATTAGGTATCGCGGGAGCTGGTTTTCTCAATACAATGCAGCAAGGTGGATCAGTTGCTCAAGCTGCATCCACTGCGATGAGAGAAGGATTTGTCAAAGGTGTAGATGATGTTTTAAAAGCTTTTGGTGGTCAAGCTTTGTCCCAAGCAGCTGCTGTGAGAGCAGCGTCATTTGCTCCTATTCCTCAAGGAGTGAGGGATGCTGTTGGATTAGTTGCTCAGGCTAGTATTCACCCTAATCTGAGAACAACGTTTTCTAATGTCGGTATAAGACAATTTTCTTTTCAGTTTAAATTTATTCCAAGGTCTCGTGATGAGGCTGTACTCGTCAAGCAGATAGTTAATTATTTCAGGTTCCATGCATATCCAGAGGAATTACCTATCGGTGGAGCTATTCCAATTGCATATAAGTATCCTGACATGTTTAGAATTAAATTGTTCTCTCGGACGTTCGAGAACGGAAATTTAAGATATACACCTATTGGTACTAAATTACTAGACTGCTTTCTAAACTCGATTTCAGTAACAACCAATGGAACAGCAGGTGTATATCATTATGATGGTGAGCCTATTGAAACTGATCTGACTTTAAACTTTATGGAGCACAGACCATTGGCAAGAAGTGATATTGAGGATCAGTGGAAAGATTATCCTGATCCTGCTACCCAACGGGGTCAGGAGAAAGCGTTCTCTGATGTTGTTAATCAGTCTGATAATGATGACCCACTGGAGATTTAATTATGTCATTTTTTAGATACTTTCCGTACGTGGAATATTACTTTGGGGACGAGACTACACCTGATGTATTTCAAAACATCTCAGTATATTCCAGTATCTTTGATGAAATTAAAAACAATGTTGCGTTCTATCAAGATTATTATATTCAGGAAGGCGAAAGACCCGATCGTCTATCATATTTCTTATATGACACCCCTACATTGCATTGGACGTTTTATTTAATTAATGACAAAATTAGAGGTCGTGGATGGCCCATCACTAATCAGGAGTTGATTGCAAAAGCACAAAAGGATTATAGTCTGACAACTCTTACTACAAGGACAAGACTAACCGATAAGTTTAAGGTTGGTCAAACAATTCAAGGAACAACGTCTGGTGCTACTGCTGTTATTAATCACAGACACCTAGACCTTGGTCAGCTTGTCGTTGGTCAGTTGACGAATCAGTTCATTGCGGGTGAAACGATTACATCAACAAATTTAGATGAAGAGTTGGAATCTATTACGTTAGTTAGTTCAGGTCTTGAATATTTGTCTGCCCATCACTATGAGAATGCTTCCGGGGAGGTTGTTGATATTGATCCTGAAGTTGGACCTGGAGCTCTCCTTACTGAAATAACCTATCTTGATAGAATGGTTACTCAAAATGAAGATCTAAAGCAAATCAGAATTATCAAACCTTCGGCTATGCCTACTGTCGTAGCATCATTTAGAGAGGCAGTTGGAAGTTGAGTGTCGTTACGGGTGCACCAGAGACAGTCTCTGATTTTATATTTGATACGGTATTGTTTACATCACCGTTTTTAGATCGTCCTATCGAACTAAAAAATAATGTCACTGATCTCGAGATCTTTGAAGACTTGAACTTTCCCTATCTCACTGGAAGAATCATGCTCGTCGATGATTCAGGATTTCTTACTAATGCAGATGTCATCGGCGGGGAAACAATATTTATCAAAATTACCTGTAGTAGTAAAGATGCAAAACCGTTTAGTAAAACATTCTATATCAGTGAGATTCTTTCTACAGCCAAAGTTAATGACACCTCGGAAGGTCATATTTTTAATTTAATTGAAGATATTGGATTTGAGTCAAATCTTCAAAATTTGAATAAGTCATACAATGGCAAGTGTGGAACAATCATTGAAAAAATAGCATCAAATTTCTTAGGCAAACAAGTTACGAAATTTGGAAAGGATACACAAAGTATAAAGCTGATTGTTCCTAACCTGAGTCCTATTGAAGCAATGATGTGGATCCGGGACAGGGCAACAACCATCAATGGGTATCCGTTTTATCTATTTTCCACATTGATAACTGATACTTTAAATTATGTCGATTTGGGTACATTGGTTAACACTCCAGTAATAAACCCCGATGGCCCTTACCGGTATTCTAGTACACCATTTTTTTCGGATGATGAAACAGCAAAGCGAAGAATCCTACTTGGCTTTGATCAGAATGAGGTTAATAATCTATACCGATATATTCAAAGAGGATTGATCGGTGCTCAATACGAATACATTGATACAGTCAAGAACAGAAGAAATACATTTCAATTTGATGTAACGAAAGATCTGTTAGATCCTCTTGTTAAGAATAGTGTGTTACCAAAAAATCAAAATAATATCATGTATGGTCCAAGGTACAAGTTAAACGAAAAACCATACAATGAACTTGGTAGTAGAAGGATTACTCGGATAGGTGGAAGCTCAGCATACGTTGATGAAACATCGTTCAATAGTTACAAAGAGAGTGAGTTGCTATCTGATTATAAGAATAATGTAACAAGTCAGGCAATGAAAGAGCTTCTTGCTAATGCACCAATTACATTTGCTGTCAAGGGTCTAGATTTTATTGGTGGTGAAGAACATACGACTGTCGGAAACAACTTGAGAATTCATTTTACGTTTCCCAATCCTGATCCCACTCTCTCAGATCAGTTACTTGATCAGAAAAAGTCAGGTGACTATTTGATCTTTGCTGCCCAACACACATTCAAAAAAGATACTGATACATTTAAACATTATATAAAGATGACGGGATCTAAACTCGCTAACTATACGGATATTATATGATTCCAAAACCGTACATTGACTTTTATGGAGATCAGACAAGGTGGTTTATTGGCCGCGTTGTTAGTGTCTCCGACCCTCTCTATCTTGGGCGGATAAAGGTCAGGATCTTTGGTGTACATAGTGAAAATACAATTGACATCCCGGACAGTGACTTACCTTGGGCTCAGGTTGTTACACCTATTACAGAAGGTGGAACCGATGGTCTTGGAAACAATCTTGGAGTTCAGGTTGGTTCGAATGTCTTTGGTATCTTTCTTGATGGAACACACTCTCAGCTTCCATTGGTTGTGGGTTCGATGCCAAAGGACGGAGATGTTAATCCTTTAACGACAGGTACAGATACCCTTGACAGATCTGTATCAGTGTCAGGAGCTCCAACAGATACATATGGTGCAGTGTATCCTGACAATAAGGTTACACAAACAAAGTCTGGTCATGTGATTGAAATTGATGACACAGATGGTAAAGAAAGAATCAACATCTTTCATAAATCTGGATCATACATTGAATTTCATCCTGATGGTCAAATAGTAATCAAGTCAACAAGTGTATATATTGATGCTGGTGAAAATGCTAATATCAAGGCTACAAATGTGAACGTAACATCCACGACTACTACAGTAACAAGTGATACTGTTAATGTAACAGGAACAAATGGAGATGTAGTAGTTGATGGGGTATCATTAGTTAATCATACTCATCAGCACACTGATGGTCCTGGCTTGGCAGCTTCTACAAATACAACAGCGAAACCGAATAAGGCATAGGTATGGCAGATTTAAGACAGTCTGGAAGTACAGTAATCTACATTGATGACAATGGGAATACTCTGTATACTCTTCCTACAGAGACTGGTACTGAAAATCAGGTTATCGTTATTGATGAGAACGGCAATCTTAGGTTTGGGGATGGTGTTGTTGGATCAACTCTTGGTGCTTTATCTAATGTTTCAGATTCAGTGGATTCTGCTGGCGTTGGCATGTTCTTAAAATACAACGGCAACGAGTGGATAGCGGATAGTATAGTACAAGAAGCAACTGTTGCGTTTAGTGTGCAACTCGAGACAAATATGTCTAGTGCTGATTATACGAATGCGGTAATAATTCCGTTTGATAATGTAATCTTTGACGTGGGTCAAGGTTGGGATTCAGCAGGGTTCTCATACGTTATACCCGTTAGTGGATACTATCAACTTAATAGTATGGTCACTTCCGATAATATCGAGGGAGCAGCGTGGTCTGAGATACGACTAAAGGTTAACCAACAGCTTATTGGTGGTAATGCTAATTTCAGCTACAGAACCTTAGAGGACGGTCAGGGAGGAGGGTTCACTACCCACACTATCGCGGGAGTAGAATATTTTGAAGCTAATGATTCTATTCAAATTGAATATGATGTGTCAGGCGACACATCAACTTTTATCAGGTCTGGCGCACGGTTTAGTGGATTCTATATCGGTAGTCCATCCACAGCTCCAAACTTTTCTTGGAACTCTATTTCGGGTAAACCGTACTTACTAGATTCTAATGATGTTCAATCGATTATAGGTGCTGATTATGTTACGTCCTTAGGTGTTGTGGGTACCGACTCGAATGCCGTAATTGATCTTATTTCTGCTGTTGTTAATAACACATACGTGAGAGCTCGAGAAACTCCTCAAGATTTTGCATACAGCTCGTTAACAGGTGCACCAACAATCCCCTCTACAACCTCTGATATAACTGAGGGTAGTAGACTATACTATACAAATGATAGAGCTGATGCTCGTGTGAATCTGCAGACAGGAGCAAACTTAGACCTAAGTCAGAAGTCAACTACAGATTTATCCGAAGGCAATAATCTTTATTATACCCCAGCGCGTGCGGGTGCATTGATTGATAGTGCATTTGGGGATGCTACCTCATTAACTATTGGCGATTGGAAAATATCAGTGGTGAGTAATAAATTAACATTCTCTTACAATGATATAGCTAAGGTTTCAATTGATTCTATTGGTGAAATTGTTGCTGTTAATGATGTTACAGCATTTGGATCTCCGTAATGGCTCTTCCTAAATTTAGATTTATTATTGGTGGCAACGCAAGAAATAATACCGTAAACAGTAACGGTGAAGTAACTGTTGTAAATTCTGAAACAGGGGAAAGAATAGCTCTGCTGACAGTACCCACTGGTTATGATGAGGATTACTTGGATATCGATAATCGTTATGGTGTATCAGTAGATTTTAATGATGATTATATTGTCGTTGGTCATCCGCTGTTTTTCGACTTATCCGATCGAGGTGGTTTCGGCAATGACTATTTTGCTGGTGCTGTTTGGATATATGATACTATCAATTTTGAACTAATAGCCCGTAGAGAAATGACAGATGCTCATTTAGCGACATACCCGAATTCGTATTATGACGGCGGTCAATATTCACCTAATGCAAGATTCGGTCATGCGGTATCTGTGTCTGGTGACGTATTAGTAGTAGGTGCACCAGGCAGTGGTACGGGATATGCAGGTATAGTTCCTAAAGGAAGGGTATATCAATACAGTCTTGCTAATATAGCAGCAAATCCAAATAATAAACGAGATTATCAATACGTATACGAAGGAGATTCTGGAGATGAACTTGGTCATAATGTATATGTCTCAGGTAATACAATTGCTGTCTCAGAAAATGATCCAGTTAATGAGCTTCGTCGAATACGACTGCTAGATTCTGGATTGACTAACCCCCGGACAATCTCTAGACCTACTACTCCTGATATGGGAAGTGCTGTAATTTTTGGAGGATCCGGACAGACTAATACTGGGGATGGCCACGTTCGATTGGTGGCCATGAATTCAAGCAAGGTATATGCTGGGGCTGCTCGGACATTTGCAAATCAGGGAGCTGGTGCTGTATTCATATTTGATAAAGCTACTGGTGACCACCTGGATTCTATTAGTCCAATTTTTCCAAGTGATAATAGCTATCCGGGTGATTGGGATGATTTTGGCCAAGAAATCATCTACGAAAATAACAAGTTAATAGTGGGAGCTCCGTATAAAGGATACCCGGATGAGATCGGGGGTATATACATTTATGATTCTGACGGGTCTAATGAGATAATTATTAATAGTCCTAATGTTACAAACCCAAGGTCCGGGTATTCTGCTCCTTTTGGAGACAACATTGCGGCTGCAGAAAATGGACTCATAGTAACCACCAATAATAGCTATGGATTGAGTTTTTATAATAGTAATGGTAGCTTCTCACATATTGTCGATTCCTTTGCTGGAGATATATGGAATACCCTTGGATGGTATCAACCGCCGATCAGTTTGTCCGAGGTACAAGATTACCTAGGAGGAACTAATCCGATATCATTGTCGGAATATTACTCTGATAGTGTCAGTGAATCTGGTTTTCCTATTGCTGATTGGAATTTGGTTCATCTAGAAGGTACTTTGACACATCCAACACCGGAATATGCAGATTATTATGGTTATAGTGTAGCAATAGACAGTGATACAATTGCGGTTGGAGCTCCCCGCGAAGATGATGTTTATTCGTCCGAAGGAGCTATTTTTGTATATCGTCTTAATAGTGCACTCATTGGTTCATCAATTTTATCTCCGGCCCCTACATCTGGAATAATTTCGTTATCAAATTTTTATAACTTTATACTAGATTCTACTGGCGATTTCCCTCCTTTTGAATTAGAACAAAAAATTACAGAAGGTTTTAGTGGATCTGCCGATCGACTGGGATCATCTGTTGCTATAGATGGAGATACAATTGTTGCTGGTTCAAGACTAGGAGATAGTATAGATGTCAGTAATAGTATTTCTGGAACAGGTAACGCTCACATATATACAAGGGTAGGAAGTACTTGGACTAAACAGCAGTCTATAGAAGCCTCAGGTGGCAGAATTTCGGATTATTTTGGAACATCTGTAGCAATAGACAGTGACACGATTGTTGTCAGTGCCCCTCTACATGATATTAGTGGATCCAATAACGTAGGTGCAGCATATGTGTTTACGAGATCGGGAAGTACTTGGACACAACAACAAAAACTGACCCCAACCAGTCCGCAGGCCCAAGAGCGTTTCGGTGAAAATGTAAATGGAGTTGATATATCCGGTGACACAATTGTCGTCGGATCTCCTTATAAAGACGCAAATGGTGTATACGCTAGCGGTAATGCTCATGTATTTACAAGAAGTAATGGTAGTTGGTCTTTAAATACAGTTCTTACTGCTCCGGCCGGAGACAGACAAAGCAACGATCGATTTGGTTCTAGTGTTGCGGTTGACAGTAATAGTAATACGATTGCAATTGGTGCACCTAATGATGATGCAAATGGTTCAAACAACGGAGCGGTTTATGTTTTTACTCGATCTGGCTCTACATGGACACAACAAACCAAATTAATACAAGATGGAGCTTATCCAGGTTTTTTAAATCTTGGGGGTAGTCTTGATATAGAAGGTGACACAATTATTACCGGAGGATATTCACGTAATGTCGGTGGTGCAGCGTATGTGTTCACTAGGTCTAATGATAGTTGGTCGCAAGCAGCAGAAATTTTGAATCCTAATCCTGAAGCAAATGATATTTTTGGTTGGAGTGTTGGTTTAAGCAATAGCAGGGCTGTTATTGGAGCATATCTTGATAATATAAATGGTGAAAGTGATGCAGGGTCCGCATATGTTTATCTTGCTGCCGATTCGGCACAATAAATGATATAAATAAAACAAAAGAGATTCTATAATGGCCAGAAGATATTCAATAGAAGATGGAAATTTATCGAACGTTCCTCTCATCAGTAGTAGGTCCGTTACGTATAAAGATATCGATCTGACTTTTCAGAATCGACCCTCTGGTGACATCTATAAGAAAACAGAAGGTGCTGCTGTAAAGCAAGCGATTAAGAATCTTCTTCTAACTAACAGATTTGAAAAACCCTTTGATCCAAATTATGGGGGAGGGTTAAACGATTTCTTATTTTCTCTTGATCAAGAGTTTGATGAGTTGGATATTAAAGAGAGAATCTTTGATGTTATCAACAATTATGAACCAAGGGCAAGGGTTAGATTGGTCAACGTTAAACCATCCCCAGATTATAATTCAATTGGTGTGACAGTTATCTGTCAAGTGGTTTCAACTGAAGAACAAGTACAAGTAGACGTATCACTAACGAGGGTGAGATAATGGCGGTTATTAGATCGAGTGATCTCGATTTTGATCTAATCAAAGAAAATCTTAAAACATATCTGCAGCAGCAGGATGAATTCTCTGACTATGATTTTGAGACATCAGGTCTTTCCAACATTCTGGATGTACTGGCATATAATACTCACCTCAATGGTCTGATTGCCAACCTTGCTATCAATGAGTCATTCTTATCATCAGCTCAGCTAAGATCGTCTGTTCTTTCTCATGCAGAGACTCTTGGTTATTATTCTAGATCAAGAACAGGATCATCAGCAACAGTTAATTTAAGTGTTTCTACTTCGTTGACATCACCAACATTTATTTCATTACCAGCCAATACAACATTTACGGCCGAAGTTGATAATATATCCTATAGTTTTCAGACACTTGAAGAATATATTGGATACAACAACGGAAGTGGTCTGTTTACATTTGAGACAATTGGGGGTTCGACAAATATTGAATTGACAGAAGGGACACTGAAAACTAAAACATTTTTAGTAGGGGACACTGCTGATGATCAGGTATATGTAATCCCTGATGAAACAATTGATACATCCACGATGGTCGTTAATGTATACGACACAGTGACCTCTTCTTCATTTGAAACATACATTGAAGTCAACCGAGCTGTTAGAATTGATAATGATTCGACAATTTATATTGTGAGAGAAGCTCCGAACGGTTATTATGAAGTAACATTCTCCAACGGTAATGTTCTTGGCAAGGCTCCTGTTGCAGGAAACAAAATTGTAATTACTTATCTTTCTACGGCAGGCGCAGCTGCCAATGGAGCTGACACATTCTTGGCGGATGAATCAGTAACAATTGAGGGTACAGATTATACTTTGACCACGACTGTTGTTTCAGAATCCTCGGGTGGGGATGCTAAAGAGTCAATTTCTTCAATCAAGGGTAATGCTCCGCTATCATTTGCCTCCCAACAAAGAATGGTAACAGCGGAAGATTACAAAGCTCTCATTCTTGAAAATTACTCATCGTATTTGGAGGATGTAATTGCCTGGGGTGGAAATGATAATGTTCCACCAGTATATGGTCGAGTATATGTTTCATTAAAATTCAAAGATAACATCTCTGCTAGTGTACAACAAACTGTCAAAGATCAGATTATAATCAATCTTTCTGATAACTTGGCTATTATGTCAATCGATACCGTATTCACTGATCCTACCAATACATTCCTAGAAATTGAAACAATATTTAATCTCGATCCTGATTTGACTGGTTTGTCACCAAAGGCAGTTGAGAATGATGTACAAGACACTGTTCAATCTTATTTTGCCACTAATCTTAACTCGTTTGGTAAAACATTTAGAAGATCTAATCTACTTGCAGAGATTGATGGGCTGGCGCCTGCTATTCTCAACTCGAGGATGAACATTAAACTTCAGTTGAGAATCACACCATCCTTAACGACTATAAGCGATTACACTCTGGCATACCCAGCTGCGATCGCAGCAGCTGATGATGTCAACTACATTGTTACATCATCAAGGTTCACATACAACGATCAATCATGTTTTATCAGAAATCAGCTTAGTTCAACTAAATTACAAATTGTCAATTTGGCTGGTGTAGTACAACTTGATAATGTTGGTTCCTTTAATGCTACATCTGGTACAGTTAGTATTGATGGATTCCTTCCAACTGCATATGAAGGATCAGCAATCAAAGTGTCGGTAACTCCAGCAAATCAAAGTACAATTAAACCATTAAGAAATTATATTCTGGCACTTGATCCAGCTCTGTCAGTCACCCAGTCTGTAATTGATTATCAGAATACAGCGGTGTCGTTGACAACATGACACATATTCTAGAGGACAACAATAGAAGGGATATTAACTTTGCTAACAGAAAGGTTAGGGAAGTTCTTCCTGAGTTTTATCTCAGTGAGTATCCCACACTTGTTACATTTCTAGAAAAATATTACGATTACTTGGACAGTAGTACTACAGGATCCTTTGGCACAGAAATTAACAGTCTATTTTCTGTTCGTGACATAAGTGTCACAGAGGAACAGTATCTGGATGCCCTGATTAGTGAAATCGGCAACGGACTGCAAGTCGCCTCTTTCTTTGATCAACCTAGATTGATGACAAAACTATTGTCAAGTTTTTATAGATCCAAGGGGTCTGTGGTATCAGTTGAAGGGTTTTTCAGAGCATTTTTTAATAGTGAAGTAGAAGTAGAATATCCAAAAGATCAATTGTTCATTGTTGGCCAATCTGAGATTGGAGCTGAATCATTAAAGTTCATTATTAGTGACACATTATACCAAACATTTTCTATTTTGATTAAGTCTGGTATTTCTGTCTCTGATTATGAAGAATTATACAAACGGTTTGTTCATCCGGCCGGATTCTATTTTGCAGGACAAGCTCAACTCGAAGGTAATGTTGATCTCGGGTTTGATAGTATGCCAAATTCAGAAGATCCTTTAGATTCTGCTCAGAACACAAGAGTTCTTACAGCAGATATTGCACCAGCGGCTACGCCTATCACTGGATTCACTCAGCTTACAGGATTGTACGACTCACAAGGAGACGATGTGCGAATCGATCTATCTCAAATCCTCAGTACGTACGAAGATATCTCTTCTACACAACTGGATAGTTTCTATCAGGATATTAGTGAATTGTTATCACCAAACAGCTTCAAGTTTGATGATAGTGATGTTACAATCAGACCAGATATGTCATTGAGTACCGAGACAATGGACAACACAATGTTCACAAGATACCTAAGTGACTCGGCAATTTGATATAAATAAAACTAAAGTCTTTTACGGGTAAAAGAATGGCTAGACAAAATATCAGTTTAGGATCTTCAGCAAATGATGGGACAGGGGATACCCTTCGTCAGGCGGGTCAGAAGATCAATGAAACTCTACTAGAGATCTATCAAAAGTTTGGTGACAGCGATAACTTGTCTAATGTCATGTCGTTTCAAGATAGTGGGGTTTCATTCTCAGGATCAGTATTTACAACATCATTGATCGCATCCGATGTTCTCACTGAAAATATTACCATCACTTTACCGGATTCTGGTGGTATTGCTGTCGTCGATACTGCTAATCAGACACTTACAAATAAAACATTAACAACACCAACGATTACATCGCCAACAATCACTAATGAGATTCTTGATACTAATTCAAATGAGTTGGTTAAATTCACGACTACATCTTCTGCGGTTAACGAAATCACAGTGACAAATGCTGCGACAGGGAATCCACCTATTATCAGTGCAACTGGTGGTGACTCAAATGTAAACCTAAGTCTTGTTGGTAAAGGATCAGGATCAGTTCAACTTGGCTTAATTTCATTTAGTTCAATTGAGTTAAATGCCGATGGCTCTGTTCCAGCAACAGCAACTTATGTTATATGTAATAAGCCAACTCCGTTGTTGGTGACATTAGATTCTGGATCAAGTGTAGGTGAATTAAAGTTCTTCACCAACAAGGGTGGAAATACTGCGGTAGTAACACCGACTGCTTTTGCTCAAGGATCATCGTTTTCATTACCGGTAAGTACTGGTGCTCAATGCATTTGGGATGGAGACGAATGGTATCTCGTGGGTCGTGATGAATTGATCATCATATAATCAATAGGAAATACAAATGGCTGCAATTGTAACAGATTCACTAAAGAGAATTTTAACGAATCTATTATTAACTGAAATTTCGAGCTCTTCTGATACTAATGAATACTACATTGGTATTGGAAAGTCTGATGAGTATAATGAGACAGATACTCCAACTTCACCTTTGAGAACAATTCGATCTGAGAGGGAAGCTAGGGATAATATTCAATCTGTTAAAAAAGTAGCCAGTTCAAGTTTTGTTGTCCCAAGATATAATTGGACATCTGGTACAACCTACACAGGATATAATGATAATGTTGTAGGAATTCCTACAAATCCTTACTACGTGTTAACAGAAAATAATGACGTTTATATTTGTTTACAACAGGGTAAAAATGCCTTAGGACAATCGGTTCCATCAACAGTTCTGCCTAGTTACTCAACAGCCGGTGTTAGTCAGACACAAGCATTCGAAACTTCAGATGGGTATAGATGGAAATATCTGTTTCAGATTTCAGCAGCCAGAGCAAACTCGTTCTTATCAGCCAATTATCTTCCTGTTCAGTTTTTAGATGACTCTTCAGGGGCTTACACTGGTTTAGAAAGAGACCAAGCATTAGTTAAAGAAGCAGCAGTTCCTGGCCAGATTCTTGGAGCTACTCTGACAAGTGGTGGTTCTGGTTACACTTCAGCTCCTACAGTAACAATCAATGGAAATGGTTCAAATGCTGCAGCTACAGCAACAATTTCTGGTGGTGCTGTCGTTAAGATTGAAATGAATAATGAGTCCGCAGGTCTTGGATCGGGTTATGATCACGCCGATATTGTTATTTCAGGTGGTGGAGGAACTGGTGCAACAGCGAGACCAATTATTGGTCCTTTGGATGGTATTGGTGCCGATATTAGAGATGATCTTAAAGCATCAACAATCATGTTAAACGCAAAGCCTGATGGTTCTGAATCTGGTGCATTTATTCTGGGTAATGATTTTAGACAAATTACAGTGATGCGTAATATTACATTACCTGATAGTGACACATTGTTGACCTCTCTCACAGCTCGTGGATTAAAGTATCATAGAATGACCGCTGCAGCGAGTTCCTTTACAGCTGATAAATTTATCAGAGGGGCTACATCTGGAGCTGGTGCATTTATTGATGAGATAGATAGTGATTATATTTACTATCATCAGAATGAAAATACAGGATTCAAATCGTTCCAGAATGGTGAGACACTTGAAGAAAGTGATGGTTCTGGATCAGGTATAATTGATAGTGCAGGTCTCTCTACTTCTTTCAATCCTTTCTCTGGTGAGGTATTGTATATTGAAAATAGAGCAAGAATTGTGCGCGATGCTCTTCAGACAGAAGACATCAAAGTAGTTATTACAATTTAAGGTTTTAAAAATGGCAACAACGGTTAAAGATACCACATTTTCTTCAACATACAAGGATGATTATCGCGACAGTGATAACTTCCATCGTATTCTGTTTAATTCTGGTAGAGCTCTTCAGGCAAGAGAACTTACTCAGATGCAAACGATTATTCAGGAAGAAATTGCGCGGTTTGGTAGAAACATCTTTACTGAAGGTGCTACAGTCACACCAGGTGGAGTAACGGTTAACAACCGGTTTGAATTTATTAAACTTGATACGGTTACATTTCCTCTGCCAGCAGATACTTCAGCTCTTGTTGGGGCAGAGTATACAGTAAGTGCTCCAAATGCTGCGATTAAGTTTAAGATTATTCGTGTAGAAGCTGCGACTGCTACAGATCCAGCAACTTTATATGTTAGATATACAGACACAACTGCCGGCACAGCAACCGCTGATCCAATTCGAGTACAGAATGGAGCTATCTTCACGTCTGATGGATTGGCATCACTTAAAGCAGCTAATGCCAGCGCTACAGGTAGAGGAACACTTGCATCTGTTGGGGAAGGTGAATTCTTTGCACAAGGTCATTTTATCTATGCTGCTCCTCAATCAACTTTCATAGACAAATACAGTTCCACACCCACCGATGATATTGGTTTTAGGATTGTTGAAGAAGTTGTCACGGCGAATGATGACAATCGTTTGTATGACAATCAAGGATCGGAACCAAATATTGCAGCCCCAGGTGCAGACAGATACCGTATTCGTTTAATTCTTACAACGCGAAGTGAAGTTGACTCTGACCAGAACTTCGTACTTGTGGCCAAAGTAACAAATGGATTGATCACAAAAGAGATTGGTGGAGATGATAACTATAATCAGATTAATAAGGCTCTTGCTCGAAGAACAAAAGAAGAGTCGGGTGATTATGTTGTTAAAGCGTTCCGAGCGAAGTTTGACGATCTAAACGACTCTAACTTAACATTGGATGTTTCAAGTGGTATTGCATATGTAGATGGTTATCGTTTAGATATTGCTCCTACAAAAATTACCGTTCCAAAGGCAAGAGATACAGAAACTGTAGAAAACGAACCAATCGTTGTTCAATATGGTAATTATGTATTAGGAAATCCGGATAGTTGTGCGGGTCTTCCAAATATTAACACTCTTGAGCAAGTTGACTTGATGAGTGCTAAAGGATGGACTGGGGACAGTATTGGTACTGCTAGAGTCAGAGGAATTGATGAGGATGGTGGTAACCTAAGATTCTATCTGTTTGATATTCAAATGAATTCGGGTCAATCATTCCGTAACGTCAGAAGTTTTGGTAATGGTACAACAGATTATGTTAATACAGTAGTTGAAGCTGGGATTACTAATCTCAAGCAAAGCTCTATCAACACAATGTTGTTCCCGCTTCCAAGATCACGCCCTGTAATTGATGGTGTATCTGATATTGTATTAACAACAAGAAAGCGTTATGCCTTCCCGACTACAGGAAGTTCCTATACACTTTCAGCTGGTGGTGGTGATACATTCACTAACACGGGGGATTGGATTATCACTAAAGAAGGTGAAGCGGTAAGTGACACGAATGCAACATTCACACTTACTGGATCTCCTGTTGGCTCTCAAGTCGACATTTCGGGTCTCGATGTCTCTTCGAATTACGAATTGATTGCTTATATCCAAGTTGATACACCTGTTATTCGTACAAAATCTTTATCAACAGGAAATAGTTTAACAAAGGCTTGGCCTTCAGAAGCTGATTCAGATGGAAATGGTCTTAGATATATCGATCTTGGTGTTGCTGATATTTACAGAGTAACAAGTATCACTCAAGCTGATTCCAATGGAGCCGATCTATCCAATAACTTTATTGCGGATAATGGTCAAAGAGCGAACTACTATGGACTAGGAAGACTTGTTGAAAAGGCTGGAACCTCTATTCCAACTGGAGACATTCTTGTTCAGTTCGATTACTTTACTCACGGTGCTGGGGATTTATTTGCTATCAACTCTTACAACGGAGCGGTAGATTATACCAGTATACCGAGCTTTGGTGATGTTAGCTTAAGAGATGTACTAGACTTTAGATCAATTCAAAACTCTTCAGGTGCTTACCCTGAAGCTAATGTTAATAATATTCCTCAATCTACTGATATTGTAACACTTGATGCTGAGTATTATCTTCCAAGAAGAGATCAGCTAATCGTATCGTCTTTGGATGCCGAGGGTAATGAGGGTGTAGGTGAAGTTAGAGTGACAACGGGCATTTCATCCACGGAAGCTTCTCTTCCAGAAACACCATCTGGTGCATTGCCCCTTTATGATATAACTCTTCCTCCATACACTTTGAGTGATTCTGATGTAAACCTATCTTTCATTAATAATAGAAGATATACGATGAAAGACATCGGTTCACTTGAAAAAAGAATAAACAAGTTAGCAGATGTTACCTCTCTGAGTTTGCTTGAATTGAATACATCGACATTATCTGTACTAGATTCAAACGGATTGCAAAGAACTAAGTCAGGATTCTTTGCTGATAACTTCAAGGATTTTGTTTTTTCTGATGTGGACAATGTTAGCTATAGAGCTGCTTTGGATCCATCGGCCAAAGTTATTACGCCAGCGATTTACTATGGTAATGTGCGGCTGTTCTTCGATTCAGATGGCGTCAGTCAGACAACTAATAAGACAGGTGATCTTGTTACTCTTCCGTACACAGAAACTCAGTTTTCATATCAAGATTTGTGTAACGAAGCAATTAATGTTAACCCATTTGAAGTTATTATCAACACTGGTACTCTTCAGCTTTCCCCAGCATCGGACGACTGGATTGAGCAAGCATTCTTACCGGACGTTCTAATTGATGGTGGTGTCAAGAAGAGAAATGTGGGTACTCGAACGGTTGTTCAAAGAACCTTTGGTGGCTGGTTTGGTATAGCAGTTGCCTTGGTAATAGCAGCAAAAACGGGTGGTTTTGGACTACTTGGTGGAGGAACTGCAGGAGGAGCTGCTACTGGTGTTGGAGCTGCAAGTACTGGATTCTCTCTTTCCACAACTGCACTCGGTCAGCTAATGGCAGGTAATTATCTCACTGCAGCTAGTCTTGCAGCTGCAAGCTCTGCCACAGCAGCTGCCGTCAATGCATTGATTGATGATCAACCAAGCGTATCAATTGCATCAAACGAAGCTGTAGTCAGAGATGATATTATTATTGAGCAGGTTGGCAACAGAGTAATAGAAACATTCCTTATTCCTTACATGAGATCTAAGAAAGTATACTTTAAGGCTCAAGGATTAAAACCGAACACAGAACATTTTGCCTTCTTTAATGGTGTTAGTGTTGCTGATTGGGTTCGAGAAGAATCATTTGTACGATACAGTTCTACTACTGAAGATTATGGTAATATCTATCAAAGAGCAACTGAGCATCCTGAGGGTAAGAGTCGTTTGATCTCAGATGCTGAGGGTAAAATTGAAGGATCATTCTTCATTCCTTCTACTAATGCAATCAAATTCAGAACTGGATCAAAGATTCTCAAACTTCTTGATATCACAGCTGATAATGATGACAACGCAACATCATTGTGTCAAGACATCTTTACATCAACTGGTGTATTGGAAGTAAGAGAAAGAACACTTAAAGTAACACGAGAGATTGATGTTCAGACAATTGTTGTTAAGAAGAAATCGATTTTCTGTTTCTGGGACCCAGTTGCCCAATCATTCTTTGTATCACAAACAGAGAACCCATCTGGTATCTTTGTAACAAGTGTTGATGTATTCTTTAGAACAAAGGCTCCAACTGGAGGTCAACCTGTACAGGTTCAAATTCGTGGAGTAGAGAACGGCACACCTTTAGCATATCCGTTACCAGGTGCTGTCAAATATCTATCACCAACTGAAGTATCAATTCCTGCTGATTTAGAAGACCTTGAAAGTGTAAGAGCAGCTCCAACAACATTTACATTTGACGAGCCAATTTACCTGGCCCCTGGTCAAGAGTATGCAATAGTGGTTGCAGCAGAGACTACAGACTACACAGTCTATGTTGCCAAGACATATGATTTTGTTCTTGGATCTACGGATGCAAGAGTATCGAAGCAACCAACTCTTGGTTCATTGTATAGATCACAAAACGGTACAACCTGGACACCAGATCAGAATAGAGATTTGATGTTTAGAATTAACCGTGCTGAATTTAGCAGCTCAGGTGATGCTTACCTAACCAATGCACAACCACCATTGTATTTGCTCGGTAGTGATCCAATTCTAACTGATTCAGGTTCTACGACTATTCGTGTGTTCCATGAAGGCCATGGATTTGTTAAGAATGATACAGTGGCTTTGTATGGCTTAGATTCAGGATCGACATATGCTGGAATTAAAGGTGCGTCGATGCTTGGTGATAGAACAATCATTAATACTGACTGGACTGGATATACTTTTGCAGCTGATTCAGCAGCAACAGGATCAATTCGCACGGGTGGAACAAATGTTAAGTCTACTCAGCAGTTCATGTTCAATGAGTACTTCACAACGGTACAAACCCTAACACCTAATAATACTGGTATTTCTGGTAGTATTAAGTTGACAAGTGGAGCAAGTTGGGGTACTGATCGTAACGAGGCAACCAACTCAGCTTATAGTGTGGCATCTTCTTTCACCCCAATCATTATTAATGAGGTGAATGGAACACAGGCTCCTAAGCTAATTCCTAACTCGAAGAACCAGGTTGCAGATGCTGCTACGATTAAGTTGACTTTGTCAACAAGCGATACTAAAGTATCTCCAATTCTTGATCTTCAAAGAGCTTCGATGACATTTATTGAGAACTCTATTGATAAGCAAGATTCGTCCAACACATCTGGTTTCAATGTACCAATTTCGATTGTAGATGAAACCGATCCATACAATGGCTCATCAGCTTCGAAGCACATTACAACTGTTGCAACGTTGGCAGAAGAGGCTGTTGGTATTAAGTTGTTCTTTGCAGCGTACAGACCATCTGCTGGTAACTTTAAAGTTTACTACAGAACATCTACTGACGCAGAGACAATTAGGGATACTAGTTGGCAGCTCGCGAGCGCTACTACAACTGTGCCTTCTGATGAGGTATTGGTGTTCAGAGAGTATGAGTACTTGATTGGTGGTGAAGGTGGCCAATTGCCAGCATTCACATCCTTCCAGATTAAGATTGTAATGGAATCCACAAGTACTTCATACATCCCAGTATTGAAGGACTTGAGGGCCATTGCACTTGCAGTATAAGGAAGTGGAAAATCTTTCGGGTTTTGTAAGAGACACAGAAACAAATGTTGTCATCAATACAAACAAGGCTGAAATTGAAGCGGCCCGAAAGAGAAAACAATTAATGAAGCAGCAAAAAGAACAGCAGCTGTCGCTCGCCAATGAGGTCGAAGATCTTAAAGACGAGATAAAAGAAATCAAAGATTTATTGGTACAATTAGTCGAGAAAAATAGGTAATCTAAAATGGCTATAACTAATGTTAACCTGTCAGACACTATGTCGGTATTTGTCACTAAGACAAATACTATTTCTAATGATGTTGGAAATGTCGATAATTTAGTGACAGGTGATAGTAATGTTGTTGATGCTATTAACACAGTAAGAAATATAGTCAGCGCCTTTGATGATTCAGGTGAACTTACTACTATATCAAGACAATCGATTAGCGTGGATGACCAAGCTACTGGCGTTTCTTTATCTTACAATAGCGGTTCTGGTATATTTACTCTTACAGGCTCTGTAGATGCGCAAAGTACTAGAAGCTTATTTTCCTCGGGTAATGGGCTAAATTATGATTCAATTACAGGTGAGTTTACAATTGGCAACTACGTAGCTGTAGGTGCAACATCAGGTAATGGTATTTCTGGTAGCGTTAGCTCGAACGGAGGAACATTTACTGTTACATCAAATGCTACTGCGGACAATACTGCAAATACAATTGTATTTCGTGATGATTCGAGCAATTTTAGTGCCAATATAATTACCGCTACTGCTACTCAAGCACAATATGCTGACGTAGCCGAGAAATATACAACGGAGACCATTCAGCCCCCAGGGACTGTAATGACAATAGGTACCAACAAAGATGATGAAATGGAGCCATGGACTTCTGGTAAAGAGGTTACTGGGGTCATTTCAACAAATCCCGCATATATAATGAATTCTTCTTCTGAGGGTCAATCAGTAGCCCTTGTCGGAAGGGTACCTGTCAGAATCAAGGGGACTGTAGCGAAAGGAGATGTGGTATACGCTTGTTCTCCTGGTCTCGCATCAGTAACAGGTACTGGTCCAATGGTTGGCATTGCTTTACAAAGCAATAATTTTGAGGAAGTAAAAATAGTTGAATGTTATCTGAAATTTTAAAGTATGGTACTAAGGCTTACATAATTGATGAGAACCAACTTGATCATGAGATAACACTAGATCAGGTTGGTTATTATATTGCTGAAAATAAAAAGACAATAAAGGTTGAGGGATTAGAGTCGTACTATACAGAGTACTGTCCCAAGACTGTCCACCTATACATTTCCCCAAAAAATGCTGTAAGTTTTCGTTGTCATATTGACCCATATGATGTACAATTAAAAGTGCTATCGGGGACGAAGACAATGATAATAAATGGTAAAGAGTTAGAGATTACAGACACTCTACTTATACCAGCCAATACACCTCATGAAGCAATCAATAAGTATGATTCTGTAATGTTGTCGATCGGTGACGAATGATTAAAAATGACCTGATGTTTTACATTAAAACTACTGAGACGTGTAATCTTAATTGTAGTCACTGCTTTACTTCTGGAAAGAATGGTAGAAAGATATTTTTTGATTCTAAAAAAACTGCAGATTGGTGCAATTTGTTAACAAGTGGAAGGACAGGCCATTTTGAGTTTCATGGAGGTGAACCATTTCTCGCCTCTATAGAAAGCATGTGGGATTTTTATCATCGCACAAAAGCTAATGGATTTAGCTACGGAGCTACAACAAATCTTGTTTTTAAGCTTACTGATGATAAATTAGACTTTATGGATAATGCGTTAAATAAACGTATTGGAACGTCGTGGGATTCAGACATTCGATTTGAGAATAAAAAACAAATCGATCTGTGGGAACACAATATCAAATTGCTGCTTGACCGCGGTTATACAATTAAATTGTTTGTTTCTCTTAGTAGATCAGTTATAGATATGGAACCAATAGATCTTCTTAAATTTGTAAAAAAACTAGGAGTGCAGGAATTAGCACTCGAAAGATTAACCTTAAACGGATCAGCAAGAAAAAATCCAATAATTTTTCCTACTAATCTGGAGCTCCAGCGCTGGTTTTTAAAAATGTATGAACAAACTAAACGCTATGATGCAAGAGCTTGGTTTAGAAATGACTTTTTAGAAAACATATATACAAAGTTCGAAGACAATTTTAACTCAGCTGGTACTTTTTGTCGTGATTGTGAACAGAAATTATTTACAATTAATGCCGATGGGTCTATATCAGGTTGCCCAAACGCTGCTCCTGAAGAAGTGTATGGACATATTGACGATGGGTTAAATGTGCTTAATAAGCCAAAACGGTGTGAAATCATTGCCCAAGAGCTAACAAGAGATCCAAGGTGTTACACCTGTAACATGTATAAATACTGTAAAGGAGACTGCCATCAGCTTGAATGGGAAGATGATGTATGTCCGGCTCCAAAGTTATTAATGATAAAGATGGATGAAGAAATAAATGGCTACATTAACTAATCCAGTCACAGCCCAGAATATAGTGAATCGATTCAAAGAATTTGTAGTGGATCATGCAAATGGTGGGATTGTATGGGCTACAAATACAAATCCTACGTATTCAGGTGTTACTGTGCTTACTGATGCATTTATGGGTGGCAATTCAGACGGAAAATCAATTAGCATTGATGGGGATGATATTAAAGCTGACGGAAGTGAATTGATAGATGCTAATGCAATTTACAATGCACTTGTTACAGAAACAAATCGGTATACATCCATACGTAAAGTTAGAGCTAGATTAAACGTTACTGGAGTATCTGGCACATCGAATACGGACAAAGGACCTATTGGTACGTTTGGTATTGTGTTTGACCAAACCCAAGTTGCATACTTATCAGATGATTATTTACAAACTATCACCGATCCAGATAATGCTAGCGTTTCCGCAGGCGAGATAATTGACGATGATAATTTGGAAACTCTTTTTAGTAATTTTAGAGCTGCATATAACAGCGAAAGAGATAACACTATTACTTTAACACGAAATGTTTGTCACGCTAGCTGCCACTCCTCGTGTCACTCTTCAAGAGGTAGAAGATAATGAATGTTATTGATACAACTGCACCAATTGCAATTGATGATTTGAAAAAGTATTTTGAAGATAAAGAAACATACTTTATTATTGATTATCAAAATTCTGAGTTACGGGGTGATAGATTATTAACGTACTTAGGTAATTTAGATCTTCCATGTGATGTAATTAACTTTGATCAAGAGTTTGTTGGGGATTATTTAAAAACTCAAGTGTTAGTAAACATTCCGTCTCTTGAAACTGTCGTCATAGCTATGTTAGGCAAATTAAAGATGGGTGAAGATGTAGATAATAAAGAAGAATTGTTATCTTGGGAAAGAAAAATCGATTCATTAACTCTTTTTAACATATATTCAGTTAATTCTGAAGAAATGCAAAATTGGGTTAAACAATTTCCAGAAGATGATACAAAAGATTTAACAGGAATAAACTTCATAAGTTTGGTTAAGAATAAAGATTTTTATTTGTTGTTCAAAAAAGTAAATCCAAATAATCTTACATATTTTTCAAGTTACTTTAACGATTACATGTTTAAAGGAAATAATTTATTTTCTTACTGGGCTAATGAGAATAACCCAATGTTTCTCCTTACATGGGCAATTGCATCCGGCAATATTCAAGAAGTACAAGAGGCAAACTGATGCTACACCTGTTTAATAGAATTTATTTAGACACACCTGATGTGTTGTACAACACTAAGATTGGCGGTGCATATTTTGATTGGTCAGATACTATTAAAGAAGATTTGAAACCTGAGGAGCAATTCATTGCTCCATCATTTGATTTTGAAGATGCAGAAAATTTATTTTTACATATGCTGTTGGCTAATGATAAGAGAGCTATTCATGCTGATATAGAATCATTTGCGAAGATCGCTGCCACGTGGTATAAATCAGCTACGAATATGAGTGCTGACGATTGGGTGATATATGCTGAGTGTATCGTAAAGCACCGAGAATTGTATAATGAATCATGTGAAGGCATGAAAGATTTTCTTATTAATTATTGGGATGAAGCTCCGGAGCTGGACCTGTCAAGTTACCAATATACTCCTTCGCTAGAATTTATGGTTGCTAGTCAAGTAAATGGTGACACACGATACAAATCTAATCTTAAGAAAACATTTGCTACGTTCATGCGTAGAGAAATTGATGACGGATTGATGTGTTTGATGCAACACATGGAGTTAAACATTCTAGATGATGAGCTACAGAAGATTCTTGGCAACACAGGCGAATTATTAGATGTTTCTAATTATTCGTCTTTAAATTTCTTTAAAGAAATATTTGAATCATCCACGTATAAAAGCTTTGAGGACGTTAATAAGAGTCCTTACATAGCGGGCTCGGCCGGCAAGTTTACACTAGAAGGGCTTACCTACACTCAAGCGAAGAAAATAGTAAACGCAGCAATCGATGTTTGTTCAAAATTAGAAAACACTGGATCAGCACAATCTTCAATCGCGATGTTTAAAACACTTGACGATGAGATTCCATATTTGAATTCAATCATGAAAGGTGAGCTTACCGACACTCAACTGAACAAGGTGATCAAAGAGTTTTTAGAATGTAAGACCGATGCTACTCATGTTAGTTCTACCGATATAGGTAGAATGGGTAAGATCAATACAATCTTTATTTCGTACTGCAGAACTTTATATAGAACAAATCCTGAGAAGCTGAAAAATTATAGTTTGAGATGATTTTATTAGATGCAAAGAGAGATCACCAACAAGAGTACACCATTCATCTTTTTGAGTTTTGTAATCTCTCTTGCTCGTTTTGTTGGCAAGATCATGGTAATCTGACAGGGATCGATACGGTTCTTGAAAAGCTTGAGCCAATTGAGCAGTTTCTTCTAGAAGAGAAAAAATCATCTGTAGTTTTTAATATTATGGGTGGAGAAATATTCGCTGACTCAATCTATAATGAAAAGCTCAACCAAGATTATATAAAACTTGCTCAAGGGATTTTTGACCTTGGTGAGAAATATAACATTAATACGTCTGTCAATTGGGTAACAAATCTCGTCACAACTAAAATTGACCTAATAGAAACTCTATTAAAAGCAATTCCTTCTACTCTTTTTACTAGCTACGATCCCTCTGGTAGATTCAATAAAAAAGACTTAGCATTGTTCAAGAAAAACTTATACTACTTTCAAGAGCATTTGGATGGTATTGGTCTTTTGTTGACTAAACAGAACATCAAAGCATTTCTTAAAGGAGATAAAAACTTAGATCAATTCTATAGAGATGGATTCTATCTGTACGCTGACTACTACATGCCAGACAAAACAGCACACCACCAAGCACCAACTGATCATGAGCTATATGCTGTATTCAAATACTTTATAAACAACTACCCTAAACTTAGCCCTATTGCTGAGTGGATTGAAAGGCAAACGAACTACATTAGTTGCAGAAGCAGTAAGCTTATATTAGAAGATAATACAATGTGTATGTGTGGTAACCTTGTACAATCGCCTGAAGACAAAGTGATGTATGATCATGACATACAACCAATGGATAACTCACCCATCGAAGAAAGTTTCATGGAAAAGTATGGATGTCTTACGTGTGAATATTTTAATCGGTGCACACTAGGCTGCTTTATGCAACACGATTATAGATATAGACAAGAAATGGAAGAGTGCGTCTATAAAGAAACATTCAGATACATTGATGCAGCAAGTGGCATTATAGCTCGAGCATAATATGTTTTCACAAACAGATATTGAAAACGGAATAAAGTTTCCGTACACAGTCACAGAAGTGTGTTTTGATTATATACCACAGGGCGTGCCGCCATGCATATATTTTAAAACACCAATTAATAAAATTTACATCTGTTCTCTCCCAATTCATGATCGTTTTTTCAGCGACAAGAATATTACAAATGCGATTGAAGAAAAAACTGAAAAATTTAATGGTTTGCCAAAAACACATCTTGACGAACTTGAGATTATGTGGATTAGTTTTGAAGGCAATATAGTTAACAACATTCAAATCAATGGCAATTTTATACATTACTTTAGCCGCAAAGAGCAAAAAGTAATGTATAAACTACTCATTGACACATTTTGTAAAAAAGGTGATTTGATTCCAACTGTAGAAACAATGCGAGAAAGAGCTAAAGAATTAAATACAAATATTATGGAATCCCCCTACGCGTCTTCGGTATATGATGGGCCTAAGGTTGTTGAGAACGGTAGAGTGTTTAGAATAAAATGCTAAAAATCGGCTACATAAATCCAGCAAGTAATGCTTCTCGAAGTGAGTTCAATTATAGTTGGATGTTGTTTAAAACATACTATGAAGATCATGGTGCATTTAACGATAGAGTTGAATGGGTCGAACCAGTATACCAATGGGATCATATGACTTATGACATGATTCTTGATAATCTAAGAGACTGCGATATTGTGTTGTTCTGCAACTATGTGTGGAACTATTCAATTAATGAAAATATTAGATCTCAACTTGATCCTAATGTGATCACAGTAGTCGGTGGACCTCATCTCAATTCTGACATAGTTAAAAACTATACTGTAGCTGCAGACCCATTAACATATGGGGAGTTGTTTATAACAAACTATATTGATCGCTATATTGATCCTTCGCTTCCAAAAAAAACTAATTTTGTTTACGGCTATACAAATGTATATAAAAGATGCGACTCTTATTTTCGAAAAGTCTTTTATTATTTTAAAGAAAACCTTGACATCTTTGAACGGATCATAATTTCAGGTGAGACTACTAGAGGATGCCCTTTTAAGTGCACTTATTGCGAATGGGGTGGTGGTACAGGAATAAAGGTAATTAAAAAGCCTTTAAATATATTTGAAGATGAGCTTCGGTACTTAAGTCAGTTTGAATTAATGTACGTAGATCTTACTGACGCAAACACTGGGATGTTTAAAGAAAGAGATTTTGAAGTAATATCTTTGTTTGCAAAATATAATTTGAGTGTTGGAGATTCATTGTCAATATTAAAAACACTCGATATTGAGAGAAAGTTGGACATACTAAGACGTATGGTTCAATTGGGTATGTCTAAAAGACAAATATCGATTAGTATTCAGTCTATATCAGACGAAGCCAGAGAAGTGGCTAAACGAATTGATATTAAAAAAGATCAGATATATTACGTCTTAGATAGAGCTCGGGAGATACAAAATGAAGCGACAGATCCATCAGATTTCTACATAGATCTTGAGTTAATTATGGGAATGCCTGGCTCAACTATTAGCGATTTTTACGAAGAATATGATCTTTATCATCATCTAAATTATTGGGACGATAATAGATATCCGTATATGATATTGCCAGCTACAGAAGCGGCAGACCCAGAGTATAAAAACAAGTATGGTATCAAGACCATCGTTGTTACAAACGAGATGGATCCTAACTTTGGCCACCAAGACGATTTAGATAATACGATCTATAAAGATCTTAAACTTGAATATGAAACAATAGTCGAATGTTATTCGTATTCAATAGACGATTATATTGAAATGACTCTAATGAATAAGATATGTAAAGGATTAGACAAAACATGGATGGCCAAGTATATGTCTTTTAAAAAAATATCGCCATATATTAAAGCATTATGGAATGGGCTTAATCAACTTCCAGAATTTATAGCACTATGCACTATTCTTAAATCTTCGCTATTATCTCAGAATCGATTTAGTATGGATACTTTACCTAATGGTGACAATATTCAATATAGAGGACAAAAGATATTGAATGAAAACCGAGACATTCTAGAGAATTATATCGATGCAAAAATATAATATATCACATAAAGCAATACCTCAGCAGATGCTCGACGATATACTATGTCTTCCTTTCAAAGAAGGAGAAGGGCATAACGTTTTACAAAAGCTCAGTGATCACTATATTTTAAAATTGTTGCAAGCTGAAGTATATGGGTTAACTCATAAATTAATGGATCCAGTGCTTGCGCATACTATTAGTGTTCCAACTTATGATAAAAATTCGCGAGATTGTATATTGTGGGAGTTACATGACGACAAAAACGAGGCTGAGTGGATAACTTTATTATTTCTCGACTATGATACTAGTAAATGGGTTGGTGGAGAACTTGACATATATTTTAATCACAACTTATTTAATTTTCCCAATAACAAAATTAGAATTCAACCTGAGAAAGGAACAATTGTGACTTTTGACGCGTCTCTTTTACACAAGATATGTCCATACTTTGGATCAGTACCAAGAAAGACATTGAGTGTTGGTTGGTCTTAATAGCATATATAAACACATAGATTACAGCAGGATAATCAATAATGGAAAAGCAAGAATTAACAGATTTTTTTGTAAAAGGATACTATTCTGATCAATTTTGTATGGATGTTGTATCTTTATTCGAAGGACACGAGTTTCCAACTTGTGTAAGCGAAGACAAAGAGCGAGACTTGAAAGAAGAAATGGTCTATGCTCCAGAATCTCAAGAACTATTAGATAAAATTACAGAAGTCGTTGCAGAAAAATACATTAAGCAAGTGTCGAATGAATTTGAATTTATAACTAATGGTATGTGGTCTGGCGTTGACTACAAGTCTTCACTGTGGCATAGCGATTACGAAGAAGTCAAAAGACCTTTGAATACTAATTTTTTAATTTATTTAGACGATGGAGACCCATACGGAAATACAATCGATTTTTCTAATGGTTTTGAAGAATTTAGTATTTCGCACAAACCAAACCAATTCGTATGGGTAAATCAAACACACGCGTTTAAACATAAAGCAACTCATAAAGGTGGAGAACGCCGTATGTTAACTTTTGAATTTTTTATTCCTGGTTTAGGTAGATAAAAATTACTTTACTATATGATTGATAACTTTTTTACTCATGGATTTGTGACATTTGAAGACAGAAGTATTGAGAAAATGATACCTCAATACGACATGCCGCAGTCTAATTCATTTAGTATGATTGATGTTAATCTTAACGATATGAGTAGCTATGTCGGTAGCTCTTATATTGCTCCGTATTTCCCAGGTTATTCTGACTACACATACTCTATGTTTGTAGGATCAGAACATTCGACTATGGAATGGCATAATGATCTAGTTGAGGGATACAACACGTTTTTTCTGTATTATCTCACTACTGTTGACCACGGTGGAGAGTTGATGATACAGTGTAATGATAGCGTCGTCGGGTGTGTTCAGCCTAAAAAACATTTACTAGTTATGCTTAGCCAAGCATCGCATGTTAAACACAGAGTAAATCCTACAGATCAAGTAAGGGTTGCTATTAATTTGGCGTATAAGGTAGATGGACTTAATTATTAAACCAACTGAGCTGTGTAATTTTAAATGCACATTCTGTTCCTCGACAGATATCGTTGAAGATAAAGCAGCTGAGCTTGATCTAGAGCACGTGTACAGATTTCTTGATCGGTATCCAAATACAAACACCATCATCGTCAATGGTGGCGATCCGCTAATGATCGATCCAAGTTATTATTGGAAAATCATTGATTTTTTAGATGAAAGAGGCTATGATACCTCTATTTCACTGACTACTAATCTGTGGCCATTCTATAAGAAACCGAGCAAGTGGTTAGATTTATTCAGACATCCACGTGTCGGAATCGCTACATCTTTTCAATATGGAGACGGAAGACTCAAAGGTGACTATACCGTATTCACAGAAGATGACTTCTGGGCTGTTTCTGATATGATGTTGGACAAGGTTGGTTATCGTCCTTCATTCATCGCAGTGATTACAGAGGACAATGAAGACACCGTGTTAAAAACTGTCGAGCTCGCTAAAAAGATGGGTGTGGTGTGTAAGGTCAACTATGCAATGGCCTCTGGTGTTCAATCAGAACCTTATATGCTTGCAAAGATTTATGAAAAGTATGTTGAGATCTGGAAGGCTGGTCTGACAGATTGGGAACATAATACTCAACAGATGGTCAGGAGACTCAGAGGCGAACAGACCGTCTGTCCTCAGAATAGGGATTGTGATTCAGGTATTCGAACCCTACAGCCAGAAGGTGATTACTATTCATGCGGGGCGTTTGGAGATGATAGAGAGAAAGCCATTAACTTTGAACAAGAGATGAATGGGGAGATGTTTCATCCTCTGCGAGATGACTTGTATCTTAATTCAATGAAGCAAGCATGTTATTCCTGTCCTATGTTTCAGATCTGTAATGGTTGTAAGAAGACAATTAAGGATCAGAAGCTACATAATATGGTAGAAGACCATTGTAAACTTATGAAATCTATTGCCCCATCTATTATAGAAGCCAATGGACTGAACCTTGAGGTGACCCCATATGTCGACGAAAGCAGTCACATTATCACTAAATCCTAGTTATCATTGTAACTTTAGATGTTCTTTTTGTTACTTGACTGAAGAACAGCTGTCTGATCGCCGGCGCTTATCTTTTGAAAAATTAGATCAAAGGTTATCAGAAGTACCAGAAATAAAATATTTGGATATGTATGGTGGGGAGATAGGTCTACTTAAGCCAGAAGTGTTTTACAATTATAAAAATGTAATTAGAAAGTATTATGATGGTGAGATTAATATTATTACGAATATGTCTATGATTCATAATTATTTTTTTGATGAAGATGTATATCTTTCAGTATCTTATGACTTTAATGCACGAGAAAAAAACGAGCTTGTTTTTCAAAACATGATGTTCTCACCTAAACCTATTGCTGTATTAGTCTTAGCATCCCCTGCTGTATTGCAGATGAATGTTGACAGCATGATTAGCCAGTTAAATGTATGCGGGTCAATTGAATCAGTTGAAATCAAACCATATAGTATTAATCAAGCCAACTCCTATAATATAACACACAGAGACTTTGAAGAATTTGTTAAAAAATGGATTCAATCTGGAGTTGACAAAAAGTTTAACTTTGTCAATGAATCTAAAATTATTGAAAGTATTGATGGTCAATATAACGCGTTTTCAGATGACCATGTTTATATCACGCCGGATGGAAACTTTGGTGTTCTTGAGTTTGATATTAATGATAAGGAATATTTTTTAGAGCTAAAAAGTTTTGATGAATATATTGAATGGACACAAAAGGAAAAAAACAACCTTAGTCCTATATGTCAGAGCTGTCGATACAAAGGAAGATGTTTAACAGAACATTATAGATATGTTCGTGATTTGGAAAATAGCTGTAATGGTTACAAGGGGCTAATTGAATGGTATGAAGTTATGGAAAATCAAACAAGAGATATATCATCGTCTAAACAAAGACTATAATGATGATCTTAATAAAGTTAATATAATTAACTCACAAGATATTGTAGGGGATGCAGTAAAACATTTTTATGAAAATGTCTCAGAATGGATTTACCCTGCTAAATCATATTTTGTTGCTATTTGTTATGCTACATGGATTTGTGAAGATTATGGAGAAGACTTTTATCAGTTACTGAATGATCCCGAACTTCTTTACGGAAACGATCCATACTTCGTACCTTATGACTTAGATCCTGAAACATATGATGCTATTTTAGATCAAGTACCAATTATACCAACAAAAGGAATGGTACCAGATGTAAGGAAATACTATGAAGCTGAATGCGGGCTTAAATAAAGCCTGGTCTACACCAATCTATAAGACATCTATCGATTACCAAGTTTGTGACCAAATTGCAACTTCTGTATTATCAACTGAAGATGTCACTAAACCTCAGGGTGATTGGACGTCTAATCTAATAGAAACTGCACCATTATTGAAAGAAGTAGCTACTGAAAAGTATAGTGACTTTTTCAAAGACGTTTATAACTTTGATTTAGACACTATTGACTTTTCGCTCAAAGCATGGTTAACAGGAACTACAAATGGATACAATATGGCGACTCATAACCATAGTGGATCTCAATTTGTTTCTGTATTTTATATAATGGCCGAAGAACAAGACTCAGGCGGAGAAATTGTTATGCAAGACCCTCGCTTCAACGCTAACAGAGGATTTATGCCGCCATTCATAAATGATTTTGCTTCCATAGAACATAAACCTCAGACGGGAGATGTTTTAATTTTTCCTGGTTATGTATATCACTATGTCAAACAATATACATCTCAATTAAGATTAGCTATTCCTGTTGACATTTTTCTTCAAATGTAAATTCTTTTTTTTATAAATAAATACTAAAGGCAGGGGCAATAACGTCCGACAAAGAATTACTGAGGTATTCATGGCCACCTACGAAGAATTTACAATAGATCAGGGAACTGATCTAGCGATCGAATTGCATTTAGTCAATGTAGATGGCTCCGTCAAAGATCTCACCAATTACTTAGTTGCAGCTAAGCTTAAGAAAAACTATAATAGTGACAGTGACGAAACCACTGATTTCACCACTCTTATTGCAACGCCCCCTACCTTAGGAATTGTTACCCTTTCGTTAACTAATACCCAAACGGATGCTCTGACAAAGGGAAGATACGTGTATGATGTTGAGCTTTCGTACACTGATAGCGATGACAATACAATAATCGAACGTATACTAGAAGGTCGTGCTCAAGTTACACCATCTGTCACGAGGTAATACATGACAGCCAAAACTATTGTTAAAAAAATTGTAGTCGGTACTCCTGTTAGAAGTGTATCAGGAGCACAGCAGAGCATCACTTCGATTACAGATTTTGATGCCACTGATAGACAGCATCTTGACATTTTTGTATATGACTCTAATACAGGAAAGTACACGAGTTCTAGATTAGCTGTCGGTGGTGAGATTAACGAAACGTACGATAGCGCCACAAACACACTGTCGATCAATTTACCTAATCTCGGATCAGCCGGTACCTTTGGTGGTACGACTACTATACCCCTAATTGAGGTAGATGATTTTGGTCGAGTTATTACATCAGCTGAATTTCCAATTAGTGACATTATCGATTCTGACTATATCAAGACTCGACAAAATTTCGATTCAATTGATACAGACCTGATCCCAGACGCTGATGTTGTTAGATCTCTTGGTAGTCCAACCAATAGATGGAAAGATCTATGGTTAACAGGAAACACCCTTTACATTGGTAGTTTGGCACTGAAGGATGAGGGTGGCTCGTTAAGTATTCAACAGGTCAATGCCTTTGGTATTGTGGAACAAGAAGTTGGTACGATCACTGGTGGTGCTGGAGGTCTGGCCGCTGAGAATCTTAGTAGTGTTGTTGATCAAGATTTTGGTGGGATTACCCAAGAAGTTCTTGATACATTCTCGACGGCCACCCAACGCTCCGCTAAGTATTTTATCCAAATGGAACAAAATGCAAGTAACCAATTTGGTGCAGCTGAAATCCTATTAATCCATGACAGCTCAGAAGTGTATATACAAGAATTTGCAAAATTATTTACAGGACAAGACTTGGGTTCTTTTGATGCTGTTATCGATACCGATAATGATCAAGTAAGTTTACTATTTACGCCTAGTACATTTAATGTTTCTGTCAAAGCCAAGAGATTGATAAGCGGTATATAAATGTTTTTATATAAATATACATTACAACAGTCGAGGAGTCTATCGTGGCAGCAGTGAGGAAACCCTTTAAAATTGAAGGTGCCCTGGTTGTTACTGACTCAGCGACAATTGGAGGTCTATCGTTTCCCACGACTGATGGAACTGATGGACAGGTTTTAACTACTGATGGTAACGGCAACTTAACCTTTACCACAGTATCGGGTGGTGGCGGCGGAGGCGGAGCCACTAACCTAGCAGATTTAAATGATGTTGTTTTGACTGGTTTAACAAACGGCGGATTATTGCAATATGATTCTGCCAATCAAAGATGGGTACCAAGTACACAACTTGATACACCAAACGATGATCAAAATGTAACGACTGACGGAGGCTTTTACTAATGTCGTCAATTATAAAAATTAAGCGATCAACCGGCACCAGCGCACCTGGTTCGCTTAAATCAGGCGAACTAGCCTATTCATATGGCGCTGGTACTGATGCTAATGGCGGTGATCGACTTTATTTTGGTAAGGGCGATGATGGGTCAGGAAATGCCACCTCGGTTGTACAAATTGGTGGTGAATATTATACTGGTCTATTGGATCATACTCCTGGCACTACTACTGCATCAAGCGCGCTAATTGTTGATGGAAGTAAGAAGCTAAACGAGTTACTAGTCGACAATATTACAGTTGACGGTAATACAATTAGCTCTACCAATGCTAATGGTGATATTTCACTTGATCCAAATGGTACTGGTAGTGTTGACGTCAACAGTGCATTAATTGTTAATCTAGGAGCTCCTCAGTCAGCAACAGATGCAGCAACCAAAGGCTATGTTGACGGAATTACTGGTGGTTCTGGAATTACATTACTTACAGCTGGTGATGCTGGATCAGGATCAGTATCACTTGCGAACTCAGATCTTACATTTACGGGTGTAGGTTTAACAGCAACTGCATCTGGTACATCTGTTTCATATGCACTTGACTCTGTCAATACCAACGTTGGTACATTTGGTTCAGCAGTTGAAATTCCTGTTGTTACAGTTACTAGCACTGGTGTTGTTACGGCTGTATCTACTATTGCAGTTAACCAAGCGATTGATTCTAATGGTACAATTGCTCTTGCTCGTAATAATCTTAGTGTCGTAGATGCTGGTGGAGACGGATCATTTACATATGATTCTGCTAGTGGACAATTTACTTACACTGGACCTTCTCCAGCAGAAGTCAGAGCACACTTCTCTAATGGTACTGGTGTTACAATTACTGATGGTCAAGTTGCAATCGGTCAGTCGGTCGCAACAGATGCTGGGGTGACGTTTGATTCAATCACAACAACTGGATCTGTACTTGTAGGTACAGACCTTACTGTTGACGGAGACTTGACTGTTAATGGTACAACTACTACTGTTAACACCATCACCTACTCAGTAACGGATCCATTACTTCATCTTGCCGATAGTAATGAAACTTCCGATGTGGTGGATATTGGTTTTGTGGCTCACTACTCTCCTGATGGTGGAGCTACAAAGGCACATACTGGTTTCTTCCGGGATGCATCGAACTCACAATATTATCTTTTTAATGGACTAATTGATTCAGCCCTTGATTCTTCTTTACCAACTAACGTAATTGACAGAAATGGTACTGGCTTTACTTTATCAGATCTGAATGTCGGTAATATCTACGCGACAAACTTACAAGGTAATACACTAGTTGGGGATTATCAGGGATTTGATTCAGATTTAGGAGCTGCATTAGTTGCTGGTGAAGGTATTGACATCACTGATAGTGCTGGAACATATACCATTGCAGGTGAGGATGCATCTGATACAAACAAAGGTATTGCAAGCTTTAATGCTACTAACTTCACTGTAACAAATGGTGATGTTGTAGCTAATGATATTACAATCACTACAGGATCTGGTGCAAGTGCATTGTCGGTTGGTGAAGGTATTACATTTGCTGGTAATGCAACCTCAGGTATTACAACAACTGCTGATTCAGATGGTCAGATTACATTTAATGCGGTAGCTGCTACAACTGCGCAGCGTGGTACAGCATCATTTGATTCTGCAAGCTTCAATGTATCAGGTGGATTAGTATCCATTGAAACAGTGGATGGTGGAACTTACTAAATAATAAGTCTGGGGGTTTTTACTCCCAGACTCTAAACTCCCTTATTAAGGACTAAAATGGCTACTAACATTAAACTAAAGAAGTCTAGTGTTGCTGGACGGATTCCTAGTACTAGCGATCTAGAATATGGTGAAATTGCCATCAACTTTGCTGATGGTAAAATTTACTATAAGAATTCCTCGAATCAAGTCAAGTCTTTTATCGATTCTGCATTAGTACAGAATCTAATTGATGGTATCGATACCACAGCATTAATTGACTCTGATTATGTGCAATTGCATGCTTTCGGGTTAAGTTACAATAGTTTAACAGACACGCCAAACGTCCTTGATTCAGCTGATGTATTATCAATTTCCACGGCAAACTTATCCACAGACTCTGCTGTAACAACTCAGATTATTAATGAAGTAGTCGACTCCGGATACGTTGCTGGATTAATTGACCCATTAGGTCGTGTTGGAATTACCGAAACATCCTTTACGGCAAGTGCAAGTCAAACTGACTTTTCGGCTGCCTATGTTCCAGGTGCTTTATTAGTCACTCTTAACGGTATTATACTTTTAAACGGCGAGGACTATACAGCTACAAATGGATCCACAGTTGTTCTTACTGAAGCAGCAGACTCTGGGGATACATTAATTGTCACTACTTTCGGTGGTGACTCTGCAAGAATCCAGAGTGTTGTTGATTCAGCTTACGTCCAACTCCATGCTACTGGATTAGATTATAATCTATTATCCAATAAACCTTCTTTGGGGTTTGCAGATTCAGCTGCTGTTACTATTATTGTTGATTCGGCTTTAACTTCATATGCTACACAAACATATGTAACAACTCAAATTAACAATCTCATTGATGGGGCACCTGATGCTCTGAATACTTTAAATGAGATTGCTGCTGCCTTAAATGATGATGATTCAGCTTATGCCACCTTAATTAATTTCATAGGGGATAAGATTGACTCTACAGGTGTTGTAAACTTAGTAGACTCAGCATATGTACAACAAAGACAAACAGCTCAGGACTTTGCCTACTCAAGTTTAACTGGTGCACCTAATGTACTGGATTCATCTAATGTATCGTCGATTATTACAGCCGATGTCACATCACTTGTGGATTCGGCTTATGTACAACAAAGACAAACTGCTCAGGACTTTGCATACTCAAGTTTAACTGGTGCTCCTAACGTACTGGATTCCACAAACGTCAATAGTATTATCACGTCTTATGGATACACGACCTTTGATTCTACAAGTACCATTGGTTTAGTTAATTCGGCGTATGTCCAAGCAAGACAAGATTTTGCATATAGTTCACTTACTGGAAGACCTAATGTACTGGATTCAGCCAATGTAATTGATTTTATTGACTCAGCATATGTTCAATTAAGAGAAACAAAAAACCACAACTTTATTGACTTTACTGGTTCTGAGCCAGATCATCGCGAAGGCAGAATATTCTATGATTCAGCCAATGGGGCACTTGCTGTTTACAATAATGAGCAAGATGTTACTCTACAGGTCGGCCAAGAAGAATGGCTAAGAGTAAAGAATAATACAGGTACAGCTATTGCAAATGGAGCTCCTGTTTACATAACAGGACAGGACAATGGTATTCCTACAATTGATCTTGCTGATGCTACAGATGAGCCAAAGGTTCACGCAATAGGCCTTGCTACTCATGAAATAGGTAATAATGAAATAGGATATGTAACAACAAAGGGAGTTGTCAATGGTATCAATACGACTGGTCTTACTTCTGGTGAAAGATTTCATGTAGGAACAGTTGCAGGTACATTCCAGAAAACTGCTCCGACATATCCTAACTTTGCTGTAGATTTAGGCTATGCTCTGGTTATTGATTCAGCCGAGGGCACGGTTTTCATTAATATTATTGATCATGTTTTTGAGGTAATTCGAACTACTGGCGAAGCTAGAATTGGTGGTGATTTAACTGTCGAAGGAAACTTTAACCTTCTCGGTGCTGAAACAGTAACTCAAGTTGCTAATCTTCGTGTTACTGACAACTTTGTATATCTTGGTGCCGGTGATACAATTATTACTAGCCATGTTGGAACAGGCCTTGATGATGGTTTATTTAAAGATTATTATGAAGGTGACAGCAACCTCACATACAATGTCGAGATTGTTGCAACAGATTCAGAAGGTGCTGGTGGAGATACAATTAAATGGTATCTGGGCACTGATTCAGCTGGTTTAGGATTTGATTCGGCGGGCGGTCAGACAACATGGCAACTTGGTACTGACGGAAATACAAATATTCCACTTCGGTACAACATCACATTTGATTTTGAGGCTGTTACGGGTCATGATAGCGGTGATCGTTGGACCGGTGATGCGGCTCCTGTAAATGTCGATCTTGGATTTGTTGGTAATTACAATCTTCCTAATGCACCATACACTCACGCTGGTGTATTCAGAGATGCAACTGACCAGAAGTTTAAGTTCTTTAACAAATATGATCCTGAAATAGAAGGAACAATCAATACTGCTGATGCATCGTTTGAACTTGCTATAGTCCAAGCAGGTGCCTTCGAAGGTACGTACGTTGGATTTGACTCCGACTTCAACAATAAGTCAGTTAGTGATTTAACTAACGATGCTGGATATACGACATTCGATTCAGCCAATACAATATCACTTATTGATTCTGACTATATTGAGGCGCGTAGACCACCTGAGGCAGTATTCAATGTAGTTAATAGCGGAGCATCTGCATATAGATTTACTGGTGATGGATTTGACTCAGCTGATAATCCAACTCTCTATCTTCAAAGAGGTCTCACCTATAAGTTTAACATTGATGCTGTATCGCATCCGTTTGAGATTAGAGTTAGTGACGGCGGATCAGCATATAGCACAGGCGTTACTAATAATGCTCAAAACAATGGAGAGTTGATCTTCAATGTTCCAATGAATGCACCTGAAACACTAGTGTATCAGTGTACTATTCATGCTGGAATGGTTGGAAATATTGTATTATTAAGCGACACCTCATTCCTCGATTCAGCTGAAGTAATTAGCTTGATTGCAACACAAGGGTATCTAACAGACGCGTTAGACTCTGGCGAAGCGATTAGTTTGATTGCAACACAGGGGTATCTAAACTCTGGCGAAGTGATTTCGTTGATCGATTCAGATTACATTCAAGCCAGACAGTCTACAGTTAGTGGAGGATCAGGTGGTACTGATTCAGCAACAGTTGTAACTATTATTAATGCAACAGTTGACTCAGCATACGTACAGGCAAGGCAAACGACTGCTGGTAGCGGTGTCACAATTCAGGATGAAGGTACTCCGCTTGCAACAGCTGGAACAACTCTGAACTTTGTTGGCGATGGGGTAACAGCGTCAGGTACAGGGGCTACTAAGACTATTACAATTAGTGGTGGCGGTGGTGCTGGTGGCGGACTGGATTCAGCCGGTGTTCTTGGTATCCTTGATAATCAGAATGGTGTTGTTAATACGTTTGACTTTACAGCAGCAAATGGACAAACTGTATTCTCTGGTGGGGATAATCGAGGAGCAACACTGACCTATAATCCAGGAAATATTGCTGTTTATCTTAATGGTCTATTCTTGGCAGACTCAGCTGACTATACTGCAACAACCGGAACATCAGTTGTTCTAACAGAAGCTGCACAGACAGATGATATTCTTAGCATTATGTCTGTCAATACGACTACTAATTTAGCAGCTACACCATCGTCGAATATAATTACATACAATTACCTTGCTGATTCAGATCAAGTAACATTCGATGGAGCTGATCTGAGCAGTCAAACACTATCATATACCCAAGGTAGAATACAGGTATTCAGAAACGGTATTCTGTTAATTGATTCGGCTGACTACACAGCAACAAATGGATTGTCAGTTACGTTGGAAGATGCGTGTGTATCTGGTGACTATGTCAGTGTTTCAGTCGCGACTGGTAGTACTGAGACTTTCATCACAAACTTCCTAACAGGAATGTATCAAGAGGCAACTACTGATATTACAGCAGTTGTCAATAAGAAATATATCGTTGATACTACGACAGCTGTTACTATTACACTACCATCTTCTCCATCTTTTGGTGATGAGGTTAAGGTTGGTGATGGAACAGGAGATGCAGAGACAAACAATATTACAATTACAAGTAGTGATAAGATTCTTGGATCGGATTCAGACTTTATTCTTGATGTCAATCGAGCATTTGTTGATTTAGTATATTACAATGCTTCAGAAGGTTGGATTGTGACTGGTAATAGTTGATGGGTAATTTTTCGAATTTTAAAAATAATATCATTACTGTTTCTCAGGCAAATGCTGGGACAACACCTGAGGCCCAAGTACCAATATATGATTCGATAGGTGAACTGCCTCGAGTAGGTGTTTCTAATGGTCAAGAAGCATTTGTAAATTCGAATAATCGATATTACATTTATGATGGAAGTGGATGGTTCAGTGTTGTGATGATCAACAGATCTCCGACGATAACATCAGTACAAGATAGTGCCGGAGGTACTTCTCCTTTTGAGCTGTCAACGGAAGGAAATCTTACAACGATTACTATTACTGCAGCTGATTCTGATGATAGACTAATTACATATTCAGCAACACCAGACAGTAACTTCAATAGTCTTGCTTCGCTTAGTCAGGATTCGTCTGTATTTACTATTACACCGTTTGGCGTGGACTCAGCAACTACTACATCAGGAACAATTACATTCACAGCAACTGACGGTATTAATATCGCGTCATCTGCAGCTCAAACGTTTACTTTATCATTTGGATGGCTTCAAACAGATAAGATTCAAGGAAGTGATATTCTAGCCGGTGATGTATTTGGACGTTCTGTCTCAGTATCAGGGGACTATATGGTTATTGGGGCCCCCGAGCGGGACGAAAACGGAAACAGATCTGGTGCAGCTTATGTTTTTGCCAGAGATGGTAATGGAAACTGGTCTCAGCAGACTAAACTACTTCCAAATGATATTGTAAGTGACGATTATTTTGGAACCGGTGTCGGAATTGATGGTGATTACATAGCAGTCAGTGCACCTGGCCATGGTACGGCTGGCGCCGCTTACATTTTTTATAGATCCGGATCTACCTGGTCTCAACAGGCAAAAGTTGTACCTTCAGAGGGAAGCCCGAGCACTGGTATAAGTTTTGGCGGCACAACGGCAGGGCGCGCAAGTATAGATTTAAATGGTGAATGGTTAATTGTGGGAGCGGCAGGTAATAACTCAGCTTATGTTTATAAACGGTCTGTAACCAACTGGAGCGAACAGGACAGAATTAACAAATCCATCACAGAGTTTGGCCATGCTGTTGGACATCATGGAACTGGATATGCGGCTGTGGGAGCTTACAAAGATGAAGCTGGATCAACTGTTGACGCAGGTGCAGTCTATGTTTATACTCGATCAGGTAGTACCTTTACCGAGCGAGTAAAACTTACATCAAGTACTCCGTCAACTTCCGCTTGGTTAGGATACTCTGTTGATTTAGATAAACGGCCTGATGCTAATAGATGGTTGATAATAGCCGGGGCTCCTAGAGACGATGAATCTGGTGTGTTTGATTGTGGGGCTGTTTATATATGGGATGGGTCAGGTGGCGCCTTTTCTTTTAGGGCCCGCGTTGTCGCATCAGATTACACAGCTAGCGCTCGTTTTGGCCATTGGGTTGAACTAGACACAGCGAATAACAGATTTGTAGTAGGAGCCCCTTATCATACAGAGGATGGTATTTACGGTGGTAAAATCTATGTGTTTACTTATGAGTTTGATGGTAACACAATATATGTAACGGAAGAGACCGCGTTCTCCCCAGATGATTTACAAGCAAATGATGTATTTGGATACTCAGTTTCAGTTGATGGAGATACTGTCGTAGTAGGAGCTCCAGATGAGGATGATGAAGGTTCCAATGCTGGTTCAACATATATACTTAATAATACCGCAGTATCATAGGAGTTATTCAATAAAATGACAACTTTTTCAAGTTATAAAAGTACAGTAATAGCCGATACACAGTCTGTTGCTGGAACAACTCCTGGTGCTGTCCCGCTGTATGATGACGTCAGTTCATTGCCGTATATAGGTAATAGTGCTGGTGATAGAGCATTTGTCAAATCAAATGATAGACTGTATATCTGGGAAGGATCTGGATGGTACAATGTTGCGTTAGTTAATAGATCACCAGCAATATTATCAGTCGAAGATAGTAACGGTGGAGTAACACCATTTACACTTGACACAGCTGGAGCCGTTACTACAATTACTATAACCGCAACTGATTCTGACGGTGATCCTATTACATTCAGTGCAACAGCCGACAGCGACTTCAATGGACTCGCGACGATTAGTCAGGATGCATCGGTATTTACGATTACACCGTTGAGCGAAGATTCAGCAACGACTCAATCTGGCACTATAACCTTTACTGCAACTGATGGTGTTAATATTTCAACCGATATCAATACGTTTACATTGACATTCAATCCCTCATTTGCATCCATAACCCAAGTTCAGGAGTTATCGTTTGGAACAAATCTAGGATTTACTAGTGCAGTGTCAGGGGATACTGTGATTCTAGGAGAGCATGGCTATGCAGTACCATCGACAAATTCTGGCAGAGTACATGTTTATACAAGAGATAGCGCCGAAGGGACGTTTACCGAGCAGGCTACTCTTCAAGCCAGTGATGCTGCAAATCAATCGAATCCACGATTTGGTTACTACGTTGATCTCGATGGTGACACAGCAGTTATAGGAGCATATGGAGATGATGATGAGGGTGGTGATGCAGGAGCGGCGTATGTTTTTAAGCGCTCAGGATCATCGTGGACGCAATCTCAGAAACTATTTGCCTCAGATGCCCAGGGGTCCGATCGATATGGTTTTCAGGTAGCTATTAGCTCAAACCATATTGTTGTCGGTGCATACCTCGAAGATTATCAAAGCGTTTCAAGTACTGGATCAGCTTATGTATACGCAAGAGATAGCGCCGAAGGGACGTTTACAGAACAACAAAAAATATTTGCAAGTGATTATGCTGCCTCAGATCAATTTGGGGAAGCATGTGATATAGATGGTGATACAATTGTTGTTAGTTCCACTGGAGATGATCCTGCTGGCGCCGCTTACGTTTTTACAAGATCTGGATCTACTTGGACGCAACAGCAGAAACTTACACCGTCTGATGGTGCATCAGGTGATCAGTTTGGTAAAGACGTTGTTGTGAGTGGCGATATTATCGCTGTTGGAGCACAGGGCCATAACTCTAGTGATGGAGCTGTGTATTTCTTTAAAAGGTCAGGTTCTACTTGGTCCGAGATTCAGAAAATTACACACTCTGGTACAGCTGAGTATTTAGGTGCACAACATTCTATGGATATCTCAAGTTTAGGGGATATTGTGATTGTAGGTGCACCCCGGAGGGCCAACGACGACGGAAGTACTGGGGGTGCATATATATTCAGAACCTCTGATGGTGGTAATACATGGAACGAACAATCGATTATCGATCGTGGGGACCCAGTTAATTCTCCGTTTTTATACTCTGCATCGATAGACGGAGATATTGCAGTGGGCGGGGCTTATGCAGTAAATACAGTATACATTTTTAGAAACACATAGTATTAATAATGACAAGAGCAAGAGACATAGCTAAATTTGCAGGAAATCTAGTCGATAGCGCTGGAGGCCTACTTGAGTCTGGTGTTAACACTATTATTGACGCAGACTATGTCTCAGGTTTTACTTCCGGAGGTGGTGGCGTTGAAGTTTCTGTTTATTCATCTTTAGACTCTCTGCCAAGGACTGGTAATTCTGCAGGTGATCTTGCTTTCATTGATTCTGCAAATAAGCATTATGTGTTTTCTGGTGAAGGATGGTATAATGTTAACTTTCCCGAAAACTTTGCACCAACATTCACCGGACTACAGGATAGTTATTCGTTTAGTTTTGCTGATAGTGATTTTACTATTACTCTGATTGGTTCTGACTCAAATGCCCTGGACCAACTTTCATTTTCATTTTCTGGTGATGATCGTTTTGATTCAGTGGCATCTATATCACAAGGGGATGCTGGTGTATTCACTGTGACCCCAGATGCAGATTCTGATGGATTGTCAATTGAAAGCACTGTAACATTTTCTGTCACGGATGGACGATCAATCACTTCATCTTCAACTTTGTTTAAAGCGATAGGCTTAAATGAACCAGCTTCTTATGTTTATTTGTGGACTCCAGGTGGAGAGTTTGGAGATAATACTGGCGTTACAGTTACTACTAATGGACTTTCGACTCTTACAACAGGTGCTGCTACAGAAACACTTTCTGGAGAAATGTCTGAGATATCAACATCAGGGGACTATTTAAGAATCCAATATAACAATATAGATTTTACTAGAGAGGCTGGGAAGTATAAATTTGTCTGGGCATGGTATATACCAAGTTATGATGGATCGCTCAGAGCCGGTTTATCAGTACGAGATGAAGATAGTAGAATAGTATCCTTTTCGACAGAGACAAATGGGGGTCAACAGCAAGCTGTATTTCAAGGAACAACTACTACGTCTCGTAATTTAAGTCCTACAATGGATGCTGCGGAATGGTATATTATGACACCCGGCTCTAGTTATGCTCTTGGAAGTTTGATTGCAGCTAAAGTACCAGGGAATACTCCATACACAATTAGTACAACAGAGAACAGAGGGTATGCACACGGTTACGCTGCAAATGATAATGAATTCGTGGCATACAGTAGTGCGGTCTCAGGCGTAATCACTGGATTCAATCGTTCTGTATTAACATCCTATATTGCAGGGGTGGCCATATATCCAACCTCGATGACTGATGAAGAAATGTTAAATAATTTTGATACGGTAGTTTTTGGAAACTAATATATGACAAGAAGAAATGTTTCACTTGCCAAATTTTTGAACACAGGGATCACAAACACATCCTTGTCTGAAAACACTGTGACAGAAGTTATTGATTCAGATTACCTTAGTGATCGTATTGTGTCTGGTGTTACTCAGTATGATTCTATAGGAGTAGTACCAAGTATAGGAACAGTTGGCAATTATGCATACATTAACAATACAGATACTTTAATAGTTGGTACTGGTGAAGGTTGGCTTGAAACAATTTCAGCAAACGTCAATCCAACAATATTTACAAGCCTAAATGCGTTGTATACATTAGGACTCCAAGACTCTCAACGTTTTTCAATATCTGCGATTGATTCAGATGGATTTGATCTCACATATTCCTATTCACTTGATCCTCTGGTTGATTCAGGTATTCTTTATGTAACGCAAGATTCGTCTCAGTTTACAGTGATCTCAGGCGACTCAACAGGATCAACGGACATTACATTTACAGCTTCGGATGGCGTTAATACGGCAAGTATCAGTACTACACTGGAAGTGACTGCTCAAGTTGTCACTGGGGTCACAGGCACTTATACACAGACAACTGTTGGAAACGATACTGTATACAAATTCACAGGAAATGGAACAATCTCACTTGGATCGAGTACTAGTGCCTGGGTATTGGTCGTTGGCGGCGGCGGTGGTGGTGGCGGTAGTTACTACTCCGGTGGCGGAGGTGCTGGCGCCTACAACGAACTTACTAATACTACATTACCGGCTGGTACTTTGAATATCACAGTAGGAGCTGGACAACAGGGTGGCGCAATAAATGATGTCGCGGGGTCCGGTACAGGAGGAACATCATCGATAGTCGGTGGCGGTTATACACTATACGCGGCCGGTGGTGCTCGCGCCGGTGGTTGGAGTGGTGATGGGGCAGACGGAGTACTTGGCCAAGCAGGTGATAACGCCTCTGGTTCCTCGGGCGGAGGTGGTGGTGGATCAGCTCGGCCAGGCGGTAGTGGTGCTGGTGACGGTAATGATGGGGGTACTGGATCATCTCCTAATGGAGGGGGCGGTGGTGGTGCTGGCGCTGCTGGTGTTACTCCTGACAGTTCTTACTGGAACACTAATATATCAAATGGTGGTGCTGGCCGATCATCGACGATTACTGGTTCCTCACAATTTTATGCTGCAGGTGGTGGCGGTTTCTACTTTAGCGGACCATCCGGTTACGGTACAAGAGCAAGTGGAATTGGTGGTAAGTCGAGTGGTGGCTATACGTCCGCAATCGACCTTACAGAGTTAACTGGAATAGCAAATACAGGATCTGGTGGCGGTGGAGCTGATCGAAGACAATCGGGTTACGTAAGAGCTGGAGATGGCGCAGATGGCGTTGTTATCATAAGGATATTGGGCGACTAGATATGTCTAAGATAAGAAACGTATCGACATTTTTTTCTCAAAATATAACTGAAACAGGATCATTAAAGGATTCTGCGTTTACCGGTATTATTGATCAGGATTATGTTGGAAGTGTAGATGCTGGAGGGGCCGGCATTACAGTTTATGATTCATTTGCTCAGCTACCTTTGACAGGAGTTCCGGAAGCTTCTCTTGCCTATATTGATGCTACAAACAAGTATTATGTTAATAACGGGTCCGGATGGTATACCATTTCCACTGCTAACAACTCTCCTCAAATTGTTGGACCAACTGTTTTTGGAGGATTAGATTCCGGCGAACTTACTGACTCCGACACTATCTTTAACTTCACAGCTGTTGATTCTGATGGTCCATATATTTTCTGGAACTATATTCTTGATAGTAATGCTAATGATATTTTGAGTGGTGTCGTTAATGATTCTAACGGCACATTTACTTTGACATATGATTCAGCTACTACCCAAGAGAGTGGTGTGTTCACTGCTACTGCAAGCGATACTGTAAACCTTGCAACTAAAAATATTTCAATTATTGTTCCTGCAAGTTCTGTAGTCACAAACTATACTGAATTGGTTGCTGCGGGAATTACTTCAACATCCTCACAGTACACATTATTTAAATTTACTAATAGTTCTTATACAATGCAGGTTGCTGGAATTACTGGTATCCAAGGCTACATGGGTGTGATCGGCGGTGGTGGCGGTGGCGCAAATAGATACTACGGTGGCGGTGGCGGTGGAGGTGCTGTCATATATAATTCAAATAATGTACTAACAATACCAGATGGAACCCTTAGCTTTACTATAGGACAGGGCGGTACAGGCTATAATGTTAACGGTAATGTTCGGGTTAAAGGTGACGATGGGGGCGCCACAACTGTTGCCATTGGAGGATCCACTTGGGCTAGAGCAATGGGTGGTCAAGGTGGTATACAGGGATGGTCTGGTGGTTTGACATATACAGGTGGAAACTATAATGGAGGATCCTCTTCAGGTGGTGGTGAACAGATAAATACAACGGCTCCTAACTTAGCGACTTATGCTGGTACAACACCATCCGGATTTACATTATATAGAAATGGTGGGGGTGATGGTGCATCTGGAGGCGGCGGCGGAGGTGGTGGTGCCGGCCAGGCTGGCTATCCTGGTAATTCATTATCAGGCCGCGGTGGTAATGGACTTCGGATGTCTATATTTTCAACACTAGAGGCCTCTTCTGGTGCATCAAATGGTGGTTATTTTGCAGCAGGTTCTGGTGGAGTTAATTATTCCAGCGCTGCAGGAGATCCCGGCCTGGGAGGAGCAGGAATAAGTCAAATATCATCAGGGGCGAACGTGCGCGCACCTACAAGTGCTACGAATTATGGATCTGCGGGCGGCACAGCAATGCATACAGCGGGTGGAACATATGCAGCTGGTAATGGTTTCCAGGGTGCGGTGTTTTTTGCAATCCCAACAGCTCTCCTTGGTTAAATTGTTATAAATAGTCCTAAGAAAAGAAACTCTTGGGACTATTGGTATGGCAAATCCAGCTTCACGTCAACAATTAATCGACTATTGTCTTCGTCAACTTGGTGATCCTGTCATCGAGATTAATGTTGATGAGGATCAACTCGAGGATCGTGTTGACGAGGCTCTTCAATATTATCAAGAGTTCCACTCTGATGCAACTCTTCGCACATATCTGAAACATAAGATTACTGCAGATGATGTATCTAATCAGTACATTACATTAAACAGTAATATCACATACGTCTCAAAAATGTTTCCGTTACAATCAACATTCAACAATGGTAGAAACTTTTTTGATATCAAATATCAAATGATGTTGAATGACATGGCCTCTCTGATTCATTTTGCTGGCGATCTTGCATACTACGAGCAGATGCAACAATATCTGTCATTGCTGGACATGAAGCTCAATGGTCAGCCGCAGGTTCAGTTTTCACGGAAGCAAAATAGATTGTATATTTTTGGTGATTTTGACGATGACGATATCAATGTAGATGACTATATCATTGCTGAAATTTATCAGATTATCAATCCTGACGATCACACATCAATCTATAATGATATGTGGTTGAAGGAGTATACAACATCATTGATTAAAAGACAATGGGGTCAGAACTTAATTAAATTTGAAGGAATGCAACTCCCTGGTGGTGTTACTTTAAATGGCCGCCAGATTTATGATGACGCTGTTCAAGAGATCGACAGACTTAGAGAAAGTATTCGACTCGAACATGAGATGCCAGCTGACTTCTTTGTAGGTTAAACATATGGGTATGAATCCTTACTTCAGACAAGATGTTCGATCGGAACAGAACTTGTATGAAGACATCACGATTGAAGCTTTAGAGATATACGGACAAATTGTCTATTATCTTCCTCGTACTATTGTCGCTGAGGATAGAATCTTTGGTGATGATATTCCATCTCGTTTTAGTTCAGCGTACAAGGTAACGATGTACATTGAAAACACTGAAGGATTCGAAGGAGAGGGTGATCTGTTTACTCGGTTTGGTGTTGAGATACGAGATGAAGCAACTTTTGTTGTAGCGAGAAGAAAGTGGACAAAGTTAATCGGCCGGTATGATAATGATGTTACCGTAGAAAGACCAAAAGAAGGTGATCTGATCTACCTTCCTATGTCCAAGTCATTATTTGAAATCATGCATGTTGAGCATGAGCAACCATTCTATCAGTTAAGTAATCTTCCTACGTATAAGATGCGTTGTCAATTGTTCGAATACAATGATGAAGACTTTGATACCAATGTTGAAGATATTGATGGTATTGAACAGGATTATGCATACACGTATAAGTTGTATATCAATAGTGTACCGGCCTCTGGTATTGAGATAGGATCTACAGTAACACAAACATTAGATTCTGATCTTGGATTAACAATTTCTGGTGAAGTATCTAAGTGGTCAGATTCTGATCATATTCTTCATGTTATCCATGTTGGAGCGAGTGATGGAGAATATCATGAGTTTATTATCGGAGACCTTACAATTAGGGATTCGGATTATACTATTATCAACGTTTTAGCAGAAGATAATAAGATATCTGAAAATGAACAGAATGATGACTTCAGCTCACTTTCAGATGGTTTCATAGACTTTAGTGAGAATAACCCATTTGGTGATCCGGAGAATAGTTAATGTTTGGTACGTATTTTTATCACGAAAAAATTAGAAAATGTGTTGCAATCTTCGGAAGAATGTTTAATGATATTTACATCATTCGTAGAAATTCGTCTGGTGGAGGTGTTAGTCAGGTAAAGGTTCCTTTATCATATGCCCCAAGCAGAAAATACCTCAGCAGAATTCGTGAACAAGAAGATTTGTATGATGATACAAAAGTAGCAATTAAGTTACCTCGGATGTCATTTGAGATCACAAACTTTGCCTATGATGCATCAAGGCAGTTGACCAAGACAGCGACATTTAAGACGGCTGGTACAACAAGTTCCACTAGACAGAAATTCTTCCCACCTGTTCCATATACAATCAACTTTCAGTTAAATGTCTATGCAAAATCACAAGACGATGCTTTACAAGTTGTAGAACAAGTATTGCCATATTTCAATCCCCAGTATACACTAACAATCAATCCGTTCCCTGATGACTATCCTGAATTCAAAGAAGATATTCCAATTATTATTCAAGGGGTGAGTTTCTCTGATGACTTCGAAGGGACACTTGATACGAGACGCACGATTGTATACTCGATGGATTTCGAAATGAAAGTAAGTTTTCACGGTCCAATATATAATAGTGCGATCATTCGTAAAGCAAATGCTGATTTATATGATCTTGGTATTGGACCAGCTGATTCGGATGTATATCTTGAAACCGTACAAGTCACACCCAATCCATTGGATATTATTGGTTTAGCTGACTCTGACTTTGGATTTACAACTACTATAGTAGACAGTGCATAATGAAAGACGATAAAGATAATGTAAAAAGTGATTACGATTATTCGAGAGAAACATATTATGATCTCTTGGAGAAAGGTCGTGAGGCTATGGAAGATATGATTCATGTTGCTCGTGAGTCAGAGCATCCACGTGCCTATGAAGTTCTTTCTAATATGATTAAGAATTTGTCTGACGTTAATGATAAGCTGATGGATCTCAATAAAAAGAATAAAGAGATCACTCAACAACCAAAGCAAGTTGAAAATCAACAGAATAATTTCTTTGTTGGATCAACAGCTGATCTTCAGAAAATGCTACAGAATGAAAACGTGATTGAACATGATTCCAAAGAATGAGTCGTATCTTGGTAATCCAAATGTAAAACGAGATGGGGTTCAAGAAGAATGGACCCAGGATCTTGTTTTAGAATATGCCAAGTGCATGAAAAATCCAGTTTACTTTTGTGAAAAATATGTTAAAGTGATTGCACTCGATAAAGGCCTAGTGTCTTTTGAGTTGTACGAATATCAAAAGAACATGTTTGATCATTTTAACGACAATCGATTCAACATCGTCCTTGCCTGCCGACAGTCTGGTAAATCAATTTCTGCTTGTGCTTACCTTCTATGGTTTGCTTTATTTAATTCTGAGAAAACAATTGCAGTAATGGCTAACAAAGGGGCTACAGCAAGAGAGATGCTTGCTCGGGTCACATTAATGCTAGAAAATATTCCGTTCTTCCTACAACCTGGGTGTAAGGCCTTGAACAAAGGATCAATTGAATTTTCTAACAATTCGCGAATCATTGCTGCAGCCACATCAGGTTCCTCTATTCGTGGTATGTCTGTCAACCTTCTGTATCTCGATGAGTTTGCATTCGTAGAACGTGCAGCAGAATTCTATACATCAACCTATCCTGTTGTTTCATCTGGTAAAGATACCAAGATTATTATTACATCTACAGCAAATGGTATTGGTAACATCTTTCATAAAATTTGGGAAGGTGCAGTACAAGGAACGAATGAATTCAAACCATTCAGAGTTGATTGGTGGGACGTTCCCGGACGAGATGAAGCTTGGAAAAAGCAAACAATTGCAAACACGTCTCAACTTCAGTTTGACCAAGAGTTTGGTAATACATTTTTTGGAACCGGAGATACCCTGATCAATTCAGAAACATTGATGGGTCTGAGGGCAAAAAATCCTTCTCGTGTTCTTGAGAACGGGGATCTTCTAATTTATAATGAACCAATCAAGGATCATGAATACATCATGACCGTAGATGTAAGTAAGGGTAGAGGTCAAGACTATTCTACTTTTAATTTGATCGATATTAGCGTTCGCCCGTTTGAACAGGTTGCTGTGTATCGCAATAACACTATCTCGCCCATACTCTACCCTAACATTATATATAAGTATGCAAAAGTCTATAACAACGCTTATATTGTTATTGAGTCAAATGATCAAGGTGGTGTGGTTTGTAACGGACTATATCACGAGCTTGAATATGAAAACATGCACGTTACGTCTACAGTGAAGTCTTCAGGTCTTGGTATTGAAATGAATCGTAGGGTCAAACGACTTGGGTGTTCTGCAATCAAAGACATTCTCGAGAACAATAAAATAACTGTTCACGATGAGAACACTATTCTCGAAATCTCAACATTTGAAGCCAAAGGTCAATCATATGAGGCATCGGATGGAAATCACGATGACCTTATGATGAATCTGGTAATGTTTGGATATTTTGTCTCAACCCAATTCTTTGCAGACATGACAGACATCAACCTTAAGCAAATGATGTTCGAACAGAAAATGAAAGAGATCGAAGACGACCTGGTGCCATTTGGATTTGTTGACGATGGATCTCAACATATCCAATCTATTGAGGAGGATAAAACTGTCCCTTGGGCGATAGAAATTGATCCAAATCTATAAATATATAAATAATAGTGACTTGAAACTTCAACCGTATTATGATATCATATAATTAACGAAAGGAAAAGGATATGGCACTTTTTGCACCTTCAGAATCTCCTGCGGTTGTCGTAAGGGAGATTGATTTGACTGGTGGCGTACCAAACGTCCAGTCAACTACAGGCGCATTTGTAGGTCAGTTTACTGATGGCCCACCAATGCAGAGAGTACTAGTTGCTAATGAACAAGAGCTCGTAGAACAGTTTGGCACTCCAACAGACGCTACAGCTATCGATTTTTTGACAGCGGCTCAGTTTTTAAGATATTCAGGATCGCTATTTGTAACTCGAGTGGTAGATACGGATACAGCGAAAAATGCTGCTGATTCATCAAATGCAGCATACATTAGGGATTTAGACGATTTTACTAATAGGTCTGATGACGGCGGAGCTTTAACCGGTCAAGTATATTGGAGAAATCCAAGTGCACTTGGAAATGGCGTTGTTGTTCGTACTTTGGCTGCAGGTTCTGATAGTAATTTTACGAGTTGGCCAAGCGCTTCAAGTTTTGATGCTGCGCCAGGAACATCAGTTACAGCTGCAGCTAAAGGATCATCAAATGACGAATTTCATTTAAGTGTAGTTGACAGCGATGGTTTAGTAACGGGTACTAGAGGAACAGTTCTTGAAACATTTCCGAATCTTTCAATTCTTGCAGATGCTAAGAATTCTCAAGGCGTTTCTGTTTATGGTCAGACTGTTGTAAATAATACATCTGAATATATTTTCCTAAGAACAGTTACTGATTATGGTGATAACTTTAGTTCTTTAGCCGCGTTAAACACAGACTATGGCTTAACAGGAGATAGTGCTTCTGTTCGTATTGTGTTAACTGGTGGTACAAGTGGTACTGCACCAACAACAGGGGATTACTTGTCAGGATGGGATCTATACGAAGACAGAGATCAAGTAGAAGTCGATTTCTTGATTGCTGGTAATATGGATTCCAATAGCGTACAAACAACATTGGTAAATGATCTTGTTGCAACAGCACAGTCAACAAGAAAAGATTGTGTGGTAGTTACATCGCCAAATATCAGTAACTTTACTTCCAACAGTGATGCAACAAAAGTATCAAATATCACTAGTGCTGTAAGTAACTTTACTAGATCCTCTTACCTGATTGTTGATGGAAACGCGATTAAAGTATACGATAAGTATAACGACAAGTATCGAACAATTCCAGCATCTTCTACTGTAGCAGGTATCATGGCATCAACTGATTTCAACAGAGCACCTTGGTTCTCACCAGCTGGTTCTCGTAGAGGTCAATTGTTAGGAATCACAAGTCTTGCATTCAGCCCAACTAAGGGTCAGAGAGATACTCTCTATAAGGCAGGCGTTAACCCAATTGCAAACATTCCTGGTCAGGGTGCTCTTCTCTTTGGAGATAAGACATTCTTAGGAAGAGTATCTGCATTTGATCGAATCAATGTACGTAGATTGTTCCTCGTACTTGAAAGAGCAATTGGTAGAGCAGCAGAGCAAGTTTTGTTCGAACTTAACGATGAGTTCACTAGAGCTGAATTTGTTAACATTGTCGAACCAGTACTTCGTGAAGTACAAGGTCGTCGTGGTATTACGGACTTTAGAGTTGTTTGTGACGAAACAAATAACACAGCAGCTGTTATTGACCGTAATGAATTTAAAGCTGACATCTTTATCAAGCCAGCACGTTCAATCAACTACGTAACATTGAGCTTCGTAGCTGTAAGAACTGGTGTGGACTTTGAAGAAGTCGTAGGCACGGTATAAGGAGATAACAAATGGCAGTTTTAGGAGTCGATGACTTTAAGTCAAAACTGAGAGGTGGTGGCGCTCGTCCTAATCTATTTAAGGCGACGATCAACTATCCAGGATATGTAGGTGGTGATACTGAGTTGACAAGTTTCCTTTGTGAAACGGCTCAGTTACCTGGTTCAACTATGGGCACGATTGTTGTACCATTCAGAGGTCGTCAGTTAAAAATGGCTGGCGATAGAACCTTTGGACCATGGACTGTTACAATCATCAATGATACAGACTTTGATGTACGTAATGCGATGGAGCGTTGGATGAATGGTATTAATGCTCATTCAGCCAACACAGGTCTAACTTCACCAATTTTGTACGAAGCAGACTTGTTTGTTGAACAATTAGATCGTTCAGGTGAGGCTATTAAGAAGTATACTTTTAGGGGAGCTTTCCCAACTGAAGTATCACCAATTGATGTAAGCTACGCTTCAGTTGATGAAATCGAAAGATTCACTGTTACCTTCGAGTACCAGTACTTCGATTCACAAGAGCCTAATACAACAACCTAATATATAACATATAGAAAGGGACTAGGTTTTCTAGTCCCTCTTTCTACCTAAGGAATTAAAATGGCAGAAGATAGAGGCCTCAGATTATTTGGCTTTGAAATCAAGAGAGCTAAGGAAGAAGATCCTAAGAAGACTCCCTCGATCGTTCCTGCGCGTGATGATGATGGTGCAGGATATGTTACTGCATCCGGGATGCATTATGGACAATACTTAAATATTGACGGTGATGATTCAAAAGATAATCATCAACTTATTATGCAGTATCGTGGACTTGCGATGCACCCTGAAGTTGATATGGCTATCGAAGAGATTGTAAATGAAGCCGTAACAATTTCTGATCAAGATATGATTGTTGATGTTAATATGGATAATATTGATATCTCAGACTCAATCAAAAAGCAAATTAAAGAAGAATTCGATAACATCTATGGGATGCTTGACTTTGGGGACTATGGTCATGATATATTCCGTAGATGGTATGTTGATGGTAGATTATACCATCACCTAGTAGTGGACGAAAGTAACCTCAAACAAGGTATCAAAGAGATTCGTCCAATCGATGCATCTAAGATGCGAAAAGTCAAACAGATCAAAACAAAGACTGATCAACAGACCGGTGCCAAGTTAATCGAAAACATTGATGAGTATTTCATTTACCAGGAGAAGCCTGGATCTCAACAGTCTGGTGGTGTTAAGATGACAGAAGATGCTGTCTCTTATGTGACATCAGGCTTGTTGAATGAAGACCGCAAGAAGATTGTATCGTATCTACACAAAGCAATGAAGCCAATCAATCAATTGAGAATGATGGAAGATTCTCTTGTCATCTATCGCTTGGCCCGTGCTCCAGAACGCCGTATTTTCTATATTGATGTTGGTAACTTACCTCGGGGTAAGGCTGAACAATATATGAAAGACATTATGGCAAGATACAGAAATAAGCTTGTCTATGATGCAAAGACTGGTCAAATTAGAGACGACAGAAAACATCAGTCGTTACTAGAAGACTTCTGGTTGCCACGCAGGGAAGGTGGTCGTGGTACAGAAATCTCAACTCTACCTGGTGGAGAAAACTTAGGACAGATTGACGATATTGTTTACTTTCAGAAGAAAATGTATCGTGCATTGAATGTACCTATTAATAGACTCGAACAAGAAGCTCAGTTTTCGTTAGGTCGTTCATCAGAGATTACAAGAGACGAATTGAAGTTTCAGAAGTTTATTGATAGACTTCGTCGTCGGTTCTCACACCTATTCCTTAATATTCTCAAGAAGCAATTGATTCTCAAAGGAATTATTACAGAAGAAGATTGGAACGGATGGAAGTCAGATTTAGTAATTGAGTTCACCAAAGACAATCACTTTGCTGAACTCAAAGACGCAGAAATTCTCAGAGAAAAATTACAGTCATTGGATCAGATTCAGAACTATGTCGGTGAATTTTTCTCGAAGGAATGGGTAATGAAGAATGTATTACATTTCAATGATGATGATATTGAAAGAATGCAAGATCAAATGAATGGTGAAGGTGAACAAGCACCCGAAGGAGAAGACAATGAGTGAACATAACACAGAAGATTTGGTACAATCTATTTTCGATCAGAACTATACAGCCGCAACAGAGATCTTTAATGACATGGTTGGACAAAAGATGCAAGATGCATTAGAGCAAGAGAAGATTGCTGTTGCTGGTCAGATCTATAATGGTGAAGAGCCAGAAGAAGAAGATGATTTAGAATTTGACGAAGAAGATTTGGAATTGGATGATGAAGAAATTGATTGGTCAGATGACGACGAATTAGACGAAGAGTAATCTCGATGCCAAGTAAAGCCCTGTTTCTCAGTAAATTAGCCACGGATATTGATGCCAATGGCAACCTAACAGCCGATGGAGTTGTCGGCGGTGAGTTAGGTGGTAGTGTTACAGTATATGACTCAATAGGGCTTTTACCGTATCAAGGAAATCAAATTGGAGACGAGGCTTTTGTTAACTCTAACAATAGACTATACCTCTGGCAAGGATCTGGTTGGTATAATATTGCATTGATAAACCAAGCTCCATCAATTTTATCGGTTCAAGATAGTGACGGTGGAACAACACCATTTGAATTATCGAGTGAAGGAAATGTTACTACAATTACCATAACCGCAACTGATTCTGACGGTGATCCTATTACATTTAGTGCAACAGCCGACAGCGACTTTAATGGACTCGCAACGATTAGTCAAGATGCATCGGTATTTACGGTTACACCGTTGAGCGAAGATTCAGCAACTACTACATCAGGTACCGTAACCTTTACTGCTACTGATGGTATTAATATTTCAACCGATATCAATACGTTTACGTTGTCATTTGCGCCGAATTGGACCGCTGTTTCACAACAAGCAAAGATCCAAGCTGATGATGGAGCTGAAACCGACTTTTTTGGACGTAGTGTTGCAATAGATGGAGACACTGCAATTGTTGGTGCCTGGCAGCACGACCCATCCGGTGTAACTAATGTCGGCGCAGCATATATTTTTACTAGATCGGGTTCAACTTGGACTCAGCAGGCAAAACTTACACCATCTGATGGTGTGTCTCAAGATATGTTCGGTTATAGTGTTGCAATAGAAGGTGATACAGTTGTTGTCGGATCACGCGATCACCATACATCCAATGTAATTAATTCCGGCGCAGCATATATTTTTACCAGATCGGGTTCAACTTGGACTGAGCAGGCAAAACTTGGTGCGTCTGATCCAGCAGTAAGTGGGTTTTTTGGATATGGCGTCGCGATAGAAGGAGACACTGTCGTTGTTAGTGCTTGGAGACAAGACAATGAGCTCGGAGCTGTATATGTCTTTGTCACTTCAGACGGAGGTTCTACATGGACTCAACAGGCAAAACTGAGAAGTTCAGATATAGGAAGCGGTGATCGCTTTGGTAGCGCAATCGGAATATCAGGTGACACAATTGGCGTTGGAGCATATTTGCACGACCCATCCGGTTTATCTAATGCCGGCGCAGCATATATTTTTACCAGATCGGGTTCAACTTGGACTCAACAAGCAAAACTTACTGCGTCAGATGCCGAAGCAGATGATAATTTTGGTTTTGGGGGACTAGGAATATCGGGTGATACTGTTGTAATTGGAGCAATTGAAGAAAGCACTACCGCAACAGATGCTGGTGCAGCGTATATTTTTACTCGATCAGGTTCGACTTGGACACAACAAGCAAAGATTCAGGCAAATGATGCAGCTGCAGATGATAATTTTGGTGAATCCATAGACATTGGAGATGGTGTAATTGTTGTCACCGCGCGCAATGCTGACCCATCCGGTTTATCTGGAGCCGGCGCAGCATATGTCTTTACAGGTTCTGGATCAACTTGGACTCAACAAGCAAAACTTACTGCGTCAGATGCCGAAGCGAGCGATCGTTTTGGTGAAACAATAAGAATAGATGAAGAAACTATTATTGTTGGTGCATCCGGAGAATCCAGTAACGTGGGGGCAGCATATATTTTTACGGCATAAGTTAGAGTATTATCATGGCGACACCTAATCTACTTTTCAGTAAACTAGCCCGAGACATCAATGCATCCGGAGATCTAACGGATGATGGTGTTGTTGGCGGCGATATTGGAGCTCGTACTGGGATATATGACTCGATAGGTCTTCTGCCGTATGCTGGAAACACAGCAGGTGATAAAGCGTTTGTCAATTCAAATGATAGACTATACCTTTGGCAGGGATCTGGCTGGTATTATGTTGCAATGATTAACAGGTCGCCAGCGATATCTTCTGTACAGGACAGTGATGGTGGAACAACGCCTTTTGTACTTGCCACAGATGGAACACCGACAACAATTACAATTACAGCAACAGATTCAGATGATACGGTAATTACGTTCAGTGCAACAGCCGACAGTAATTTTAATGGACTCGCGACTATTAGTCAAGATGATAATGTATTTACGATTACACCGTTCAGCGAAGATTCAGCAACGACTGAATCGGGCACAATTACATTTAGAACAACCGATGGTATTAATACTGCAGTTTCAGCTGCTCAGACATTTGAGTTATCATTTGCCCCTGATTGGTCTTTAACTTCTCGGCAAGCAACACTTATTTCAGAGGATTGGACGAATGGTGATCAATTCGGTACTTCAGTTGCAATAGAAGGTGACACAGCTGTCGTGGGAGCTTATGTCAAGTGCTGGTGCTGTATATATTTTTACAAGATCAGGTTCAACTTGGACACAACAAGCGAAGATTCAGGCGTCAGATAAAGAAGCAAGTGATCAATTCGGTACTTCAGCTGCAATAGATGGCGACACCGTTATTGTAGGAGCTTCTGGTGAAGACACTGGCGGATCAAGTGCCGGTGCTGCATATATTTTTACAAGATCAGGTTCAACTTGGACACAACAAGCGAAGATTCAGGCGTCAGATATACAAGCAGGTGATCAATTTGGAAAGTCTGTCGCAATAGACGGGGACACCATTGTCGTAAGCGCGCCAAATGAAGATACTGGTGCTTCTAATGCTGGCTCTCTATACGTTTTTACCGGATCGGGTTCTACTTGGACACAACAAGCAAAGATTCAGGCATCGGACAAAGAGTCATCGGATCGCTTAGGCGAATTATCTCGATCTGTAGCAATAGATGGTGATACTATTGTATATATTTTTACAAGATCAGGTTCAACTTGGACACAACAAGCGAAGATTCAGGCGTCAGATATACAAGCAGGGGATGGATTTGGATATAACACTGCAATAGAAGGTGATGTAGTAGTAGTCGGTGCGTTAACAACACCAGCTGGAGCAGTGGATGACGCCGGTGCAGCGTATATTTTTACTCGATCAGGTTCAACTTGGACACAACAGAAGAAGCTTCAGGCAACAAATCCTGTACAGAGCGGCTATTTTACAAAAGTGGCAATTTCGGGTGAAAGTATAATCGTTGGTTCTCTGCAGACCGGCGAAACTGCAGAAGTTTTTATAGCAGGTTGAAAACTTAAAACATATAAATAATTACGTAAAGAAAAGTTAATATGAAATACTTCACAGAACTTAGAAAAAAAATGCCACCTGGAGAACACGTAAGAGACTTCAAGGTGGATCGTGTTTCAGTAATGATTCACAAGGACAAAGGCAAGTTTGTTGCGTATGTTGATGGTGACAGACTTGATGCTTACAAATCACAAAAAGAAGCAGAGAAAGCTGCTACACAATTTGTGAAACAATACGGACAAATGAAATGAAACTTATTGCGGAATATACAGATCAACATCTCGAAGTTCTTACTGAAGCCAAAGAAGGTGGTGGTAAGAAATATTCGATTGAAGGAGTGTTTGCTCAGGCAGAGCAAAAGAACAGAAATGGTCGTGTATATCCTATGCCTGTTATGGAAAAGGCAGTCGGTAAATATGTCGACGAACAAGTTTCAAAGGGTAGAGCAGTTGGTGAGTTAAACCATCCAGATGGACCAACTGTTAACCTAGATAAAGTTTCTCACAAGATCGAGTCTCTTCAGTTTAAGGGAAACGATGTTGTAGGAAAAGCGACAATACTTGAAACTCCTATGGGGCAAATCGTAAAGGGTTTACTCGATGGTGGGGTCAGGGTTGGCGTTTCAACTCGTGGTATGGGAAGTTTGCAGCGTGGCGGTAGTGGCATGGTCGTAGGACCTGATTTTATGCTTAACGCCGTAGATATCGTTCAGGATCCATCAGCACCTAATGCTTTCGTTAATGGAATTATGGAAGGTGTTGAATGGGTATGGAATAACGGTATCATTGAAGCTCAAACAATTGAAAGAATGGAGACTGAAATTAAAAAAGCTCCGCGAAAAGATCTCTATGAGACTCAAGTTCGTGAGTTTAAGAATTTCCTCTCGTTACTCAAATCAAAATAATAGGAGTCAATAATGACTGATCAATATACAGAAGATCAAGATCTAGAACTCCATGATGACGTTGAGAACGAAGTCGTGGAAGAAGCTCATGATCCTAAGAATGCTGAAGCTCAATCAGTAGCATCTGTTGACAAAGCTGGTGAAGCAACTGGAACCGCTAAGAAGCGTAAAGGTGACAACACTAAGCAAGATCCAATGCCTAAGACTAAAGCTGGTATGATTAATGCAGCTTACACTAAATTGAATGGCATGAAGAAAGAACAGCTTTCAGGTGTTCTCTCTAAGCTCATGGCAGAAGATTTAGAGTCTGAGGAAGGATATGTTGCAGAATCTCCTGAATTTGACTATCAGGCAGACTTTTCTCAAGACTTGAATGCTCTCATCTCTGATGAAGCTACATTGTCTGAAGAGTTTAAGTCAAAGGCGGAAACAATCTTTGAAGCAGCTATTAAGTCTAAGCTGTCAGAAGAAATTGACCGTTTGGAAGCTAAGTACGAAGAAGAACTCTCTGAAGAGATCGAATCTACTAAAGCTGACCTCGTAGAAAAAGTCGATTCATACCTCAACTACGTTGTTGAACAGTGGATGGAAGACAATAAAGTCGCTATCCAATCTGGTCTCAGAGCTGAAATTGCTGAGAACTTCATGACAAGCCTCAAGGGTCTGTTTGAAGAGTCTTACATCGATGTTCCTGATTCTAAAGTCGACCTCGTTGATGACCTAGCAGATACTGTTGAAGAACTCGAAGAGTCTCTGAATGCAACTACTGCAAAAGCCATCGAACTATCTGAAGAATTGGAAGTTTACAAGCGTGATTTCATCATTCGTGAATCAGCTCGTGGTCTTGCAGCTACTCAGGTAGAGAAGCTAAAATCTCTTGTTGAAGATGTTGATTTTGAAGACGAAGAAACTTTCGCTATGAAAGTAGAAACTGTCAAGAATTCATACTTTAATAAAGAAGTAACCGAGTCAAAAGAAGCTGAGTTTGTAGCTACTGAAGAACAGGGACAATCAGTTGTTTCTACTTCAAGCTCAATGGATGCTTACTTAACAGCTCTTACAAAGACCTCAAAATAAGAAATAAGGAGTTCCAAAATGGAATCATATGATCGTTTGATCGAAAAATGGTCTCCAGTGCTTGATAACGAAGCTGCTGGTGAGATCAAAGATAGCCATCGCCGTGCTGTTACAGCTGCGATTCTCGAAAACCAAGAACGTGCTTTTGCTGAAGAAGCTGCTCAAGGGCAAGCTCTGAATGAAGCTGCTCCAGCTAACAACACTACTTCAGCTGCAAACTGGAACCCAGTTCTGATTGCACTTGTTCGTCGTGCAATGCCTAACTTGATGGCATATGACGTATGTGGTGTTCAGCCAATGACTGGCCCTACTGGCTTGATCTTCGCTATGAAGTCACGCTACAAGTCAACTATTGGAACAGCTGGTACTCCAGGTTATGTTGCTAACGGTGACGAAGCATTGTTCAACGAAGCAAATACTAACTTCTCTGGTGACTCAACAGGTAACCATGATTCATCACCATCTGGCCTTCTTGGCATTGCTGATGATTCACCATCAGACTCAACTATCAATGATAACCGTGACGCGGCTAACTTTGGTGGTGGTATGCCTACATCGTCTGCAGAAGGTTTGGGATCTACTACAGCTCCTGATAATTCTTCATTCAACGAAATGGGCTTCACAATCGAGAAGGCTACTGTTACAGCTAAGTCTCGTGCATTGAAAGCTGAGTACTCACTTGAACTCGCTCAAGATTTGAAAGCAATCCACGGATTGGACGCTGAGACAGAACTTGCTAATATTCTGTCTACAGAAATCTTGGCTGAAATCAACCGTGAAGTTATCCGTACTATTAACTCACAAGCTAAGACTGGTGCTCTCCAGGCTAACACAGCTACTAACGGTATCTTTGACTTGTCAACAGATGCTGACGGTCGTTGGTCAGTTGAGAAGTTCAAGGGCTTGATCGTACAGATCGAGCGTGAAGCAAACGTAATTGCAAAAGAAACAAGACGTGGAAAGGGCAACTTCATTGTTTGTTCTTCTGACATCGCTTCTGCACTTGCTGCTTCTGGTATGCTTGATTACTCACCAGCTATGTCAACTAACTTGAATGTTGATGACACTGGTAACACATTCGCTGGTGTATTGAACGGACGTACTCGTGTATACATCGATCCATATGCGGCTACTGACTATGTCACAGTTGGTTATAAGGGTACTAACCCATATGACGCTGGTCTCTTCTATTGCCCATACGTTCCATTAACAATGGTTCGTGCGGTTGGAGAAGATACATTCCAGCCTAAGATCGGCTTCAAGACTCGTTACGGTATGGCTTCAAACCCATTCGTTGGTGCGACTCCTGCTGACGGTCTTGCAACGGTTAAGACTAACCAGTACTACAGAATCTTCCGCGTAGACAATATTCTCGCTTGATTCTTGCTTAATAATAATAATGTTTCTCCTTTGAATATTAGGGCTTCTTCGGAAGCCCTTTTTTTTAGGTATAAATAAACTCATGGCAACATTAACTACAAACATCAATTATCTTCAGCCCACCAGTTTTAAGCTGGTGCTGGATCGTGCTAACTATCCAAATCTGGAGTTCTTCTGTCAGAACGTCACCCATCCTGGTATGTTGTTCAGTGCAGTCGAAATGCCCTATCAAAAGATAGGTGGGGTACCATTTCCAGGTGACAAGTTAGTTTTCAATGAACTCTCAGCAAATGTTATTCTCGATGAGGATATGCAGGGTTATGAAGAAATGTACAATTGGATTCGCAGGTTACTTGATACACCTGTAAAGAATCCACTCGATAGAACAGCAACAGTTGTTCCAAGTTATGCAGACATTACATTGCACATTTTGTCGAGCCATAACAACACAACAAAGCAGGTTCAATACAAAGATTGTGTACCCACTTCACTTGGTGACATTCAATTTGAATCTACCTCCACTGGTGATACGTTCATTACTTTCAATGCATCGTTCCGGTTTTCTTACTTCGAATTGAAGAGTATAAGTAGTACAGGAGAAATTACTAATTCATTTAGTATAACAACTTGATTATAGGATTATTATGAAAGAACTTGAAACGATTCTCGATATGTGGGCGAAAGACTCTGTTATCGATAATATGAGATTAGATAATGCATCTTCCGAAACACCCAAACTCCATGCCAAATATCTTCAATTATTGGCCCAGGCTAAGATGACACTTAAAAGATGTGAGTCGAAGCAAAAGGCCTTGTTAAAAGAAAAATGGCTATACTATAACGGAAAGATGTCTCAGGATGAATTAGAAGAAAAAGGCTGGGATCCGGATCCATTCAATGGATTGAAGGTAATGAAAGGTGAAATGGATTACTACTACAATTCTGATCCCGAAATTCAAAAATCTGAAGAGCTAATTCAGTATTGGAAGACAATCATAGATACACTAGTTGAGATTGTTGATAATATTAAATGGCGCCATCAAACGATAGGGAACATTATTAAGTGGAGACAATTCGAGTCAGGAAACTGAGCCATAGCGAGCTCCGAGTGGAATGTGATTTCGGACAAGCTCAAGAGCTCAATGAGTTCTTTTCGTTCTATGTTCCCGGATACAAGTTCATGCCAGCGTATCGCAATAAGGTGTGGGATGGTAAAATCCGTCTGTTCAATATTAGAAACTATACCTTACCCGCTGGACTCATCGACCATCTCGAGAAGTTTGCTGTACAACGTGACTATACCATAGAGGCAGAACGCACTGAATATGGATACCCTGACGATGCTACTCACAATGCTAAGGTAGATCCAAAAGAGGTAATAAATTTCGTTCATAGTATTAATCTTCCATATGAGATACGTGACTATCAATTTGATGCAGTCTGTAGAGGACTAGAGAAGAAAAGAGCGATCCTTGTATCCCCAACTGGCTCTGGTAAGTCTTTAATAATCTATGTACTTGCCCGTTATTTTTTATCACAGATAGCAGAAGATTATCAAAAAATATTAGTAGTTGTACCGACGACATCTCTAGTAGAACAAATGGCCAATGATTTTAAAGACTATGGTTATCCCTTAGAAAACGTCCATAAAATTTATTCAGGTAAGGATAAGGACACAGATTGTCCCATCATTATTTCTACATGGCAAAGTATATATAAATTAGGCAGTGGATGGTTTGAACAGTTTGGTATGGTTATTGGTGATGAATGTCATGGATTCAAATCAAAGTCACTAACATCAATCATGAATAAGTGCACAGAAGCAGGATATCGATTTGGTACTACTGGCACGTTAGATGGGACACAGACTCATGAGCTCGTATTGCAAGGACTCTTCGGAAGAGTACACAAAGTCACTACCACCAGAACTCTCCAAGATAATGATACATTGGCGAAGCTGGAAATCAGAAGACTCGTACTCGAATACAAAGATCAAGAAGATTTCGGAAAACGGTCATACCAAGATGAAATTGACTATATCGTAAGACACGAGAAGCGAAATAATTTTATCCGGAACCTCGCCTTGGATCAAAAGGGGAATACCCTCGTACTGTTTCAATTCGTTGAGAAACATGGTAAAATATTATTTGATTTAATTGAGAGTAAAGCACATGAAGACCGAAAAGTATTCTTTGTATCTGGGGCAACAGAAACATCAGACCGGGAAGCAATTCGTAAGATTACTGAAAAACAAAGTGATGCAATTATCGTTGCATCACTGGGCACATTTAGTACTGGTATCAATATTCGTAATCTTCACAATATTATATTTGCAAGTCCAAGCAAATCCCAAATCAGAGTCTTACAATCAATCGGAAGGGGTCTTCGTAAATCAGATGACGGGCGAGTCACTCAACTGTACGATATCACGGATGACTTATCAAACGGATCCTCCCAACAAAATTTTGCTTTATTGCATTCCTACGAACGACTAAAAATGTACAAGGCTGAGAACTTCATATATAAAACATACAAAGTGGAGCTATAATATGGATCTAAAACAATTTAAATTAATTAACGGCGATGAAGTCATTTGTGAGGTTTTAGAATATAATACTGAAGACAACGACATGATGGTTGTCACCAAAGCTTTAAAGATTGTTTCTATGGATGACCTCGATCAGAGTATGAGGTACTATACTTTCAAACCTTGGCAGCTGATGAATAACAATCCTGGTGCGTTACATATTCTCAACGCATATCATATTCTTTCACAGACAACACCAAGCACGGTTGCTGTAGAGTACTTCAATGATGTAATTAAAGAAATGTCTGAAGAAGATGAACCGGAAATATATCTCCGCGACTCATCAGAAACCAACTTTATTGAGTTTCAGAAAGATATTGTCCATTAGTATATTCATTCCCCCCAAGACAACAATCTTATTTTACACCATGAATTAAATTTGGTCAACAATTATTTTAGTGTTTACTTTATTATTTTTTTAGCGTATAATATACGCAGTATTTTATTAAATGGAGTTTGACGTGTCAAAGAAAGAAAGCATACATTATGTAAATAACGCTGATTTCTCACAAGCAGTCCTTGATTATGTAACAGAAGTTAACAAAGCAAAAGATGCTGGTGCACCACAACCAATTGTTCCGGATTATATTGCGGAGTGCTTTCTGAGGATTTCAGAAGGTCTATCCCACAAGCATAATTTTATTCGGTATACGTATCGTGAAGAAATGGTCATGGATGCTGTTGAAAATTGTCTCAAAGCAATATATAATTACAACATTGAAGCTGCTACGCGCACTGGTAAACCGAATGCATTTGCTTACTTTACGCAGATTGCTTGGTATGCTTTTCTTCGAAGGATTTCTCGCGAGAAGAAGCAGCAAGATATTAAGATCAAATATCTGACCAGAGCTGATATCGAAGACTTCATTGATGGTTATGATGCATCCGATGAAGGGTCTTCAGCTGTAACGAGCTATGTGGATCAGTTAAGGGATCGGATCGACAAGGTGAAAGATCAGGATATGAAGATCAAAGAATATGCGAAAGAAGAGAAGAAACGTAAGAAACGAGCAGTTCATGCTGACTCAGATTTAGTGGAGTTTTTACAATGACATATTATGCACCTGTTGAAGCAGATTCAGACGGTGAGTTGTATCTGGTATTCCCAGATGAGCTAATGGACGCAATGCAATGGAATGAAGGCGATACATTAGTATGGAATGACAATGAAGACGGTACGTGGACTCTAACTAAAAAATGAAAATTGCAATCTTAAATGATACCCATTGTGATGTACGTAACTCAGCTGACATCTTTCTGGAAAATCAAAGGAAGTTTTATGAGGAGGTCTTCTTTCCGTATTGCTTAGAAAATGATATTAAACAGGTTGTTCATTTGGGTGACTATTACGACAACCGAAAATCAATTAGTATCAAGGCACTGAATTATAATCGAAAGATCTTCCTCGACCCTTTGCGGAATTATGGTATGTGTATGGATATCATTCCAGGTAACCATGACACCTACTATAAAAATACCAATGAACTGAACACATTGAAGGAAGTTCTTGGTTACTATATGAACAACGTCCACATTGTCATGGAACCGACAGTGATGGAATATGGTTCGTTGAAGTTTGGTTTGATCCCATGGATCAACAATGAGAACTATCACTCGACTGTCGATTGGTTACAGAACACAGATGCGAGTATGATCGGAGCTCACTTGGAGCTCAATGGGTTCGATATGCATCGTGGTATGCCTGCAACATCAGGTATGGATCCCTCATTGTTCTCACGATTTGAGATGGTCCTTTCAGGTCACTATCATACTAAGTCAACCAAAGGAAATATTCATTACCTCGGTAATCAAATGGAACTGACATGGTCCGACTGTGGTGATCCAAAGTACTTCCATGTACTTGATACTGAAACACGAGAGCTTGAAGCTGTCAGAAATCCAAATGTTTTATTCCAAAAAGTTGTTTACGATGACTCCAAAATAGACTATAATACCTATGACGTTGGAGACCTTAGCCATAAGTTTGTCAAAGTGGTTGTTGTAAACAAATCAGATCTATTTACGTTTGAGCGCTTCTTAGATAAGATTCAATCACAGAACATTTATGAGCTCAAGGTAGCTGAAAACTTCCAGGAGTTTCTTGGTGAAAACGTCGAAGATACAGGTATTGATGTAGAGGATACATCTGAGCTATTGAATACCTATGTGGATAATGTAGATACTGATCTTGATAAGGATCGTATCAAAGGTGAAATGAAAGATTTGATGACCGAGGCCCAATCCCTTGATATTGTTTAAAGTAGTACGATACAAGAACTTTTTAAGTACTGGAAATAAATTTACCGAAATTCAACTGGACAGATCTCAATCAACATTGATTGTTGGTCAGAATGGTGCTGGTAAGTCAACAATGCTCGATGCAATATCGTTTGGGTTGTTTGGTAAGCCACATCGTAACATTAATAAACCTCAACTTGTTAACTCTATCAATCAGAAGCAATGTGTTGTGGAAGTTGAGTTCAGTGTTGGAAATTCATACTTCAAAGTTGTTCGTGGTATCAAACCTTCTGTATTTGAGATCTGGAAGAATGATGAGATGATTAATCAGTCGTCTCATGCTAAAGAGTATCAGAAGATCTTAGAACAGAATATTCTCAAGCTGACTCACAAATCATTCCATCAGGTTGTTGTCCTTGGATCATCATCGTTTATTCCATTCATGCAACTTGCATCTGGTCATAGACGAGATGTGATCGAGGACTTACTGGATATTAATGTATTCAGTAAGATGAATCAGCTACTCAGAGAAAAGAATAGTGAGCTGAAGGATCAATCTAATCAGGTGGCATATCAGTGTGATTTGATTACAGATAAGATTAAAACACAGAAGAAATACATCAAAGATGTAGAGGCATTGAATAAGGAATATGCTGATAAGATTAAGGCGGAGATTGTTGAGCTCGAGAAAGAGCAGGCAAGACTCACGGACGAGAATCACGAGCTCGGGAAATTTATTGAGAATAATTTCGAGAAGGTTCAAGCAACATTGCTCAAGCTTCAAGAAAAGCATTCCCAAGTCAAAGAACATGAGCATGAACTCAAATCTAACATCCGTAACCTCGTTAAAGAAACAAAATTCTTCGAAGAGAATAGCACTTGTCCAACATGTTCCCAAGATATTAGTGAATCACTCAGGAACGAAAAGATTTCAGCCGCATCGGCCAATGCAAAGAGCATCACATCGCAACTCAAAAATATCGATGACGAGTCGATTAAAATTGACTCAGATATTGCAGTCGCGACTAAAGTACAGGATGCAGTCACGAACAAACAGCATCTACTATCTACTAACACAACACGTCTCAAACAGATTTATGAAAGTTTGGCATCTAAAAAAGGTGACCTGGGAAAAATCGAAGGAGGCGGAGGAGATTTGGCAGAAGCAACGAAGACACTTCAGAGCCTTTCAGACCAAAAAGACTCCTATCAGGAACAACGGTTAGTCCTTAGTGAGCAAAGATCATATAACGAAGTGATTGGAGAGATGCTAAAAGATACTGGTATCAAAACAAAAATTATTAAGCAATACTTACCGGTAATCAATAAGCTTGTTAATCAGTATCTACAGATTCTCGACTTCTTTGTACACTTTGATCTGGATGAAAGCTTTCAGGAGACAATTCGGTCTCGCCATCGGGATGAATTTACATATGATTCATTCAGTGAGGGTGAAAAACAACGAATCGATTTGTCCCTGCTTTTTACATGGCGACAGATCGCCAAGATGAAGAACTCAATCTCAACAAATCTTTTGATTCTTGATGAGACATTTGATTCTTCATTGGATGTTGATGGTGTGGAGAATCTACAGAAAATATTATCAACTATTGAAGATACAAATGTGTTTGTGATATCACATAAAGGTGATATCTTGGATGGAAAGTTCAGATCGAAGATTGAATTTGTGAAGGACAAAAACTTTAGTAAGATGATCGTATAATTTTGTATCCTTTTGAATTGAATTAATGTATAATGTACTACATATTGCACATGGAGTAAATAATGGAACTAAGTGATAACACCCTACAGGTTCTCAAGAACTTTTCTACTATTAACCAGAATCTAATGATCCGTTCTGGTAACACTATTAAGACAATTTCTGAAGCTCGTAACGTACTTGCTACAGCAGTCGTTAGTGAGGAGTTTCCTCAAGACATTGGCATCTATGATCTCAATGAATTTCTTGGAGTTCTTGGTCTCGTAGATACTCCACGACTAAAATTAGACGAAGGGTTTGGTATCATCTCTGATTCAAGCGGTCGTTCTAAAGTCAAGTACTTCTGGTCACCAGAAGAAACATTGACAACCCCATCGAAAGACATTAACATGCCCGAACCAGATGTCAAGTTTACTCTCGACAATGACACTCTGAATCGGTTGAAGCGCGCTGCATCGACACTCGGTCATGAAGAGGTCTCTATCTCTGGCAAAGATGGTGTACTCAGTCTTTCGGTGGTTGAAAGCCAAAACTCAACATCGAATAAGTACTCAATCGATGTCGATGGTGAGTTTGGTGATGCCACATTTAACTTTGTCATAAACATCGCGAATCTCAAGATTCTTCCAGGTGATTATGATGTGAGTATTTCAAGTAAGCTTATTTCAAACTTCTCTCATAAGGAACACAATCTAAATTATTGGATTGCTGTTGAGAAAACCTCGACTTTTAACTAAGGAGTTAGTATAATGTCTGATCAGACAAAACAACTTGTAGAACTTGCAAATCGTATTTCTCGTTCTACTATCGCAGTCGTTGATGCTGTAACACAGCGTGGTGGCTTTAAAGGAGAAGAGCTCTCCACAATTGGTCAACTCCGTGACCAGTGCGTTCAAACTATTTCTGTTGTTGAGCAACTTCAACAGGAAGATCAACTGAACGTCGACGACGAGTAATATGGGGGGCTTTGCCCCCTTCCCTTGATTAGTGAGAGTTATATAATGAATGATTTTTTGTGGGTCGAGAAGTATCGACCTAAGACTATTTCTGATTGTGTTTTACCAGACACTCTCAAGCAGACTTTCCAAAAGATTGTCGATGGCGGCGAGTTACCAAACATGCTGTTTACTGGTACAGCTGGTCTCGGCAAGACAACAGTAGCAAAGGCTCTATGTAACGAGCTTGACCTTGACTGGATTATTATTAACGCATCCGAGTCAGGTAATATTGATACACTTCGAACAAAGATTAAACAGTTTGCATCTACTGTATCCCTACAAGGTGGATACAAAGTAGTTATCCTTGATGAGGCAGACTATCTTAATGCACAATCAACTCAACCAGCTTTACGTGGATTCATTGAGGAATTTGCAAACAACTGTCGATTTATTCTAACTTGTAACTTTAAGAATAGAATCATTGAACCACTCCATTCACGTTGTGGTGTGTATGAATTTAACACAACCAAGAAAGAGTTGGCTCAGTTGGCTGCTCAGTTTATGAAACGTGCTACTGGAATTCTAGAAGAAGAAGGTGTCAGCTATGATCAAATGACAGTAGCCGATCTAATTATGAAACATGCTCCAGACTGGAGGAGAATTCTAAATGAGTTACAAAGAAATTCTATTTCTGGGAGTATTATTGGGTCTGTTTCTAATAACAGTGGATCCTTTGAGAATTTACTAGAATATCTCAAAGCCAAGGACTTCAAGAAGATGCGCTCATGGGTAGCGCAACACGTTGATGCTGACGCCACAGCTATCTTTCGCTCGATCTATGATCGAATGGGAGAAAAGGTCAAGCCCGAGTCAATCCCTCAGCTCGTCTTGATCTTGGCGGACTATCAATATAAGAATGCATTCGTGGCTGACCATGAGCTAAATATTGTAGCGTGTATGACAGAGATTATGGCCAATGTGGAGTTTGTATGAGCCCATTTGAGTTTCAGAATCAGATTGTATATGGCAAGAAGGATATCATGGTCGATGACCTTGCTGAAAAGGATTACAACAGCTTCATGGTTAACAGAGGACTATCTTACTTTCCGGATACAGTCCTCGCTGCTAATGAAATGAACATCCATCATCAGATAGATAATAAACTCCAATTTGATTTTCTTATAAATATAATCCGTAAGCGGAAACGCTTTTCGAAATGGAATAAGAAAAATAGTAGCAGTGATGTGGAAGTAGTTAAAGAGTATTATGGATACAGCGAAGAAAAAGCCCTTCAAGTTCTCCCCTTACTTTCCACTGAACAGATCGCTATTCTACATAAGAAGGTAGTGAAAGGTGGAAGAAAATAAACTTGTAGAGTGGAACCCAAGCAAAATGCTTGAGATTACACTTAATGAACCAGATGATTTTTTGAAGGTCAAAGAGACACTAACACGGATTGGTGTTGCATCAAGAAAAGAAAATAAACTGTATCAGTCCTGTCATATTTTACATAAGCAGGGTAGATATTTTATTGTTCATTTCAAAGAATTATTCTTGCTCGACGGAAAGAAATCAAACCTAGAAGAAAATGATATTGCTCGCCGCAATACAATTGCAACACTAATGTCTGACTGGGGTTTGATTACAATCGAGAATCAGCAGCAGGCACAGCCAGTTGCTCCATTAAGACAGATTAAAATTATTTCTTTTAAGGACAAGGATCAGTGGGATCTATGTCCCAAGTATAACATTGGTACAAGGTAATGGCAAGCTTTCCTGATAATGATACAATTGTACGGGAATTGGAATCCGTAGAAGAAGGGGTCAGAGAGTTAAGAGAAGCAATCGGAAATGCTGATTTGGTTGAGATAACCGAAGCTCTTGAAAATATTCTCAAAGCAGTTAATGGAGCTGCAGACTCATTTGATGTTGACATAACTGTTGATTGCAATGACAATAGATGATCACTTGAAAAGGATGGTCGAATTGTTCGGGGAGATACCCGATCCAATCCATCAGCCAAAAAAATTCAAATATATGCTGGAAATATACAAGTTCCTTTATATATAATCATGGATGCGGAATAGGTCCGGTCCTTAACATAACCTTGCTTTAATAGGAGGTCAATAATGACAACACAAGGTGTAAATACTCTCTTCCCTCGTTCAGCATTTGTTGGATTCGATCATCTTTTTGATGAGCTTGATCGAGTTGCACGAAATGCAAATGATCAATATCCCCCTCACAATATCGTCAAAGTCGACGACCACAACTATTTAATTGAACTGGCGGTTGCAGGTTTCAATCGCGATGAGCTCGATGTAGTTGTAAAAGATAGATCGTTAAGAGTAGTGGGTAAACATGATAATCGCGGACGTGATTATATCCATCGTGGTATTTCAACTAAACGGTTTGAAAAGAACTTTCGTTTGTCTGAATATGTTCAGGTAAATGGAGCAGATCTTACGGACGGCATTCTTGCCATCGAATTGGAAGTAGTTGTCCCAGAAGAAATGCGTCCTCGTACAATTGAAATCAATTCACGAGGAGTCACACATGACAACACAGATGATCAGACTAACAACAGCCAACACTTTCTCACTGAAGAAGGTTATTGAGTTCTTTGTTGGTATCGGTAATGCATTTATTAGAGCTCGCCAACTACAGGCAGCAACAGAGATTGCGGTTAGTTTAAAGTCACACAATAAAGACTTTAAGCATATGTCGCATCATGATATCGTCCAACAAATTATGGGCGATGTTGTAAAGGAGCGTGAGTAGTTCTACTTTGGGATATTCTTAATGGTTATCCTATGCACTGTTGGAAATGCTCACGCAAAACATAAGTCCGTATTGGACACATACACACACAGGAGACAAAGTTATGTCGAACAAAAATCCATTTGAAATCCGTACTGAAATGCTAGCACTGGCAAAAGACTACATGGATCAACAGTATCACATGAATGTCGCATTTGCTGAGAAAGCATTAGAAGCAGGAAAAAAATCCGTTGAAGAAGTACAAGAAATGTACAAAATGTACTCAATGGATGATTTAATGGAAAAGGCTAAGGAAATGTATGCCTTCGTATCTAAGAAGGACTAATACAATGTGGCCTTATACTGAAGAAGAATATAATGTGTTTGAAAACGTGGTTCAAAAAGTTCGTGACCATTTTGGTCCAACTGTGCTTAATAGTGGTTATCGCTCTCCCGAGCTTAATGATGCTGTGGGGGGATCTTCTCGATCTCAGCATTGCAAGGGTGAAGCTGCAGATATTGAAGTCCCAGGGGTTCCTAACGCGGAAGTTGCTGAGTGGATTAGAGATAATCTTGACTTCGATCAGCTCATTCTCGAGTTTTATACTCCTGGTATCCCTGATAGTGGCTGGGTACATGTATCATACAAAGCTGATGGATCTAATCGTAAATCTATTCTAACTGCATCTCGTGTAGATGGTAAAACACAGTATGCTGAAGGTATTAATGCATAATAAGAAAAACCATTGGACTGACTGGATTCTTATGTCAGTCCCTTATGGAATTGCACTTTATGCTATAATATTATTCGTTATAGAGGCGTTTAAATAAAATGAGTTATGCAAAAACCCAAATGGCAAAACTTTGGTTAAAGCTTCTAAAAGCTACAGTCAAAGGTAAGTCTAAAAAAGCAGCTAAGCTTGAACAACAAATTATTGAAATGGAATTAGAATTAAAAAATGGCTAGTAAATCATCTGCGGGAGTCGCATGGACTCCCGAATCATTTAAAAAAGGTACTTCTATTGGTAGAGGTACAACGAAGACATCTTCTATGAATAAGTCAAAGAAGAGATCATATAAGGGATATAGAGGACAAGGATAATGATTACCCCAGTACCAGACGTAACTTTCAAGAAGAGAGTACGAGATGAATCTATTGGAGGGGATAACCCATTTAAGTGGGTTGA